TATAAACCCCATTTGGTTCTATTTAATTTTTTAAACTCTCTTGAAGTTGGCCTTCTTCTTCCCATAATAAGTAATCCTTTTTTTATTACCTATTATAAATATACCATTTATTTCTTTGGGTAAATTTTTAATATTCTTCTATGTCATCAATTACATCATCATAGGGAAGTAAAACCTTGGTAAGATAAACTAATCTCTCAATATCTTTTTTTTTCATTGCACCAATTCCCATTTGAAATGTGAGGTCACTTTTTTCTTTACGCAATTCCATATATTCCGAAAAGGTTAAATTTGGTTTTAGAGGATTTTCCATAGTTTTTACTTTAAAAATATGAAAATAGACAGTCAAAGTCAAGTATACATAAAAAAAAAAGGGAAGAAACCGAAGTTCCTTCCCTTATATTTTCACTTAAGATAACTAAGTAAAGATTAGACGTTAGCCAAATCTTTAATGAAGATACGACCATAAAATTCTGGCCTAACCATCTTCTTAGCGTATCTTGTCATCACGCCGCGTCTTGGTGTGAAGTTTGTTGGGTCATATACCAACGGTGTCATGATAAGCGGTACGTATGGAGCGTAAACAGCACCTGTTTCGAGGAAGTTATTTCCACGGAAACCTAACAAGATTTCGTTAGAAGTCATGTATGGGTTTTTGTAAACTTGGTATCTGTTTGACATAGCACCAATTTGTGTTACACCAGCTGCATAAGACATTGCGTCTTTGTCAGCATTAACAACGAATCCTGGAATTGACTCAAGAATTGTACATACATCAGGAGATGCAACGATGAAGTTAGCACCACCACGAAGTGTTAATTGGTGAATCTTGTTGGATACTTTGTTAATTTTGGCACCAAGTGTTTGGAACCATGTGTTTTTAGTGTAAGCCTGTGCGTTTGTAGCAGCTACCCAAGCACTTGTTGCAGAGTTGTACTCTTCACCGATAGAAACTGACCAATACTCTGTTGTAAGAGCATTTGTCTTTAACATATCAAGGATTTCGAGGTCGATTTCAAGTGAAATGTACTCAGAAAGCATTGATGTTAATTCAGCTTCAGCGTCGATTGAGTGATATGCATTCAAGTCTTGAGCTAATTCAGGTGTCCATACTGCTTTGAGTTTTCTTGTTTTCGCTACGATAGCTTCTGAACGAAGTTCGAGGTCGATTTCAGGAATATCAAGAGCTGTACCTGCAGGTGAAGAACCACCTACAACTGGATTTCTGTCTTCGAAGTCACCACGATTTTCAGCAACTGGTTGTTGTGAATAATTGATAGCAAGTGAAGATGTTGCACTTGTTAAGTCTGTTACTTTTGCGTAGAATACTGCACTTGTACCTGATTTGTCAGAGTGTGCAGGATAGAATGTATCAGCAGCTGCGAATGCAGATGATGAAATGTAGAATGAACGTACTGACTCAAGGTCTGGACGTGTGAACTGACCACCAGCAACTGTGATTTTTGCTAATTGGTTAGCAGCTACGGATGCGGAAAGTGATGCATCGTAACCAACTTCTGCCCAAGAAGCAGTTGCAACTGTATAAGAACCAGATGCTACTGTTACTGCTTGATCGTTTACTGAATAACCATAACGTCCTTCACCATAAAGACCATTTACAGCTGAGTCTGTTGAACCAAGGTCTGCACCTGTACCACCGAAAAGTGATTGTGATACGAATGATGGGTTACCTGGTTGACCTGAACCGTATTTGAAGTCTAGATAGAAAATAAGACCTGATGGTAAGTTCATTGGTTGAACTGAAACGAATTCTTTCGCTGCAATTTCACCAAAGATACGTCTTACAAGTGGAAGGGCAACGCCTGACCACTCTTCTGAACCAGCAGATGTACCTGTTTGAGTTGCCTCATCAAGTAATTGCTTTGCTTGGTTTTCTAAAAGAACAGAGATTTGAGATTGTTCTCTCTCTGCAAGTCCTTCTAAAAGACCTGTTTTTTCCCACTTATTGCGAAGTTGACGAGTTTCCTGAAGCATTACTGCTTGTGGATTCTTGCCTGCCATAAGTTTTGATAAATCGAAATTTGCCATTTTATTATCTCTCCTTAAATTTATTTGATATTAGCAAGTTTTTTGAATCTTTCTGCTAAAGCATTGCTACTCTCTGAAATAATTTCTTTTTTCGGAGCGGTTGAACGAACTGCTTTTGATGCGTATGATTCGGTTATTTTTGTTTTTGGTTTTCTTGAAACTGAACCTGTGTATTTGAAAGATTCAGCAAGTGTGCTATAAACTAATTTTACTTCACGAACATTTCCTGTTCTGTCTAATGTCTCAACAACTTTCATTTTTTGTTCGTTTGTTAAGTTATAAGAACGGAATAATTTGTTTGCATATAGAAGTTTAGCGTTTAGAAGATTAACTTCGTTGATTGTAGATTTTAGTGAACGAATAGTTTTGTAAGCTTCTTCGAGTTCGTCTTCCATTTCTGCTACATGAGCTGAATGGTCTTCTTCCTCTTCTTCTGTTACTTCTTCTTCATCCTCACCGTATCCCATTTCGCGAAGAATTTCTTCGAGGTCGATTTCTTCTTCGTCATCTTCTTCAGATAACTCTTCTTCGTGTTCTTCCTCTGTATGAACTTCTTCTTCCTCTTCTTCGTTGTATGCAAGTGCGTCTGTACCTGCTTTGTTTACAACATCAACATCATCAACGTCTTCTTCCATTTCTTCTTCATCATCGTCATCATCATCTTCAAGTTCTGATTCTAATTCACGAATGATTGATTCAAGGTCGAGTTCGTCTTCGTCTTCTTCTTCGTATACTTCTTCTTCACCTTCTTCTTCATACATTTCTTCTTCATCATCACCTTCAGCGATTGGCATATTTTCATCTTCTTTGCCAGGTTCTGCTGTTTCTGAATCAGTTTCAGGATCTAATTTTGTATGAGCGTCGGTGGCTGACTGTACTGCGCCACTTTTTGGTTCAGCATTGTCTGTACCGGATTCTGTATCACCTTCACCTGCTCCGAGTTCAGAAGAGTCTGCTGCAGAAACATCGTCTGCACCGTATTCTTCTTCAAGTTCTACTTCCTCTTCATCACCTTCCATTTCAGCACGAAGCTTCTGTGAAAGAATTGATTGAAGTCTTGGAGTAAACGCTTCTTCAAGAGCGATTTTGGCGTTAGCGATGGCAGTCTCACGTACAGCTTTTGCGTCAGCAATTGCTTCTTTTAATAATTTTGAATTTGCCATTATTATTACCTTTTTGGTTTTGCGTGTGAAATTATTAGGAATTTCAATATTAAATTGAATTATAGGTTTTTCGTTCACCGCTCATTAGATGGGAGGGTATTCACTAACCAAATAATATGATTAAACCTAAATGAATTAGGTTATTATAGAAATAAATATAAAATTTTAAATAAAAACGTTAAATTTTTGTATTTCAGTATGTTTTGTAATTTTATTTTCTAAATTTTTATTTCAATATTACAAACACTAATAAAATCGTACATTTTTGGATGAATATCAAATAACCATGGTTTTCCATTTTCCAACCATATATTATAATAAAAATTTAAAAATTCACCCATCCCCCTTCTTACCGTTATTTGATTAATAAATGAACTTTTATGATTTATTTTATTTTGTTTTACCAACTCTCCAGTTGCTATTGCTAAATCTAAATGTGTAAATGTGTGTTTGTCAACATCAAGGTAATCAATCCATTTTTTTATAACTTCCTTTTTTCCATAAAAATGAGTATCTCCACAAAATGTCCAATTTAACATATCCTCATCTGAAGGAGAATAAAGAGTATTTGGTTCTAAATTTGCACATTCTTTATCAAATATGTTTGTTGTATTTGGTGAATGGAAAAAAACATTATCTAATCTAAAAAGATAAATATTTTCATACAAATTCCAATTATCACTACTAACAATATCCTGTAAAGCCGTTTTCCAATGAAAAATCATTTTGGATGTATTTGAATTTAAAAATAAATTTTCAGAATTATTAATTTTTAAACTTTTGTATTTTATATTAGAAAATGATTCAGGAGTAACAATTTCCTTATAAGAATAATGCATAAATTTATTTGGAGAACCAAAAAATTGACCGTTTTTATAAAATTCTGTTAAGTCTAAACCAAGAGGATTGAAACCAGGGATTGATTTCATTTCCCAATCATTGGTATTTTTATCAAATTCTAACCAACAAGTTCTATTTTCCTCACTAAAGTCCCAAGTTGATATATAAACATCAACATTTTCTGGTATATCCCAAAATTTACTAACAATGTCAAAAGTCCTGTACTCTCCAAATAATACAAGAGCGTGTTTCATTTATATTTTTGCTTTGGGTTTATTTTTAATGACTTCTAATTGTTGAGCTCTTTTTGCAGCCTTTTTTGCTTCTCTTCTTTTTGTGGTTGGTTTGATATATTCTTGTTTTGATTTATATTCTTCAAGAATACCTAATTCACTGACTTTTCTTTTAAAAATTTTAAGTGCTCTATTTAAATCACCTTTTCTTACGATTACTGCTACGTTTTGTGCCATTTGTTTGTTAATTTTGAATTGTTATGAACCTTTTCCTGTTCCTGATTTTTTACCATAGGGATGGGTTGAAACATTAATAGGTTTTTTTCCTTGACCTGGTGAATCAACTCCACCTCTGTTTGCTTTATTTTGTGCTGCACGTTTTCTACGTGTTGCACTTTCTTTTTCTTTTTTGGACATTGTTGCTGCTTTTGATGCAGGAACACATTTAGCATACCCACTTTTCTCACCACTTGTTCCACAAGGTGGGTGTTTACCATCTACTTTTTTACCGATGTTTACCCATTTAGATTTAAACCAATTACGGAGGTCTTCGTTGGTTTCTATGGTTGCTAATTTAGTGTAGTATTTTGGGTCTTCAAATAAGTGGTCTTTTGCTATTTCTTTAGCTATCTCTTTATCTGTGGTATGTTCCATTTCTACTTTCATACCCATTTCAAACTCTTTATTGAGTTCTTCTACTGATACATTATGTTTTTTTGCAATGTCAGATAAAGACATATTATCAGATAGACCACCTGATACTTTATCTTCTGATATAAGAGATTTTAATTTTATCATCTTATGTAAGTTGTCAATTCATATGGTCTTGAAGAATTACCATCCATACCATAAACAACTATTTGAAGTCCAGCTCTTTGTGGTTTTCCGTTTTTGTAAAGTGGAATAGAAACTCTTGTAGTTTTACCTTTACCTGGTCTTCTTGATTGCAATCCAACTAAATCAGCTACTTCTTCGGGATCTGTTGTGAATCCTTTTTTCTTTGCATATTCTAATGCTGTATCAATAGCTGATGTATAACTTTTATGATAAACTTCGTAGTTTGATGATTCGTTTACTTTGGAAGTATCTGTTTTGATGAAACCACCTCTACGGATTGATTTGAATGGAACTTTCATTTCTTGTCCGAAAATATTTTTTGGGAATAAAACTTTTAAATTTACTAACTGATTAGAATTATCAATACCCAATAATTCAAATTCTATATCAGGATATTTCTTCCCCTTATATATGAGGTTTTTACCTGTGATGAATTTGTGTATTTTACCACCACTTATTGCTTTTGCTTCGTTTACGGTTTCTCTCATATTACCATCGTAATTAATTGCCCACTCTTCAAAACCTTGAATCATTTGTGCAATTTCTCTTTCCTCTGATGAACCATATGGATTGAAGTTAAACTTTTTTCTCAACATATCACCTTCTTTATCACCAAAGTTTTCGTATCCACCTTTTTGTTTCCACTTTTTCATCAAGTCTTTTTTAACTCTTGAAATAACAGAACGAACTTGTGAAGGTTTTGCTGCTTCGTTTACGGATTCGTTTGCAATTGGTTGTAAGTCCCTTGGATCTACTATAATTGTTCTACCATTAGGGAATGTCACCATTACATCCCTACCCATGGTGTTTTTAACGTATCCTGCCTTACCCCAAAAGTTTTTATCAGTTACAAATTTAGGGTTACTGATAATTCTAACCGTGTCACCTCTTTCATAACTTGATTTTTTTGGTGCAGATTTTGATGAAAGTTTTGATGCTGCTTTATATGCAGGATGTTTTTTATCGTAAGATAATGCGGTTGAAACTTTAATTCTCTTACCAGTTTCAGGGTTTACAATTGTTTTTTCTGAAGCTTCTTTTATAGAATTATTTTCAACTGCTGATTGTATTTTATCTATATGTCCTTGAATATATGAGTGCTCTGAACCTAACTCCATCATACCACCCATTGTCATAATTTGATCACCAAGAATTTGTGCAACTTTACCATAATATGGATTTGGTTTATACCCTTGTTCTTGGACGTGTTTTTCAATAAAGAAAAGAACATCTTGTAGTTTCGCTGTTCTTGAAGCCAAGTCCATATCCACTCCTTTGGACTCTATGTCTTTGTAAAGTGCGGTTGCAGCAGGACAAACATCAAAGTGTTGTGTTTCATATCCACCGACATTTACCTGACCTTCTTCTTGTTCGTTTACATAAGACCTTGTTAGTTCTATAATTTCTTTAAATGCCTTTTTAATTTCTTTTTGAGTTTGTGCTTTCTTGGCAGCAACCCCTATATCTTCTGCAAATTTATTTGACATTGGTATTACCTCATTTATATCTTTGTCTATAACGATAACTCTCATGTTTGCAGGTTTACCACTTTTCATTGCATATGAAGTCATTGCCGCCCAACGATGGTGACCGTCTACTACATACCCATCTCTACTAACATAAATTGGTGCGGTAATTGCTGGGTGGTTGGGGTCTTTTTCTAACGCCTTTGTCATTCCTGCTACTTTTGCACCTACCAATTCACTTTGAGTTGCTTTAAGTCTATCTGATGGAAGTTCTGTTTCTACCGTTTTGATTCCATTTTTCTTTAACATTGCACGGAACATTGGTTCTGTATCTACTTCACCAGAATTATCTCTTGGTAATTTATCTGCGGGTGATCCAGGTGTTGGTGTTCCTTTAAATTGTGGCATTTGTTCACGAGGAATACCAGCATTTCCTTCACAATATAAATTGGTTCCTGGAATAGTAATTTCACAAAGGTTAAAATTAGGAGCAGCTTCTCCTTTTTCTTTTGCCTGTTTTGCTAATTCTGCTAACTTATCAATCTTCATTGAAACTTCCAATTTTTGACTATCAGGTATTTTGTTTATATCTGATGGTTTTTCAAAAGTTTCGGGATTAGCTTTTGGAAGAACATCTGTTAATTTACTTGAAGGAACCTTTGTTGTATCTGATTTAGTATCGTTTGATTGCGAATATTTTGCAATAATATCTTTTGCATATTTGTTTCCAGGATTTCCTGATATAGCTGTCATTAAATCCATTGGTTTTAACTTCTTGGAATTAATAGCATCCGATACTTTTGATAAATTAACCCCATTTTCATCTGCCCAACCTGCAAGTGCCTGTGCTCTCAATCCAGTTTTTGCTGCAATTGATTTAACAGTATCCATTCCATCAGATTTTGGTTTATCAAAGATGTTTACCTTTGGTTTTTCTTGACCTTTACCACCTTTATCAGATTTGGTAGGAATATATTTACCAGTATCGTCTTTGGTAAATGTTGGGGAGTTCTCATCATCCTCTTTACCTTTTAATTTGTACTTACCATACCCAATATGAGTATATTTATCATCTTCAGCTTCATTCACTTTACCAAAAACTTTTACTCTCGGATCAGATACAACTTGTCCTAATTTAATTCCCATTTTATTCATCATGTCTAAATTATCCTTTGATTCTTGATTTAGATAAGGTAAAAGTTTTGAAAGATTCATTTTATTTAATTCCAAATTTTGATAAAAATAAAAGTGCGTTTTTTGTAATATCTAATTTTACTCTGTCTCTACCACCAAGTTTGAAATAAGCGTCATATACTTTACCAAGTGAGTTTCTATCAAACTTTGTTTCTTTACTAACAAAATTGATAAACTCACTTCTACTCATACTACCATCCGCCACAGGATTTACTAATTGGTCTGCCACAAACTCAGCATCATTCATCTCGTTTATCATATTCTCTTTAAGTGTTACAGGATAGGTTTTACCATTAAACTCAAACTCTGTCTTACCTTCTTCTTTTGCTTTTTTAGCTGCGTTAATAAAGGCACGTCCTTCTTGTAAAAATTTTCCTTCTAATAAACCAATTGCCATATCTTTCACTTCTCTTTCAGCATCAGCGGCATATCGTTTATTAACAATAGCAATCGTGTTTCCTGGTACTTTAATTCTATACATCGGTATCATAGAAGTTGAAAAATCATATTTAATACCTGCGTTTTTCAACTCTTTTCCTACATTCATAAAAGATGACGCATTTTGAATTGTGTTTTGTATTTTATCTAAAATATCATCATATTTACCTTCACTTACTACCCCTTCTTTTATAGTGACTGGACCATATATAGTTTCTTGTGTTTTTTTATCTAACCACATCATATATGGTTTACCATCTACCATACCTTTAAAATCTTTGTGAGTTCTATCCCACTCTGCTTTGGTTACTACTTTTGGTTTTTCTGCTTCGTTTACTACGGATTCTACATACTGATTTGGGAATTGAGCTTTGTGTTTTTCCCATTGTTCTTGATTTGCTACTCCAACAGTTTGAACTTCGCCTCTGTGAAGAAGTTTCAATCCTGTTTTTGCTTGCCACATTAAAGCACCTCTATATGTATTGAATACCTTTACAACTTCTTTTTTACCATTTTTCTTTTTAATCCAACCTACTGCAGGACCATCTGCGTAAGATAATTCGTTTATTACAGATTCCCACATATTGTAAATGGTATCGTAATCAACACCAAGGACCTTAGATAGTTTTTCAAATATTCTTTCTCTTACAACACTATCACCAACACCAATAATTTTATATGCATCACGACCCTGTGATAAGTATTCGTAAACATCCCATAATGAAATTCTTTTGTCTATTTCACCACCAAGTTCATCGGTAGGATAAGTTTTCATATACCACTTTCTAACATTGATTCTTTTTGCATCCGAGATTTTTTTAGTATCCCAAACTATTTTACTTGGTTTCCTTTCACTTACTATGGATTCCAATACTAATACACCAACTTCTTTCTTTTCATAATCAGGTATAGTTGAAATTCCTTGCTTTCCAAATAAAGATAGGTTTACTTTATCACCTACAATACTATGAACCTTACTTAAATACTTTTTAGCATTTTGGTTTAATTCACTACCATTTACAAAAGTTTTAATCATATTACCTCTTTTGCCATACTTTAAGATAGTATCGCCTGGTTTCGCGTTCTTTTCGTAATCAGCAAAGGTGTTGTATCCTTTTTTGATTGAGAAATTTCCGTTTGGAAGTTTTTTAAGTTCGTTTACTACGGATTCGTTTTTCAATCTTTCAACATTGTCTTTCATTGATGCTCTCATTCCCACATCACCCGGAGTGTTTCCTTTTATATTTAATTTACTATAAACTTGTTCTACTTTTGCTAATGTTTTTGTTACTACTGAAATATAGTTAGAAACATCTTTCTTTACATCATATGTTGGTTTGAATGTCAATCTGTTTCCAATTACTCTCTGTATCATATCAACATCATCACCTTCCATATCTTGTACGTTGAATGGAACAAACTTGTTACCATCCCACATTGGAGTTGCATATACTACTAAATCAATACCTTTTTTAGTATATTCAAATGTACCGGAACGAGAATCTACATCTAATCTCCATCCTTTAATGTTTTTTCCTTTTAATGTCTTTTCAACTGCGTCTTGTAATTCGCCTGCATAATCGTAATCATCGGATGCTTCGTTTACTGATTCGTTTTTTTGGATTGAACGATTCCTACTTATATGATTTACGATTGAATTTACGGAATCTTTATCTCTATCTATTCTCATAATCATTTTATTATTATGATATAAATCATACCCATCAACATGGAAAGTGCCTTTAAATTTCTTTTTTAATTCAGGAGCTAATAGAAATTCAAATCTTGGACTCAATTTTGATTTCGGCCAAATACCTTCACTTACTACAGATTCATTCTTCAATAATTTAAATGCAATTGATTGCATTTTTAGAAGACCTTGTTGAGCAAATTTCTCTTTATTTGATTGATTGAGTTTATCATATACACCAACGATTGCGGATGCTGAATACCTATCTACTTTCATTTTTTTACCGGTTTTTGGGTCTTTAATAGATTTGTACCCGGTTTTTAAAACATCTTTGAGTTGTGTTATGATTTGGGGTTCACTAACTTCGTTAATATTATTTTTTATAATTTCTCTAATTTTTTCACGAAGTTTTTGTTCTACTTTTTTAGGAAGTCCTTTGTGTTCTGTTCCAGCAAAATCTTCTATGTCTTTTTCTGTCATAGAATCAACAATATCTAATACTTCTTGGGATGCTTCTGAACGAGGAGTTTCACCCCTTTTAACTGAAAGGGCTAAACCGAAAATCTTTTGTTGTTGTTGTGATACTGCTGGCATTAGTTTGTTCCTTTTTAAATTTAATCTAAATTGTTTTTACCTTAAAGTTTTCTTATTTTTTCTGACAAAGACATTAATCTTTCTCTGACCCCGTGTAAATGTTTTTGGGTTCTTTTCCAATACTGATCTCTACCTAATTCATTTTCAGTTTTAAGTTTGGAATACCACTCAACAAACTTTTCCATTTCTGTAAGTTGTTTTCTTATATTACGAATACCAACTCCGATTTTTTGATTAGGAGTTCCTTCGGATTTACGAAGTTCTTGGTATCTATTACCTTCTAATAAGAATTTTAATTTTGTTTTCATAGTTATAAATATTAATCACATTTTTTCCAGGCACCGCCGGCGGCTTTGTATTGTTTTGAAGCCCAGCCATTTGCGTAAGCAGAAGGATATACATCAAATTTCTTTTTTGCTTGTCCTTTCCAATACGACCATTTTGAAGAATCAGTAGGACAATTCTTTTCCTCTAAAACTTCTTCTGATATAATATCTTTTAACTTTATCATTTTTGACCTAATCTTTCTTTCATCGTTAGGGGGTCAATATCACTGATTTCATAATAACGATTGAGGATATTACCCATATCTTCGTAAAGTGCGTGTAATCTTTCGTCTAATGATTTTGCTTCCTGAGCAACTTTATCAAATGCTTTATCTAACTTATCTAACTCACTCATATTTCTTTTCACCGTGACTTTATCAAACCAATCACCTGCTTCAGAAAGAGTAAGAGTTTTTGCTGCTTCAACCACACCACCCAAAGTTTCTGCTGTCTGAACAATATCACTTTGTCTTTGCATTTGTTCTTGGAAACCTTTGTATGTGGATATAATTTCTAAAAAGTGTCTTTTAACTTCAGTTGCAAGAGGTCTTTCTTCATTTTCTCTGATAAGAACTTTACCACCTTCAGCAATAACTGATTTGTGAGTATAAAGGTCTAACTTACCATCTTCGGTAATACGAACATCGTAATTCGTTTTACGGACATCAGAAACTCCTTTGGCAACTTTACCACCTTCGGTAGTTTTATATTTACCAAGTCCGATTTTATTTTCTTTTAGATATTTTTCTAAATCAAATTTACTCATTTTTTTATCCTAATTCAGTTATAATTTCTCTCATTAAGTCTTGTGCTTTACAATAAATATCACATTGCTCAGACCCAATCATTTGACCTCTATTTACACTTTCGTTTACTGGAACCATAAATGCTCCGTGTGTTGACGGGTTAGAAACAAAGTCCCAGCCAATTAGTTCAAAGTCTTCACCGACTTCTACCTTATTTTCTCCAATTGGTTTTACTGAACCCATACCACGGGAAGATATACCAAGAAGGATACCTGCTTTTAGTAATTCTTTTAAAATGTTTCCACTTGGAGTTGGAAGGATTTCTACGGTTCCCATCAAGTCATTTCCTTCCCAGTGAATTTCTTTAATATTGTGGGATACATTCTTTAAGTTAATGACTGATGAGTCAGGGTGGTCTAATTCACCAAGTGCTCTTCTTTCATTAATAAGAGTTTCATATTTCTTTGCTTCACGCATTAAAATATCTTTTGGATACACTCTACCATTTTGGTTTTCTGCACCTGCTCGTTGTAAAATTCCTTTAACAAGTGTTCTACCACTTGCATCTTCATTTATTTTACCTTCAAATAGATTTGTTTCTATTAAAAGTTGTTTCATTTACGCTCCCCACATTTTACGTTTCTTAAATAAATCAAAAAATATTGCTGAAACTTCTGAACGAATTAAATCACGGATTTTATCTTCATCAACACCCGTGATTTCTTCTTTTAGGTTTTGGTTTTTTTCTAACTCTTCCAAAACCAACTCGTTAAGTATTTCATCTAATTTTTTCACTTCTTTTTTTGTTTATATTCTCTTTCAACATCTTTAAGAGCTCTCATCAAGTCATATATTGCTTGTTCACCTGGAACTCTTCTATATCTTGCAAAGTTTTTAATTGCGTTTTTAGCCATACGAAGTTCTTCTGATGAAGCACCTTCTTTTACTACGGATTCTTTGATAGAATATTTCATATGAGATGGGGCTACTTTTTGTAAAGCTTTCATAGCAATAAACAAATCACCCTTACCCTTTCCAGATAAAACCTCATATCGTTCACCAGTTTTTTCATTATATACAATTACTTTTGCTTCGTTTACTACGGATTCCAAAGTTCCTCTTAATCTACTTGACATTTTAGTCAATTCTTGTTTATCAACACCTAAACTATCAATAATTTTACCAACCACTTGTAATTTTTGTGGGTAAGTTAATTTACTATCTTTAATTTTATCAATAGCCAAATTTAACTTTGTTTTTACACTACTTGGGATAGCAACATTAGGAAGTTCAGATTCACCCATTGTTGCTTCTTTTACTTTGAATGTTTTTCCACCAACCTCAAACGAGTCATCACCTTCTTCTTTTGCTTGAGAAACAGCAGCACCAAATGCGTTACCTTCATTTTTCTCACCTTTACCTTTCCATGCAGCTTCAATTTTATCAAAGAAAGCCTTTTTCTCTTCATCAGACATTTGTGGTATTGATTTACCTGTTTTTTCTAATGCTCTTTTGAAGAACTCTTGGTATTCTGACTCTTCTTTAATAACTTCTTTAACAATCTCTCTTAATCTGTTTTTTGAAATTTTCATAATTAGTCCCTATTTAACTTCTTCATAACCTGAAGCGTCTATTATATCCTTTTTCTTTTTTTTATCTTTGGTTCTACCACCTGAAAAAGCGAAGGGAGTTTGATACCCGTCAACAGAAGCAGTAGTAGTAGTTTCGTCTAACTCCATCTGAATCTCTCTGACAAGTTCTCGTATATACTCCTTTAATTCACTTTCTAACATTTTTTATCTCTTTTACTAACTCAAAAGCCATCATCAACGCTGATACTTGATTATCACTCACCTCCCTCAATATTTTTTGGTTTTTTAATACGTTGATGGTTTCTTTTAATTTAATTTTGGTGACTTTATCATTCATTTGGTTAAATAATTCGGTCATTATTACTATAACTTCTTTTAATTGTTTTTTGTAATAATCTTTAAACTTTGATGAATTATTAACATTATTAATATAATTCTTTAAAAGTCCTTTTTGATTTTCATTTAACTTTGAATACTTTTTGTTAAAAGTTTCAACAAGAATTTTATAAGTTAATAATCTTACATCTTCTTCTTGTTTTTTGTAAGTTTCAACTAATTTATCTGTATTTTTTTGTTTATTAACTTTTTCTTTGGAAATGTGTTCTACCAAAGTTTGACGAGAATCAAAAACATCCTTAACATTTTTAACATCTAATTTTTTTGCTTCAAATAATTTGTGTATAGATGCTAAAACTTTATAATTTGTTATAGGAGAAGCAAAAAAGTTCTCAACATTAAAGTTTTCTTTAATTTTCTTAACTAAATTATACTTTTCTTCATTTAGTTTTTCAATGTTAATGTGAGAGTGTGCTTGAATTATCAAGTCAATAAATTTTTCTGATTTATTTTCATTTACCTGTTTTTCATTCAAAAGTAAATTAAATAAACGTAATTCTTTTGATAATTCTGTTTTACCATTAAAAAATTCTTTAACGATAAATTTAGACTTTTCATCTGAACCATTAAGAATCTCAAGAGTCACTTGTCTTGTTAAAAGTTCAAATAAAAAACCTGTATTTTTAAATTTGCTGTGTTTGATTCGTTTCATTCTTTCTAATAATTTCTTTTTGATATACTAAAAATATCTATTATAAATATAATTTTATTAAAGATTACCTTAATTTAATTAATTATCATACTTTATTTTTGTTTAATAAAGTATCATTTTCATGTAAATAAGTTCTTTTTGATGAAACGCCGTTTAAATATTTACGGATTTTTTCCTCGGATGTCCTACTACGAGGTCTTGTTCTTTCGTCATCACCCAATGGATCTCTTCCATAAGGGTGTTTGTCTTTACTATAAGTATTACCTTCTCTCGGTCTTCCACCTTTATCTTTTAATTCAGTTTTAAGTGTTTCCAATTCCTCTTCGATGTCTGTAGGTTGTTGGTCTTCCTGTGCAGGGTCGTTTCCTTCATTTTCAATAGAATTATAACGGAAACGGTCTTTTAGGTCATTAATTACTTTAATCTGTTGTTCTTCTTTTTCACTTGTAGGTATTTTAAAGATATTATCATATACCCAATCTTTTGATAACATATTCAGACCAGCTATATCCTGTGCCAAACGAACTTTTTCAGACCAAAGGTTTACTTTTTCTTGTTCGTAGATGGTAGATGGATTAACAAGTGCTAATTCAAAGTTTAACATCTCACTATCTTGTATACCTTGTGCGTAAAGGTGAATAACTGCAATTTTAGTTAATTCAGATACAAGTGTTTTTTGAATTCTTTCAATTGTTCTTGCAAACCTAACATCTTCTGCTGCGAGTGTTGCTTTACCGTTAATGTTTTCTTCATATCCCAAGTATGCTTTTGGAATTTTAAGAGCTGAGAATAATTTACCTTTTAGATAATCAATATCTTCAATACTTGTGTATTCTAACCCACCGATATTATCAATAGAAGTTCCACTATCACCACCACGAACGGGTAGGTAGAAATCTTCGGTAAGATTTTGCATATTATATTTTAAGTTGTAATCACCTGTGTTCTTATCAAGAAATGGAACCTTTTTCATTTTATTGATAATTCTTTGCATATAATTATCAACTTCATTTGGTGGTATGGTTCCAATATCAATTTTAAACACTCTCTTTTCAGGTGCTCTCATAATTCTATGGATTAACATCGCATCTTCCATAAGTGAAAGTTGTTTCCACAATCTTCTACCATTTTCAATCATAGATTTACCGTATGGTAACCAGTTAGTATCTGAAAGAAGACGGAAGTGAGCGATTTCAAAATCCTCATACTCTTGTTTTCCGTTTGGGTCTTCCATAATTTTGAACTTTACCACATGAGGATTGGAAGGGTCAATCATCTCCATTCTTTCGGTATTGTAAACAGAATGAGGCATAACATTTACTATACCTTTACCTTCCGCAATTTCAAGACCTAAGAAGAAATCACCATACTTACACATATTACGTGTCCAAGGCCATAGGTTAAACTCTATGTTAAGAATATCATAGAAAAGATTTTGAAGAATTTCTTGAACTCTTTCATTATCTGAAACAATAGTGAGTGTATCACCGAATTCGTTTTTAAGAGTGGACTCGTCTGCGTAAATATCAAGAGCAGAAGCAATAATCGGGTCTTGATCCATTGCATCATAATCACGGAAAACTTCTCTACGAACTTGTTGGTATGCCATTGATTGAGCACCGCCCGCCATTTCATAGAAAGACTTCTGAATTTTAGTATATCTATCTCTTAAATTAGATAAATTTGTTTGTTGATTTTCATTTGCATCAAAAACTTTTCGTTTCCCGTCCTTGTCTACGGTTACAATTGCTTGAGAGTTAAATAGTTTTTTTAACCTACCAAAAAATGTTGTATCTGCCATTACTTATTCTTTAATTTTGAGTTTTAAATTACCATTACCACGAAGTATTCTGTGATAAGTGTTTTTCGGGATGTATAAGACATCTCCTTCGTTTAGTACTACAGGAAGTTCATTATCCATTTGAAACATCCAACCGTTTCCCTCTACTATTGTAACTTCTCTATCATTTCTATCTCTATGCCATACCAATTCGTGAGTATCTACATTTTCAGTAAACACTCTTTCTTTGATATTTCCTTTTATATTTTCTTTGTATGGTTTCATATTACCACCACTGACCTCCACCAGAAAGTCCTAATGACTTTGCGTAACGAGGAAGTCTACAAGCCCAATATCCTGCTTTGGTCTTATCGTTTTTCTGTTCACAGTTGTGTCTGTCTTTAAATGCCTTTTTGGCTTCAGGATCTTTTAGTTTAACTGCAAGAGAACCACCTCCACCTTGTGCACCAAAAGAAACTTTCTTTACTTTATCACCGTCTTTCACATATACATAAAACTTTTTGGAACCACCTCGTTTAGGTTGGTTTAAGTCTACATCTTTACCTTGATACTCCGCTTCCATTAAAGGTATATCAAGTGGAACTTTCTTTCCTTCATAAACTCCAACTTTACCTATGTCTGTTTTGAATAACTCTTTGTCCCATTCGTGGATATTTTTGAGTTTTCCTTCGTTGTAAAGTTTACGAGCTTCGTTTATCGTTTTAAAATAATTTTTGGAATACATACGAAAAATATTCTCAATAAAAGGAAGTTTGGTTTCTTGGTGAAGTTGTATTGCTTCCGTTATTACCGACCTTTCAGTAAATTGTTTTCTATATTCTTCGTAAAGTTCTTGGGTTTCTTTTATAGTATTCATCATTTATATAAATATAAATTATTCTTTTTCTCCATATTCTTCTAAAATTAAATCATAATACCGTTGTTCAACCTGAATTAAATATTCGATATGATGTAAAAAAAGATTTAATTTACTTTTATAATTTTTATATGTTCCAAAAAATTTATATTCTGTTTCCATAGATTGATTTAGCAAATTATAAAAAATTGAGTAATCATTCAAACCATGTGAATTTTTTTCTATTTGATTTGTTCTTTTATAATTATAAATTTTAGTTAATACATTTGTCATTTTCGAAATATCATTTACTTTGATATTTTGTTTTTCAAAAACTTTATTTTTTTCTATAATTTTAAGAAATGAAAATAAATTTTGGTGATAACTATCAATATGAACATCCTCTAATAATTTATCGGAATAATTTTCGACAATAAAATTAAAAATAGATCCTAATTTTATCCTTTCTTCTATTTCAAAATCTAAATTTTTAATAAATTTATTTAGATAATAATCAATTGATAAAATATCTAAATTTAATGAATTCATAGATAATAAATCAAAAACTCTTTGTGAATTAATTGCTTGTATAAATCCCGATGCAAATCTATCTTTTGCATTCCTGACAAAAATATAAATTTTTGTATCTTTATCTTGTTTGAGATTTTCAACCAAAATTCTTGCTTGTTTACTTGTTATTCTACCATCATGGGGATTTAATTTCGATTCTAAATCAAAAAACTCTGATGATGAATTGTAAAGATATACTAAATCGTTTTCATCAGCAAAAGAAGTTAAAAATCTACTACCTATCTTTGGATGTCCAAATATAATTATTTTTCTTTTTTCGTCTAATATAATTGTGTTGAAAACACCAATACTCAATAACTCAATTAAATCATATGACATATTATAACAATCCTCTCAAATCAAAATCATCTTTACCAACTTTCATACTCCAAGGGTCTTCATCAAAATGTGAGTTTCCTGAAAACCCACCTAAATCAAGTGATGATTGTCCTATTCTATCTAACATACTCTTTGTCAAATCTTGCCCTTCTTGTCTTAAACGAAGTGCAGTATCTCTAACCCAAAGTCCAATTGCAAGAGCCATAGTTAGGTCATCATTGTATCCTTGCATAGCTTCTGCTCTTTGATTTTTCCAAATAAACGTAAATAATTCTTCAATTGTTCTATTAGACCTAATGGTTACTGATTTATCTCTAAAATATTCATCTAATTTAGATATAATTAATGGTCTACTCTTATTTGTAGTTGAAAACCCTGCTACTAAATTTCTATCCATTGCTCTATACCTATTGGTAAGTTGATTTTCAACATCTACATACTGTAAGTCTTTACTCATGTAAAAGAGGTTTCTGTATCCTCTGTCTATAACCTGTTGTATTGTTGCCCAACCGATGTTTGCATTTTCAATTACCAAAAGTGCTTCATTATACTCTGTTGAAAGTGCTACCAAAAAGTTTCCAAAGTCCTTGGTGTCTAATTTACCTTTGTATTCAGCTACTTGTGTTGCACTGTCTATTTCAATTACCTGACAAGCAGAATAGTCGGCACCATCTCCACGAGCAACGTCAGCTACTACCATATATGATTTACTATAATCAGGATATTCCCATTTCCACAAGTTTCCATCAAAACCACCCTTTTCTTTTGGTTCTTGACAAAATGTTTCTTTATAAAACATTAGAAGTTGTGGGTCAATCACAGTATCACCTGAACTAACAAAATCACAATCACATTCTTGTGCAGCTCCTTTTGTTCCCAAAAGTCTTTCTTGTTCATCTCTCCAACTTTGATCTCTTTCGGGATGAACTGACCAGTGAAGTCTAATGGTATTAAATCCATTAAGTTCTTCTTCGGCGTCTACCCAAGTTTTGTGAAAGAAATTACCAACACCATTTGGAGTTGAAAGAATAATTGCACTACCCCCTGTTGAAAGTGTAGATTGTGCAGATATCCAAATTTCTTCAATTTTATCAATAAATGCCGCTTCATCAAATACCAATAAGGATAGTGCTTCGGAACGACCTGCGTCTCCTGCAGCAGAAGTAGCCTTTATCTGTGACCCATTTGAGTAACGAAGTGAAAGTTTGTTATCTTCGACTGTTGTTTGTTTTAACCAAGTAGGTAAATTATCATTCATGTAACGAACTTTGGTTACCAAGTTTTTTGCAACTTCTTGTTTGGTAGCAATAACCAATACATTAAAGTCTGAGTTAAACAACATCTTCCAAAGTGAGAAACCAGCCACAAGTGTCGATATACCCGTCTGTCTTGACTTTAAAACAATGTTATATCGGTTATCTTTAAATTGTTCTAATACTCGGTCTTGAAAGGGATATAAGTGAAAAGGAATTTTACCACGAACTGGATGTTGTATCATACAGTATTTTTTCATAAAATATACAGGATCTCCTGCACATTTCTGATACTCAATTTTAATAATATCTTTTAAACTTAATTTTTGAGTACTCATTTTTATTTTATTTTTATAAAGTAAGATCCTTCAATAAATGGAGTAAATTCTGTTACTTCACCAACAGTTGAGTTGTTTATACCCAACTGTAAACCGATTACTCTTTGTCCTTTTGTTTTCCATAAAAGACCACCACTTGCGGTTTGTAAAAAGTTTTCTTTACTATATCCCAATCCACCACCAAAATAAAATTCATTTTTTGGTAATTCTTTTACGATTGTGGTGTTATAAATGGTTGGTATTTGAAACGTCCAATCTACTTTACGGGACTGAATTTTATTTTGTGAAAGTATATCAGTTAAAACACCATAACCAAGTGTTGATGGTTTTGCTCCACTTTCAGTTGTTACCCCATCAGGAAAATCATAATCTAATTTGAGTGTATCTACAACTGTGTAAGATGCAAAGTAATCTTCTAATATAGCTGTTGTATCTACATCAGCCGGTATTGCAACTCTTACTGTATCTGTTCTAAAAACTGTTTTTGGAACATACTCTGTAACTTTAACTTCTTTTTCTACAACAACGGTATCTATTTTTTGTGATAGTAATTCATATTCTTTACCATCAACTCTTATAGTTTCTATATCTCCTTTTTTACTGAAAATACCACTTAAATAAATTAAATTAATTGCTAATGCAATGATTATTATATTTTTTATATTTTTTTTAATAAATTTAAACATACTTAAATCCTTTCTCTGAATTTTCTCCTATATTTTGCTGAAAAGTAACAGATTTTTTAAAACCATGACATTTACAAAAGTATGAAAAATAATCATCACACTGTGTTCTATAAATAATATCTTGTTTATTTTTAACTTTATCATACGTTTCTGAATTTTCAAATACCCAATCATTTAATTTGGTGATTGGTTTTGTAAAATCATGAGTATCACAAAATTTTTTAGCTTGTTCCCTACTTATCAAATACGAATGAGTCATATTATTGTCAGTTAGTAAATTTATTGAAAAGTTTTTTGTATTAAAAAGATTATTTTTATGACTATGTTCATATCCTAAGTGTAAAAAATTTATATCTTTACCCAAATCACTTTTTAACAAATTTCCTAATTCTATTAAATATTCATCACTCAAAATAAAATTGAATTTACAATCTTCTTCAAAAATAAATGCAAAATCATCATTTGTATTTTTCAAAAAATGTTCCAAAGCTACAAGATGAGAAGTGTGACATCCAATTGCCATCAAAGGTTCATGTCCAACATCATTTTTTTCAAATAAATCCAAAATAATATTTTTTTCTTCTTCTAAAAAATTATCCAACTCTGAAACGTGGGTTGGATTAACATGATTTAATAAAATAGAAAAACCCTGTTTGTTTGCTTCATCAATAAAAAAATGTTCCAAATCTTGAAATCCAACAACATATAAACTTGATGTTATTTCTTTCCATAATGATAGTTTTTTATTTGGATTTTTTGGAAAATATTTTTTTTCTTTTACTAATGTATTTGTTTTCAAAAAATGAATTATCTTATTCAGTGCATTTATTTGAATTTCATCCATATAATTAAAATATATCGAAACCTTTTTGTTTTAAAATTTCAAACGCTTCATTTTTTTTATTTTCTAAAACAAGTATTTCTTCATTACCTTTTTCAATAAAATCCCACATTTCTTTTTTGACTTCTTCAACAGGTTTATCAAGAGACCATTTTTCTGGTCGACCATCTGAATTAATATATTCATATTCCTGTTTTAAATTATCATGTGCTTCTTTTAAATCTTCTAATTTTTTTTTACCTTCTAAAATCATTTTTGTCCAAATGCGGTAGTTTTGATATTCTTGCCAAACTCCTTTGTGACGAACTTCGGTTTCAATTTCTGCTAAACAGTTTATACAATATCCTGTTTTTATGATAAGTTTTTTATCTTTTTGCGTACTCTTTTTAGATTTACATTCGGTGTTTTTACATTTGGTTTGTTCTTGTAACCACTTTCTTAAATCTGTAAATACTTCGGTGTTTTTACCCGCTTTGGTTACATATCCATCTTTCTGTTCGTAGATGTACTTATCATCTTCCCATTTTTCACCGACTTTTCTAATAATTTGTTTTTTATCAATATCGGAAGTGTATCCTACTTTTATATCTTTATCGTATTCACCCGTCAAAACCATATCCACAAGTTTTCTACGAGTTGGGTGCATATATGATTTTCTAAATTCTTTTTGTTCTTTTCCCATTTTTACACATTAGGTGGTTATTTTAATATAAATATAATTAATCTAAATATTTAAATCCTTTTTGACTGGCTATATTAATATTTTCTTGGTATGTAAGAGGAAAATAAATACCAAAATTTCTAACAAATGTACTAAAATAATCATCTATTTGTGTTCTATATCCAATTTCCAAATGTTGATTATTTCTTCCAAAAATGCACCATTCTTTAGGAGGTCGCATAGGGATATTAAAATTAAGTGTATTACAAAAATTTAAAGCTTCATCTCGATTTATAATATAAGAATGAGTCATGGAAGAAGAACGTAATTCTTGTATATAAAAATTTCCAATTTTAATATCAGATTTAAAATCTTCTTTCAAATCACCAAATCCCAAATTAAGATAACCAATATCTTTTCTATTATCTAATAATTTTTTTAGTTCTATCAATAATGAATTTTCAATTTCAAAATTAAAAGTACAATCATTTTCAAAAACTATTGCATGAGTTTCGTTTGATTTTAAAAAATCATTTAAAACAAAATAATGAGATAAATGACAACCAAAATAGTAAAAATAAAGACGCCAATTTTCGTCTATTTTTTCTACATATTCTTCATAAAGATGTCGATATTCTTTTAAACTTTCGTTTTTACTGATATCAAGAAAAGTTAGTTTATAATAAATGTCATTCAATCCAACTTTATTTGCTTGGTCTTCAAAATGTTCAAGTTTATCACCAATTACATATATTTTTTTTGATATATTAGACCATAATCTTTGTTTTTCATTAAGATTATGATTAATTGATGGAGATGAAAGTTTACAAGTTTCTAAATATTCATTTTTAATATTTAAAATAACATCTTTTATTTGCATATCATCCGTAAAAAATACCCAAGATTTGGTTGAGAGAAGCAAATGAACCAGTAAGTTTCATCGTTTTTCCTTTATATTGAAAAACTATCCCTTCGATTGGAACGATTTTAGATGGACCACCAATAGAGTTTAATCTTTCCAATTCTAATTTAAGTTTTGCTATTTTTTTAGGGTCACCTGATTTGCGAACATCCTTAGCAGTTTGGTCTAATCTTTGTTTCATATCCCTAATTGCTTTATCAGGATTTACAGTTAGGGCAGATGAAGTAAATTCTAATACTTCTGCACCAAGACCCAAGAATATATTTTCAAATTTCATTAAATTATCTTTTGAAATTTTTTGATGGTTGTCTTTTTCGTGTTTTTGTGCCCACTCTAATAATTTTTGGTCAGGTATATTGTTTTTATTTAAACTAAAAGATTTATCACCAAAAGCCCATCTCTTAACCAATCCCATTTTGGTTTTATTGTCTAATGTGACAGGTGAGTTTTTATCTACCCAATTAGACCACCAGGCCTGATGATATTCTGCAACTCCATCTGTATCTTTTAAACCAAACTCACTTTGTAATTTTTGAATTTGACCTAAATACTTTCCTTTTTTAGAAGAAAGTGTTTGTGATTTTGGTAATTGAATAAAGGGTGGACCTTGAATAGTATAATTGTCTTGAACATCTTGGTTGACTTGTTTAATCATACCTGCAAGTATTCTTGCTGCTTCTTTATTTTCACCAACAGCAATTCCATTTTCGTCATATTGCATTGTTCCGTGGAAAATAAGAAGTGGTTGACCGTAAGGAATAACATTTACCGAAGTTGGGTAAATGACTTCTAAATTCATAAATGAACTACCATTTTGGAAAATCTTTTCTCTTTGTTTTGGAGATAAAGTTTTTATTGCTTTAGTTAGGTCTTTCATAGCAAAATTGTAAGCGTCTGAAAGACCACCACGACCTTGGAATTTAGCAGATACACCATTTATATCCAATGCACTTTCACCACGATTTTTAAGGTGTCCTTTGTTTCTTGCAGCAATTAAACCTCTATCATCTCTCCAAGAAATTGCAAGTGCTTGTCCGTCTGTTTTCTCGGTGGTTAGTTCAAGTGTTCCATCTAATGCACGATTAGCAATATCTTTAAGGTCACCGAAAGTTAAGTTTATCTCTGTATCAAACGGATGAGCCATGTGGCCGTACGCCCCACCGCATAATAAAAGTATTCTATTATCAAGTGGATCATTTGAATTTTGTATATCTACAATGAGTTCATTTAGTTTTATTGAAGATTTCGATCCTTTACTCTCATTCAATCTACCATCAAGTATTCGTAGATTTTTATAATGTGCAATCACTTCAACAGGAATATTATTATCAAATCCTTCTTTTATACTGTATTTGTGATCTAAATGAAAATCTCTACTTCGTTTTTTAGCATTTTCTATTTTATCAAAATGTTTTTGATAGTTTTCATTTGTTTTATTTCTAACCAATTCGGTATAGAATAAAAATGGGTCTTTATCTTGTGGACTAACGTGACCTTTTATCTTTGCTATTTTTTCTTTTGTTTTTTGATTTCCAAATCCATATTTTTTACCCGAATTAGTTCTGTTTTCTAAAAGACTTGGGTTGTTTTGATATGAACGTTTTACACCTTCACTTATTTTTCTTCTAAAATTAGGATCTTTGTTTAGTTTTTCTAAATCAGGTCGTTTATTTCCTTTGTTCACACCTGTCATCCGTTCACTCATCATTTGTTTATACTCAATAGATGATACAGATTTTTGATGTTTTTTTCTAACCTCTGTGTTTTTCATTGGATTTTTATCACCAATACTTTTTGCAGTTTCACAGACAAGTTGTGCACTTGGATGTTTTTTTCTGTATTCTTCCAACGTCATGTTGTGTTTATATTGGAGATGTCTGTATTGAACTTGTTTCATCTTCTCACCACATTCCCGACAAACAACATAATCAATACCTTCACCTAAACCACCTCTATCGTGTTTAGAAAACTTATCTAATTTATCAAATGCTCTAAATGATTTAAGTTTTTCCTGTTTTTTTGGTCTCATATTAGATAGTTCTTTATATCTCATATGATTTTTGACGATGTATAAAACATTTGCAGGATTAGCACCAACACTTTGTATCCAGTTTTTGTATTTACTTACTAAATTTGCAGATACTTTTTCGTGACCGAAGTGAGTAATGTGTCCTTTTGTTGGATGAATACCCATCGTTTCGTCTTTACCAATATCATGAAACATTGCTGCAATTGCGATGTCTATATCATCATCTTTAAGTGAACGATTAACGACTGTAATGGTGTGTTTAAGGACATTACCCTCGGGGTGTGTGTCTTTTCTTTGCTCAATATTTTTGAGGTTGTATACTCGTTTTTGTAAGTCAGAAGGCATTTTTTGGAAAAGGGATTTGAAGTCTGTAATACCTAAATCTTCTAACTGACCTTCATTTATCGGTTCATACTGAAACTCTTTATTACTATCAGTTTGTTTTCTTTGGTTTTCAACATCCTTCATTCTCTTCTTTAATTGGTCTTTATCGGGGTATCCCATACGAAGACCACTTTGACCTGTTCCTATACCGACTTCGTTTAAATTTGATAAGATATAATCTAAATTAGGGTCTTTACCAACTAACTCTTTGAATTCTTTTGAGTTTAAGAACATACGGTAGTATTTGTCCATACCAGCATACGCTTCTTTCTCCCAAGGAAGTTTTTTGTATTGGTTAATGTCTTTTCTTTGAAAATTATTATAATCTTTTACCGAAATAAAAGGGTTTCCCTTCCATACTAATGACTTGTAATCAGATGAAGGTTTTAGTTCACCTTTGGCAACTTGTTTAGCGTGTATGAGTTCGTGTATAAGAGACTTCAACATTATCTCATAAGAAGAGTTAGGATTGTAGTGAAGTGTGATTTTACCTCTCATTGCAGCATCACTTAAACTTAAATCACCGAATAGAGAGTTTGATGACTTTTTCTTTACTACTACTTTACCTGAAAATCCAAGTGTGTTTTGCATGAATTTAACCAATCCACCCATAAGAAGTTTTTCGTAAGGTTTCATACCACCATCGCCACCAAAAAGACTTTCATGTTTGTGTTTGGAAATTTCTATGGCTGCTAATTGTTTTTTGGCTGCAGAAAGGGTATCGTGAGTTCCTAACCTGTCTCCACCTCCTTTTGGATATACAACATATTTACCATTTACTTTTTTAATGGTTTCGTATATTTTTTCCACATTTACATCATTAGATTTTGGTGGTGGTAATGTGGACTTCACTACATTCTTAACTTTGTATTTTACTACTCTTTGTTGTGACTCCGTATCTTTTCCTTTACCTTTACCAAACGGGAAATCTCCCTTTGGAAAATGAAGTTGTGTATACCCTCCGTTTTCAAACCAATATTCAGGTCTACCTTTGTTTGAGTTTATTTTTCTTATATTTCCATTTGTGACAAAAACTGGATCGGGTTCACCTGCGTCTGCTCGATATCCACCGTTGGATGAAACTTCATTAATTTCTTCTTTTTCTTTCCACTTATTCCACTCATCATAATCAAATTCCATCTTTTGATTATCATATCCACACAAATGGCATAAATATGGTGTTTTATCTTCAGGTCTAATTTCCCAAGTATGGTCACATTTTTGACAATCAACGGTTGAACCAACCAATTCAGCTATAAATCCTTCTTTAACTAATCTGAAGTTGACTACTTTTTTACCGTTTATAGTGGGCATTCCATGATCATCTTTACCGATATTTTTTACAACTACCTTTTTATTCTTAAATCTTCCTGTTAAAATAGTATCTCCAACTTTTACAGGTATATTGATATTTTCTTCAATATATTTTTTAAGGTTAATTGCATCTTTTTCTGATTGGTCTTCGACTTCTTTACCGTGTATTTTTTCTAATTCGGTTTGAACTAATTGATACCCTGCTTGTCCTGCAACTCGGGTTGCGTGTTTATACCACTCATCATACGCGTCATTATTATAATAATCGACTTGGTTTGTTGTCGTTAATTTACCAATCACACCTGCTGGATAAAATGAAACTGCATCAACAGGCCCATCAGGATAAATTGGATAATCTTCAATCACATCCATGGTAATTTTCTGTAAGACATCGTATCCAATTCTAACTGCTCTTTCTACATTAATTTTGTTGAATACTTCAAAGTTTGGCAAGAATGAGTTTGGGCCATCATCAACTTCCATATCACCTGTGTCAGAAAACCCAAGTGTTCCGTTGATATGATTATGTTCTTTAATTAACCATTCCTCTATGGTTTCTTTTCTGATGACGAAACTTTCATTTAATTTGTCGGTAATCATACGGAAAATCTTTTCATTATATTTTCCATATACCCGATTTTTAAAGAAGTCTTTTTTCTGTTCGTCTGACCCAAGTGAAAGTCCATTACGAGTTTCAGTTCCACTTATACCACCACCGAAAGAAGGTGCGACATACACATATCCCCTAACATCATATCCTTCTGTTGGTTCACCATCCCACTTTTGAAAGTATTTTCCACCAAGACGGGATTTGTCTTTCTCACCAACTACGGTGACAAACGCGGTGGTTTTCTCATTATACTTTTTAAGAACTTCGGTGGGTGCGTAAGGGTTTTTTACATTTACAATACGATTTTTTGGAATACCAAACATCGTATACATAATTTCTTGTTTTTCTTTGAATGAGAATGGAGACCTATCTTTTTCAACCTTGTCGGATGTTCCTACGAACACATTATTTTTACCAAACTTTTTTGTTAGGTGTTCATAGACGGCATAATGTCCTTTGTGCATAGGTTGAAACCTACCCACATAAACGACTACTACATCCTTTATTGGTGATTTGTCTTCTAAAAGGATTTGTTCAACAAGAAAATTAGATAAACTATTCATGAATATACTTTTACTCTATATAAGTATAAGGTAAAAGAATTACATATTCTTATATACGAAAGGATCTCTTTTACGAAGTTCTTCTAATTTCTTTTTGTATTCTTTGTGTAATTTTTTTCTTTTAAAATAATCTTTTATTTTTTGTATAATATTCATAATTTATTTTTATTGTTTAAACATAATATAACTCAGGATATTCCACCAATATAGTAGAACCATTTCGTTGAAGTGCATCTTCATATGCTGGAATTATTTTATTATAACTATCTAATTTTACTATAGGAATATATTTTAGTATTTGATTAAATGCATCTGAATAATCAGCTTTGTGTTGATGACCTGGATCAAGTGGTTTGTCACTACCTTTACCAACTCTAATTATTACTTTTGGTTTCCATTGCCCATCAGACATTGCATCTAACTTGTCAAGATGATTTACTAATTGATTTGCCGCAAGAATGAGAAAATCCCAACGAGGATAAAAAGTTACTACGGTATGTCCTCTCATGGCCAAACCCATAGACATTCCCATCTGTGTTTCTTCCATTACCGGTGTTTCTATCATTCTTTCTTTTGGAAGACCTTCTATAGTTTTAGACATAGGATTTCCATACCACCGAATTTGTTGTCCGATGAATACCGTGGTTGGATCATCCATACAAAGTTTCATGGAGTGAGTTAGTGCATCTACATAAGGTGTGAATTCTGGTTTTGTCATATTTAGTCTTTTAATATAAAATTTACTATCTTTTCAGTTTCTATTGAATTTTTAAATTCATTAATAATTAGTTCATAATTTCTTTTCATTTTTTCACCATAAACTTCTTTTAAGTAATTATTTAAATTTTCCAAATTTTCACCATGTTCTTTATATAAATTAGAAATGTAATCAATTGACTTGGTGACTGAATTTATCATTATTTTAAGGTTATTATCAACATTATCTTTATCAACATTTTCAAAATCGAAAAAGTCAAAATTTAAAAACCAATAACCCATTTCTTTTAATTTTATGTAGTTGCCTATTGACATTACAGGTATAAAAATTATATTTTGATTTGAAAATAATAACGCCTTTAATACTTTTTCGGTAAAAAATATATTATCAATATTTGATAATATTTCACTTTCAAATACAAAATTTACAATACTTCTTTGATAATCGGAAAAACCAGTGATATGATTTCGTTCCCAAACATTAAAATGGTATGAATACATTTTATCAACGATATTAGATGGTATAGTTGAGTGATATATTTTAAAATTATTTAACAAATTATTTTTATCAATATTAGTTTTTATATGTGAAAAAATATCATCTCGTTGTGATTTGTATCCCTCTGTGTAATATACTCCAAATAAATTTTCCTTTTTGTTTTGAATACAACTAAAATCAAAAAATGACAAAGCATGAAAATACCAAAAATGATAAAACGACAAAAATGGTATTAATAATATTTTTTCTTTAAATACCTCATAACTAAAATCCTTTGAATCATCATTAGAAATGTAATTAATATTTTCTTTATTTAAAGAATTGGAAATAAATTTTACAGAATGTTCATCAAATTCTTTTTGGTCGTATTTTATTTGAAAAGATTCTTCAATATTTAAATAAACTTTTTTAACAGATTTTGGAATTGAAAAATGTTCAAAAAATTTAATATTTTTGTCAAGAAAAAAACGTTGTGAAATTAAAATTACTTTATCATAGTTTTTTGAAATAAATGAATAATTTGATTTTAAATAAGATAAATCCTTTACCCATATATCAACCTCATCCCCTTCAAAATAAAATGAAAATGTCATTTTTTGAATTTGTGAACGATCGGCAGGTTTTAATGGATGCCAAGTTTCCACATCATTATTTATTTCTTCAAAATAATGTTTAAAAAAATGTATGATAAATAAAGAATTGTGAGAAAATTCAATATACAATAATTTTTTCATAATATTTTATTTTTCTCTACAAAAGTTATTATATTTTGTGCTAATATTTTATGACATTCCAAAGAAGGGTGGTCATCACCTCCTGAAGGGTGAATTACTTTTTTATCAAATCTTATAATTAATTCATGGTTTTCATCCATCATTTGTTTAATTGAAGAATATTCAACATTTTTATAATTTAATTTTATAATCTTATTTTGAAAAAAGTTTCGTTTATTCATTTCTGTAAGATGTTCTGTTGTCCAAGGTAATATAATTGATGGTATTCCCATATTTTGAAAATCTAATAAACATTTTTCTATTATATCAACAATGTGAGAAATATGAATTTTTTCAAAATCATCTATGTTTAAATTATTATCGTATAACCAATTATAAAATACATCAAATTTTTCTATCTTTTCTTCTGTATATTCATTTAGATTATATGATTTTCTATTAATTTTTAAAATTAGATTAAAATTTCTTTCTTCGGGATTTGATTTAATTTGATATTCTTCATTTTTATAAAAAAAGGTAAATGGACTTCTAAATATTTGAGTAGTTTGAAATACAATTAATTTTACTCGTTCAAATTCTAAATTTCTTTCAAGAAGACTTTCGTCTGTTACATAATTTTGTTTAGCTTCATACAAAAATCTTATCGTTTCCTCATCAGAACCACCATTTCTTCTTTTTACTATTGGAACTGAATTAAAATGACCACTTACTAATTTAGCAAATCTATTATGATTTTTAAATTCAAAAGCGGGTTTGGGTATCGCAAATTCTTTTTCGATGTATTCATCAACAGTTGGAATATGTAAATCAGGATGACAAAGATATTTTGGTGTATATGACCATAACCCCTGTCCCCATGTAAATGAACAACCTCCAAATAAAATGTAATTACTCATCCGTATTTTATTTTAGAAATTATTGAATTTGCTATAATTTGATGACAAAATAATGATGGATGAGCATCACCACCACTATCGTGTATTACCTCATCATCATAATCAATTATAAAATATTTGTATTTTTGCATTAAATCATGAATAGAATCAAACTCCTGATCAAGATAATTTAATTTTACAAATTTATCATCAAAGTAATTTCTTTTTTTAATCTCTTCCAAATAACAATTAGTCCATGATAATAGTAAAACTTTTTTTCCTTCTTTTTCTAAATTTTTAAACGCTTCTTCTATCCTATCCATCATTTTTTTTACATGAATTCGTTGAAAATCATCAACAGTTAAATTATTATCAATTAACCAATCAATAAAAATATCAAAGTTTGGTTGTTCTTCATGAATCAATACATTATCTTCAAATTTTACTTTTACTAAGCTGGTTAAAAATTGATATCCAGGACTTGAATAAATTTCATATTTTTGATTTTTATATTCAAATAAAAAAGGACTTCTGTAACTATCTGTTGTTTGAATTATAATAGTATGAATTTCCTCCCAATCGGTGTTTGTCACTAACATATTATGTTTATCAACTACATTAGTCCTAACTTGTTCTATAAATCTCAACGATTCATCATCAGTTCCACCATTTGTTTTTTTAACTATTTGTTTTGCATGAAACTCTTTTGATACCAATCCTGGATATCTATTATCTTCTTTGAATTCTTCAGCTGCTGGTGGAATGGGGGCACCTTCAGCTGTATATTCCCAACATTTTGGAACATACCATTTTGTTGGATAATAACTCCAAAGTCCCTGCCCCCAAGTAAAAGAACAACCTGCAAATATCATTGCACCGCAGGTTTTAAATTCTATATTATTAATATTGTGTGTTAAAATACTACCCATTTTCCCGTCCCATAGTGTGGATATTTTGATTTATATTTGTAATAGATTACATCTTCGGGTATTTCTCTTTGTATTCCATTCCAAGTTTCTAACGTTGGGGTGTTAGTAGAGACACCGTTATCTTCTACTATAAAGTGAATTGGTAAATCATAGTTTCTTGCGTATTTGTGAACTTCGTAAAATATACCACTTTCAAACGCCATATCACCAACAAATACCCATACCTTTTCATCATCACCACTTAATTTGATTGATTGTGCAACTCCAAGTGCTATTGGAAGAGTTCCCGTGACAATAGCTGATGAATAAAACTTTGATTTTTTATCCACTATTGTGATTGATCTACCCTCGGTTATCATATCCATCAATTCTCTCTTATCAATACCATGAAGGAGAGCGTGATAATGAGACCTCCAAGTAGAAAATACCCAATCGTTTATACCGATTTTTTTAAAGATTTGGATAAGTTGTTCTTCGTTTCCATTTGATAAGTGAACTGGACCTCGTATCTTTCCACTTTCCCATTTTTGGACTACATCGTCTTCAAATTTTATTAAATCATCTATGGTGAGAGATGAACCTTCCCATCGGTTTGGATAATGTTCTAAATTTTTAATTTCCATTTTTGTCTCTTTGTGATAATATTGGATTTTGAACTGGCCAGTCTATATTAAATCTTCTGTCATTAAATAATATGGTCTTTTGTTTTGTTTCATCATTATACTCACCTTGGTACGCCAATTTATAAAAGAAAATAGAATCATCTTCCATAATAAAATGACCGTTTGCAAAGTTTGGTGGAACTAATACTTGTGTTTGAGTATGAGGTGAAATGATAAATGACTCCCACTTTCCGTATGTGGTGGATTTTGGTCTTACATCTAATACCACCAAGTATATTTTACCATGAAGACAACTTATTAATTTCCAAGTTTTATCATCATAATGAAGACCACGAAGAACTCCTATTTTAGATTTTGAATATCTGTCATGCTTAAACGACAACCCCTCGTTTCTTTCTGAAACAGGTAACAATCTATCATAATATTCAGAATGATAAGTAGTTGATATTTCACCTCTATATTCATAATACACTGAGGGTTGAATTATTTTTAAATCAGGAAGAACAGTTCCATTATAATAATGAAAATCATTCCATTTTCTTTCTTTGTAAAACAAACTTTTTCTATTTTCAATCATCTTTTATTTCACTTAAATTTACAACAGCAACTCCTCTTTTTTGAACAACATTTGTGGAACATTTGTTTGCAAAGAGAATTGATGTTTCTATATTTTTTGTCTGTATATATTTAAATACTAATCCGGCCAAAAAAGTATCCCCAGCACCAACAACATCTTTAACTTCTACCTCTTTTGTTGGATAGACATTTCCTTGAAATTCACATCCATATTTTCCTCTTGTAATTATAGTTTTATTTAAGACATCGGGGTTATTTTTAAAAAATTGTTGGTTATTTAGGTATTCTTGATGGTTAATTTTCAAAAAGGTTACCCCCCTTGCCCAATCTCCTAACTTCTTTTTTGTATCTAAAAATACAGGAATTTCATATTTTTTTGAAATAAATTGAATATCTTCTTCGGTTAGAAACCCTTTATTATAATCTGATATTACTATTCCATCAAAATTTTCATTTAATAGATTTTCTAAATTAATTTTTTTTATTTCAACTTGCTCATCTACACGTAAAAGAATATAATTATAAGACTCATCAACATATCTGATTTTTTTAATAATCTCATCATTTGTTATTAGTTTTGTATCTACACCCAACTTTATCAAATTATTTTGAACGTTTCCTGCCATACCATCTGTGGTATTTGAAAACCTTGGTTCTAAAATTGGTATTGGAGCTTCGGGTGAAATTCTATTTACATCACCATAAATAAAAACATCTTGACAAATTTCACCAATAATTAAAATTTTAAAATTCATTTTTTTGCTATTTTAAGATATTCGTCTTCAAGAATTGAAAATGTATTCCAATTAAATTTGCAAATATATTCGTAAAATTTTTTATCATCTAATTTTACTTTATTAGGATTTTCATGAAAGTAATCTTCAATATAACTATTCATATTTTCTCTCAAATGAAATGCAACAATCTCTTTATGAGTATTATATGTAAAAGGTAAACTTTTAATATATTTCAAAATATCTTTATGAGAATTTATAAGTTTATCGGGTTTTGGTAAATTATTCAAAAAATATTTAATAACATTAAAAGAACCCATAAAAAAATGGTCTTCTATAAAATCTGAATATACTTCATGTCTTGTATATAAATTATTATTATCAAAATTGTTAAGTAGACTTTCCAAATTATCTATATACATCGTGGTATCTAATCTATTAATAATTACAATATCATATTCTCCTTCAATCATATTATTTAAAAATCGCCATGAACGATGATTTAAATGCAAATCTTTACTTGGATTATTTTTTTGAAATTCAAGTCTATCTTCTAAAACAATTTTTTTAATATTGAGATTATTAAATAGTTGTTCTTTTTTTATATCGGTGACTGTTTTATAAAATTTACTATAACTTTGATTTTGACTATGGATATAACAATCAACATTTGGAAGGTTTAAAACATTCCATGTTTTAACAGCACTTTCAAAAGTTCTTAATTCTCCATATAACAAAATTGCTATTTTCATTTACCAACTGATTTCCCAATCTTTAAATTCAGAAGCTATACAGTCTATTTTATAATCTTTTCTACCACCTACCTTTTCCTGTATTTTGTTTTTTGCAGTATTTCGAATTCCATTTAAACCGTGTGTAAGAAGAAGTTGATTTCCATTTTTATCACCACTACGGGCATTGTCTTCATTTACCCATATATGAGTATTCATTTGAGATAAAACAACTATTGCTCTTATAAAATCCCCATCAATAGTTAAATCTTCAGATTCAGAAAGAATTTCGTTAATATCGTGTATAATATCTTTAATCTCTTGTTGATATTCTTCTTTGTGTTGTGGTATTTTAACTTCCTTTAACTGACAGATGGTTAATCTATCAATCAACTCACCAAGTGTTGGTAAATATTTTCTCATATTTTTGTATTATAAATTTCAATAAAATTTTTTAAATCTAATTCATCCTTATTTAACGATTGACATATTTTTTTATTGTTATCCAATCTATTTTTTATGTTTATAAAAGTTTCCTCTAATTTGGATTTTATAGATGAAATTCTTTGTATTTCCTCGATTACCATAAAAAATCTTTTTCTATCATCAACTTCTAAATCATAACTATGGTCTATTATATCATCAAACAAATCAAAACCATAAAATTCTTTTAATGACTTAACATGATTATGTGTGGCTAAAAAAATTGGAATTTGATAAAAATAAAATGGTTTAAATGACTTTTCTGTTATATGAATACATTTTCCAAAAAATTGACTTTCTGTTGTTATATTTATATATGCACTTTCATAATCATTTTGTTCAAAAGTTCCAGCAAAATTTTGAATATCAATAAATGAATTTTTAAATTTAATTGATTCAAATTCAGTCATTTTTGGAAATATATTTTCAAAATATTTAAAATCTAAATTTTCTATTTCCTTTTTTTTTAAAATTTTTTGAATACCAGTATAATCAATTTTACTTAAAAAAGAGTAATTTGTTTCATTTAATAAATTTAATTTTTTTAAATAACAAAGTAATAAAAATCTATGAATTTTTGGATTATTATTTTTAGTTAAAAATAAATACTTTCTTGTATTTTTTATTTCAGAATTTGGAAATAAATTTGGAAAAGAATGAGCTAAGTGATTTGATTTATATGATTTAATTTTTATATCATTCTCATTTAATATATTAAAAATATTTAAATCATTTGATATGTAAAAAATATTATCTTCTTTAATATTTTTATTTCTGATAACCTTATTAAACAATTTTATATGTTCTATTGGAGATGATTCATGATATATTACAAAAATTGTTTTAACGTTTTTGCGATTTATTATATCAATTATTTTTTTATATTCTTTGTTTTCATTTAAATCATTTAAAAAATTGTCAAAAGGATAATAATTAAAATTTAAAACAAAATAATACAATTTATTTTCATCTAAATTGTCATATGAATGAAAGGTAAAATTGCATCGATTTCTAGTAATATAATTTATAGAATCAATTATGTTATTTTTGTCAAAAAAATTAAATTTTTCTAATCCATCACATATTAAATTTACTTCAAACCTTTGCTCATCATTCAACATAAAAATCAATTAATGAATTAAAAAAAACTTCGTCTTGAATCTCGTCTTTAATATTTCTAATTATATTTTGGTTAGATTCAAATCTTTGTTTGTTTTTTAAATAGTATTCTTTTATTTCATCTTTTTTGTCAGATAATCTTCTTATTTCATCAAATATCATTTTAAATCTCTTTTTAGAATTATACTCACCATCATATGAATGATCTATTATATCTTCATAAAAATCAAGGTTGTATTTATTTTTCATAAATTTGATTAAATTTGGAGTTGAAATTATAATTGGAATTTGATGATAAAAAAATGGTATTAAAGATTTTTCTGTAATGTGAATTAAATCGTTTGTTTCAAATTGTGATTCAGTTACTATGTTTATATATGAATGTTTATAAGGATTTTCTCTGTAAGGAATGTTAAAATCGACCCCATCGCTTCCTTGTGCATGAATATCATAACTTTCCATTTCACTTTTTCTAATTCCGTTTTTTGCAATAAATTTTAAACCATTTAATATGTCTTTATCAATATCAATTTCATTTCTTAAAAATTCAACATCTATATTTTTATCTGATATTATGGATTCATCTAAATAATTCAAACTCCAATCAACCGAGTCTATCAAACCACTTCCAATTAATTTTGAAATTATCGCTATTCTGTGTTTTTTAAATCTGTTATTGTAAGATTGAAATAAAAAAAGACGGTCATCTAATGTTTCAAAATTAAATAAATCCATGTTATGTGTAGATACCTTTTGTAATCTATTTACTACATAAACGTTTATATTACTTTTTTGATTTTCTTTCAATATTGGTAAAAATTCATTACCATTAATAACAAAAATTTGATTTTCTTTAATACTATTTAACTGACAAAATTCCGAAAGATAAGTTAAACTATATGGTGAATCAGTTTCATGTTCAGTTATAAAACATAAAAACATATTTTTATTTGATACTAATAAATTTTTTAGTTTTTCACTAATTGAAAATTCATTATGTTTAAATTGTAAAACAGGCCACCCATCAAATATAAAATGAAAATAATTTTGTTGCGTATCAATTGAAAAATCCGAATCTATATTTATAAAATTATAATTTTGTATTTTATAGCATTCAATTAAATGTTTATATCTTTCTAAATTACCTTCATATATAAAATTTATTTTTTTCATCTTTTTAAATACGATTTTAGTTTAACTTTATCTCTCCAATAATTTAATAAGTCAGTCATAGTCTTCTCAAATGGTATTTGAGGTTCCCACCCTGTATGTTTTTTGAATTTTGTTGTATCGGGTATTTGTAAGTTTGCATCTATTGGTCTTAATCTTTCTTGGTCAACTACCACGTTTATATCTTCTACCGTAGATTGTGAAATTAAAAACTCTAACATTTCACCAATCGAACAAGTATGGTTACCACCAATATTATAATACTCACCTTTAATTGGATTGTGAGTAACTAACAAATAATACGCTCGTACTGCGTCTCTAACATCAGCAAATGTTCGTAAAGAGTCCAAGTTACCAACATAGATTGTGGGTTCTTGTTGACCTGCTTCTATCATTGCTATTTGTTTAGCAAATGTGGACTCTGCAAATACATCACCTCTACGAGGACCGGTGTGGGTAAACATACGGGTAGTCATAATCGTCATATCATATGCTTCTGCATAATACCTACCAACCAAGTCAGTTCCTACTTTGGATATTGCATATGGAGATGCTGGGTGAAAACGACAATCTTCACTAATAGGTAATTCTTCTTTTGTAACTCTACCGAACACTTCTGAACTTGCACAAACATGAATGATTGAGTTTTTATACTCTGACTTTCGTAAAGACTCAAGTAGATTAGCCGTACCGATTATGTTAGTTTGTAAAGTTTCAATTGGAGCATCAAAACTTGTTTGTGGGTAAGATTGAGCGGCTAAGTGAAATACGTAATCAGGTTTAGAAATTTGAATTGCATTTTGTAAGGAAGGATAATCATTCAAATCACCATAAATTAAATGAATTCTATCTTTATTATTAATTTTTTGAAAATGGTGTTCTAAATTATCCAACCTATCATACCAACGAAGAAATCCATATATCTCCCAATTCGTGTTTTGTATGAGAAAATCTACTAAATGAGAACCAACCATACCAGTTACACCAGTTATCAAACATCTTTTATTATTCATTTTCAACCATGTTTTTTATTCTATTAATTATGTATTCTGAAAAATCTCTATTTCCATCCTCACCCCAATGGTCATCGATTACTTTTCCATCCGTTTCTTCTGTTATTGATGAAAATTCAGACCACAATTTATAATCCCAAAATATATAATTAACATTTTTTTCTTTTAAAATAAATTTTAAATTATTAAAATTTTGTACCCAATAATCATTCCAAACATCCTCATATGGTAAAATAAATGTATAAACATAATCAATAAGAGTTTTTATATTTTTTTCATCAATAGGTAACCCACAAGTTATATCAGAACCCTTATCAGTATTTATAACATTTACTATTTGTTCATTATTAAATGTTGAAATTATTTTTTTTTCAAAATCCACACCAACTGTTCTTACATAAGGGGAATTTGTTGCTATAACCCAATCTCCACTTTTAAAATTATTGAAATTGTTTATAACAGAAAAATAAATAGATTGTGAAGATTCACCACCTTTTGCTACAATTATTTCATCCATATTTAAAAAATGAGAAACACTTTCTGTCCATGTTTTCATTTTTTTTTGTTTGTATCTTTGGTAATTACCATCTGATTTGACGGCTAAATTTTGAGTAAATGAATCTCCAAAAAACCAAACCTTGTTTTTATTTTCCATTTTCTTTAAACCATTCTACTGTTTCTCGTATTCCATCTTCAAAAGTATATTGAGGAGTAAATCCAAGATTTTTTAATTTTGTTGTATCTACCATTCTGAATGGTATTGTAGTTGGTTTTGAATTATCCCATTCAACTTTTGGTGATAATCCTGTAACTTTTAATATTGTATCTACAATTCCACCGATTGTAATTGCTTCACCATATCCCACATTTACGGGTGACATAGACTCTCCTTTTTCTAAAAGAAGAAGGTTTGCATTTACGACATCTTTTACATACATAAAATCTCTAACCACATCAGGACTTCCCCAAACTACAAACGGGTCTTCACCACTTAATACTCGTTTTATGAGAGCAGGAACAACATGACAGGTTTTTAAATCAAAATTGTCGTGTGGGCCGAAGATAGCAGAACCACGTGCAATGATTATTTCCATATCTGAAATATGAGAAATATGTTCCATTATCTTTTCTCTATATCTTCTCATCCACCCGTATCCATAGTATGCAATATAAGGTTCGTCATCCCAAAATTCTTCCTCTTTAACAGGATATGGTCGGTCAGGATAACCAGTTGATGAGTTAAGATCTAAAAACTTTTTTACTCCGTTTTTATAAGATGCTTCAAGTATATTTGAAATAAGATTAATTTGTGAAAGTGTTACTTGCACATCAGTTCTTACTGTTGCAGGGTGGAGTATCGTACCTGCTGAGTGAATTACGTAATCAATATCTTTTGTTGCAGTATAACACTCATATGGATTATTTAAATTTGCATTGTGATATATTTCTATTTGATTTAATACATCCGAAGAAACTTGTAAAGGATTAATATGTGTTGTTGTTCTTACTTTTGCACCACGTTTAACAAGTTCATTTATATAATGTGTTGCTAAAAAACCAGAACCACCTGTTACCAATATCCTTTTGTTTTCATAGAAATTATTAGTGTTTGTCATAAAACTGAAATTCGTTTAAGTTGTTTATATAATTTTTATTTTCAAAATATAGAGTATCTATCATTTCAGAACAATATTCCCTTCTTTTAATTATATCAATTGCTCTGTTTTTGTTATAATCTAATTTGTTTTCTATTTTTTTATACAAAAGATTATAATTTAATCCTTGAATTTTTTTTAAGTTATTTATTACACCATCTACTCTGTCATTGATATCAATACAAAAATCAAATTCATAATCAAATATCTCATCATTTAATTCAAATCCGAATTTTTTAACTAAATGATTTTGTCCAATTATTCCTAATGATAAAAACGGTTGTTTTACAAGAAAATTATAAAATGTTTTTTCAGATAAAAATTCAAATCTTTTATCATGAAAAAAAGTTTCAACAACTAAATTTACAAATGATTTGGATTTTACAATTTCATCATTCAGATAAGAAAAACCATTAATATCTTTTTTCGTATGCAAATCAAAAGATTTATTTTTACCATCATAACATTCAAATATGTAAGGATGTTCATATAATCCATAATTAAATGAATAGTTTCCCGCATCTAACAAATTAGATTTACATAATCCGTCTAATAATAAACATCGGTGTGGTTTGGGATTATTTATTAAAAGTAAAAACAGTTTTTCAAAATTTGAATTAATTTCTATATCGTCTATTTTCTTACCTATATTTTTTTCTAAACAATATTTTGAAAATAACAATAATGAAGAAGGAGAATGAAGAAAAACTAAATTTTCAAATTTTTCACTTATAAAGATTTTATTAGCAAAAAATAAATAAAATTTAACTTTTTTGCTTTCTAAAAAATTGTCCAACTTTTTAAAATCTATATCATACCAAGTAAAGGGTTCCAATAAACCCACAATAAAAATTTCTGAATCACAAATATTAGTGTTCTTAATAAATGACTCAATTTTTTCAGATAAATTTTCACCCTCTGAATTATTTATAAACTGAACATAATCAAAAAATAATTTATTACTCATTTAAAATATTGGGTTCTATTATCAATAATTTCAATATTATTCAAGTAATACGAAATTGTATTTTTAAGTCCATTTTGTAAGTCGTATTTTAACTCAAACCCTTTTGATGAAATTCGTGATATATCAAATAATCTCTTTATGTCACCCGAAGGTTTATCTACTAACCAATTTACCTTTACTTCTTTTCCTGATAGTTGGATAATTGTATCCATAATTTCTTTTATAGTATATCCTTCACCCGAACCTAAATTAACGGGTTCTGTGATTTCGTTTTCTACCACGAATAACATACCTCTTGCAACGTCTTCTGAATAAATAAAATCTCGTATGTTTGAACCGTCTCCCCAAGCTTCAATTTCATCATTTTCCATTACTTTACGAATAAAGGACGGAATAACCATTGCAGTTTCGGGATTAAAATTATCATACGGACCATAAACATTTGCAGGTCTAACTATGGATATATTTTTCATTCCATATTGAATGTCATATGCTTCTGATTGTAATTCACCCATTCTCTTTGCCCAACCGGGAAACTTGTCGTGTGGTGAGGGAAATGTTTTCCATACATCATCTTCATAAAATACTTCTGCTGGATGATACACTCCAACTGAACTTGTGTATAGATACCACTTTACACCTGCCAATCTTGCAGACTCCATCATATTGGTATTGAATTGTAACATCGGAACCATAAATGATGCTGGATTTTCTGAAGACATTTTGGGTGAACCTTTAACTCCTGCTAAATGAAACACATAGTCCTGACCTTCACATATTTTTTGTGTAAAATCAAAATATCTCAAATCACCTTGAATATAAGTCACGCCTTCTATTTTGTTTTCGGGTATAAATAAATCTGCAATTGTGACTTCATTATTTTGTTGAAGAAGAAGTTCTACAAGAGAACGACCAATCATTCCATTTCCACCCGTTACAAGGACTTTACTATTTTGAACTTTCATAACTTTATTCTTTCTAAACTTTTATCCAATAATTCTTTTAATTTTTGTGGATCTATTTTTGGTTGATGAATACCCAAAGGATTACTATAATATATATCTTCTACAGAAAATCGTTTGGCAACTGAAAGCGGTGGTAAATCCTCTAAAAATTTACAAAAATATATATCTTCATTAATAAAGTCAGAATATACATTTTTATTAATAATATCAATCATTTTTTGTGTTTTACGGAATGATAACCCACCGTTACCGACTAACTTACCCTCCTTTGGTTTTACCCATGGAGCACCAATATATTCCCATTCTAAAAACTCGTCAATACCGTCTCGTAATAAAATAGAATCAGTTTGAAAAATAAGGACATTATTTTTAATTTCTTCCCAAAAATTTTTTGAAAGCATTAAATCATTATAATCGTTTATTGTAAAATTATTACAGTATAAATTTGTTAATCTAACACCTCTCCATTTTTTTGTTAGTTCTTTTATAAATTTTTGATTATTATTTCCATGAAACACACGAAGACTCCATTTTATATTTGAGTTTGTTTCATTTAAAAAATACATCACATTTTTAATTACAGTCTCCAAATTCGAATGATTTCTTGTTTCTATTATAATTGCCTGATAATCTGAGTCTTCATATATTTTTGGTATATAATCAGAAAAAATGTCTTTTAATTTATCAATATGATTATTCCAAATTAATACATGGTCTTCACTTTGTTTCATAAAAAACTCGCAATATTTTCATAGATATGACTTGCAATCAATTTATATCCTCTCAAATTTGGATGATAATCGCCTTCCCAAAAACCTCGTTCATCATTCCATACACTACGACTTCCATATTCCCACACTCCGATATTATGTTGTATTTCATAATCTCTTAAGAAATCTGCTAATGTTTCATTTGCATTTATAAAATAATTTGGCAAAGAGGATATATCAAATTCCTCATCTTTAAATAAAGGGTAAAACCCATTAAAATAAAAATGATTATATGGAGTTAATAAAGACTCAATTTGTGGAAAAATATAGAGTGGATTATTATTTGGTTTTTTTGTTCTATATCTGTGTGGATATGAAAATTGAACTATAATTATATCATTTTTTTTAAATAGACTTTGATCTTTTACTTCTTTTATTCTTTCTAAAATATCTAAATTACCAAAACCAGCCACCCCCATATTTACAAACTCAACTCCAAGTATATCAGATAACCATCTTGGATAAGAATTGTTATTTCTATAATTAACTACAAAGTCATTTGGATTTGTTTCATGTTTGAAACGAATGTCTTCTTCCAACCCGTGTCCGGCTGTCCAACTATCTCCAAAACATATCAGTCTCATTAACTCATCAAACTTCTTAAAAAATTAAAATCTCGGGTGTCATTAGGCAAATTTTGAATTATCTTTTTATTAGCCTCAAACCTATCAAAATTTTTTATATAAAAATCTTTATAAAAATCTTTATTTGAATTAATTCTTTTTACTTCTTCTATAAATTTATTAAATCTTATTTTTTGATCGAATTCCTCATCATAGCTGTGATTTATAATATCATCAAAAAAATCTAATTTAAATTCTTTTCTCATGTATTTTATATGACCATGAGTTGATAAAATCAAAGGAAATTGATAGAAGTAAAAAGGTCTTAAAGATTTTTCTGTTATATGAATTGTTTTAAAAAAATCCTGAAAATGGGATTCCGTTACTAAATTAAAAAATGAGTTTTCATATGTTTCATTTAATTCAGGAATCATCAATCCTCCTGATTCACCACCAGCTCCACCTAATTTTGTATTTATACTTGATAAATCTATTTCACCTGTTTCTTTGTAAAAATTTTTATTTTTTTCAAAATCACTTTCTTTAATTTTTATTGAAAAAAATTTATCAAAAATATGTTCATATTTACTTATATAATCTTTGTCAAATATTTCTATTAAATTATTCTTACCTGTTATAATATTTGTTGTAGGATTTAATGACCAATTAACATCTTCTATTATATTTTCTATTTCGAGTGAAGATAAAAGTGAATATCTATGAAGTTTTCCTGTCCTATTATGACATAAGAAAAATTTACCTTTTTTATCAACAACAAAATTTGAAACAAGTTCATTAAAAATAGAAGAAGCAGTCATACTTATTAAATTTAATTTATAATGTTTAAAATTAAAATTATATTTTTCTACTGCTGCATTATTTGAAATAATAATAAATTTATCAGCTTTAAGATTATTTTTATTTACGTATTTATATAATGTTAAAAACGAATTATACCAATCTGCTTCGTGTTCTCTTAATAATACTATAAAGAAATTATTATTGTTGTTTATTAAATATTTTACTCTTTCAGATAATTCTAAATTTTCAAATATTGAACCTATATCTCTACTTGTTTTGAGAAAATAATAATATTTTTTACCATCATCATTAACATTGTCAATATGAATTGATTTGAATGGAAGGGCATCTTTATTGTAATTTAATTGAGCTCTATAAAATCTTTGATAAAAATCTAAAAAACCAGGTTCATATCCAAACTCATATTCCCCTGTTAAGGGAAAAATATTTGGAAAATATTGATTATTTTCATCATCCCATTTTTCATAAACAAGGTGAATATATTTATTTTCTTGTGTTTCCATATTGAATTACGTTTAAACTTGGATTATCCGTTTTAAACTCCCTCCATACATCGAGTATTATACTTCCATCAGGAAATGGATAATCATAAAACTTTCCTCTGTGACCTAATAAATAGACTGCTTGTTTTGGCTCACAATCATAATCTACTTCTATGTTGTGTTTATCTAAAAAACAACCTGTAAGAATTGAAGTTGAACCTTCTAAATACTCTACATCAGGTTTATATGATTTACCTAAAATAACAACTGGTAGATTGTGTTCTTGTGATAATTCTTTTAGTCTATTAGCAAGATTTTCTGCCTGTTTTTCTCTTGCGGTCATAATGGAGTCAAATATATCATAACCCAACTCTAATTTTTCTGCCATATACCGAAGTGCAATATTATCTCTTGGGTGACAACCACCACCATCACCCATACCTGCTTTCATATACATTCCTGATATAATTCTTTTGGTGGATCTTTCAAGTGCACCCGTAACCACATCTACATTCATATTACCTTGTTTTTCCGCTACATCTTGTATCATATTTACGAGAGCAACTTTGGTGGATATGAAAGTATTGTAAAATATTTTGATTGCTTCTGCTTCATCCCAAGTACCGACTTCGTATCTTGTTCCTTCGGTAATGAAGGTGTTATAGAAATCAAGTAGAAGTTTGGCATCACCGGTCATACTTCCATCTTCTGTTCCGATAATTATCATTTCGGGATTTATCATATCCCACTTTACCGTACCCATAGCAATAAGATAAGGGTTGTATATGAAACGAAAGTTATTACAGTACTGAATAAACTCTCTACGAATTGTACCAGGTAATACGGTTGATATAAGAACTACAAGTTGTTCTTTGGTTGTGTATTTATCTACTTCTTGTAATACCGACTTTACAATAGAGTAATCAAAGTCTTTATTTGGTAAGTGTGATGTTGGTTCTCTGCCATCGTAATCTGGATGGTGTGGGGTTGGGACTGCAATGAAGATGAGTTCCCTGTCTTGTACGACTTCTTCAATCGTACCGACCATTTGGAAGTTTTGAGGTTGGACTTGGTTTATATCGTACCCAATAACTTCGTGTTTTTCAGCCATAACTTCGGCTGCATCTTTTCCTAATTTTCCTACTCCTATAAAACCTATTTTCATGTTTTTATTTTTTTATTAAAAAATCTTTTATTATCTTTAGTAGGGGTTTATTTGGGTATATAGAATTGTGGTCTAAACAATATTTTTTTTCACAAAATAAATAATAATGATTCATATTATGTTTTAAAACAGGAATCATTTCTTCCCGTATCTTTATCAATTCTTCATCTGTTTTTTTAGATAAATCTAATAAAATTTTCTGTATCTTTTCAATTCTTAAATCTAAATCTATTTCTTCATCATATGATTCATCCCACCAATTTTCAAAAGTTTTAAATCCCCATTCTTTTAATTTTTTTAAAGTAAATGGATTTCCAAACATTATAAAAGGATGCCCAACAAATAAAGCTTTCCACGTCTTTTCAGTTATAAACAATGTTTCCTTTTCAATTAAAGTTTCGGATATTACGGAAACAAATGTTTTTTCATAATCATTAAAATTTACATCATTACATAAATTTTGATTTAAATTATCATTGATAACCAAAGGTAATTTTTCAATAAGAGAATTTAGTGACTTATGTTCTACAAAAACATCGTCTGCGGTAAATGCCTCCATACTTATCATTCCACGTTCAAATAAATTTTTTTCAATAAGGTCACAAACAAATTTAACTCTATGATCACGTGTGTTTCTGGCATGCATTAAAAATAATTTTGAAGTGGTGTCTTTTTTAAATTTAATTGGATTATCTGATATTGTCTTAAAATTTAACCAAATTTCAAAATGAGATAATCCAACTACTTCAAAATTTAAATTTCTGATTTCTTGAAGTTTATCAATATTAATATTACCTGAAATGTAAAGAACTCCACTTTTTGGTAATTTTTGCCAAATCACCCATTTTTTTAAAATTTCTAAATCTCTGTTACTTTCTATACCAGAATATCCTTCTAACGTAAGACCTAAAATAATTTTACATTTACCTCTTCTACAATCATCCAAATACTTCTTATGAATTGTAGAAAATCCAATTTTTTCATTTCTTTTAAAATATGATGGATCAAAAATGTTTATAAAATAAACATAATTTTCATTTGAATCCTCATTTACTTTTAACAAATTATGATGTTCGTCTCTAAATGATGGAATTGAAAGTGAATTAAAATTTTCAATAGAAAACATTTTATGTTGAGAATCGTGAGTATCAAAAATATTCCAAAATCCCCACATTTTTGGATAATCTAACTTTCCTTCCTCTTCCATATACCAAGTTTTTGAACTACCATTAGGTCTATAATAATCAATTATACTATCCCAATCCTCAACTGCAAAATTAATTTTTCCAACATATAACTCATAAATCCCATCTCTAAATGATAATATATCCTCATCTTTAATATCAATTATTTTTTTTAAAAGAGAAAAATCAACTTTGTAATCTCTACTGTCATTTGTTTCATTAAAAGTAACATATAAATTTCTTTCTAATATATCTTCAATTAAATTTACTATTTGTCTTTTTGAAATGTTTTGAAAATCAAAACCAATATTTAAAATTTTATCTTCAAACCCCGAAAACATCAAGTTATTTAATATTAAAGCACAATCCCTTACATTTAAATGGGGTCTATTAGAATCTGGATCATATATCTGTAAAGTTTTATTATTAATAACATCTGTAACCAATTCATTAATTAAAATATCATTTCTTTGATTTTGACCAACACCATACAAAGTTGCCAATCTAAATATTTTAAAATTATTTGGTAAATTTTTTATTAATTCTTCACTTCTAATTTTTAGTTCAGAATATAAGGAAGTAATCTGAACAGGTGAATTTTCATTTACTATTTCTTTTGATTTTCCATAAACACTACAACTACTAATAAAATAAAAATCACAGTTTTCAGGAACCATCTTAATTGTATTTTCTAAATATAAAAGATGTTCGTCAATTAACTTCCTATCGTTAAGTTCATTAAGTCTTGGTGATGCTAAATAATAAATTTTGTCAAACTGTTCGACTATTTTTTTGTACTTCCAAATATTTTTTACATCATCATTAATATATTTTACATTTTTTAATTTAGTTTGATTATATGTAAAATTATCAATAACAGTAACATCACGCTCATCTATGAGAGCTCTTTTACATAATTCCGTTCCTAAATACCCAGCACCACCAATTATAAGTAATTTCACTTTCCCCTCCATAAATCTGTTGTTACGCAATGCATAGAACCACCAAGAGTTCGTGAGTGACGAATTTGTGCATCAAGTGTGTCAATACCATACTTTTTAAGTTCTTTTATCAATTCAGTTTGTCTATTATCAACCACTACTGTGTTTTCATCTATGGAAAGTAGATTTACTCCTATCCATACCGATGCTCTATTAGTTTTATGATATCCAATATCAACCATTGGAGGGCACCAAATTTTATCCCAACTTTTTAATAATTCAGGCATATTGTCTTCGTTTACTCGTTCGGGATTTAGAAGACATAATCCCTCTCTAAGGAGTGCAATAGTTGAGTCTATGTGAATGTATGAATAAATGTTTTCAAGGACGTGTACCCGATATTTCGAACCCAAAAAGTTCTGTAACCATTGTGCTCCCAACTTGTTTCCTGTGTTGGAATTTAGATACAGAATATCATCATTACAACGAAGAATATTAGCGGCATCAAAAACAGGTTCTATATCTCGTAAAGTGAGTTGGGATAAGTCTTCTCTTTGGTAACTATCATCTGTTAAACGTGGTTTTGGAGCAGATACCCAATTTGCACCTTCTTTCATTTTTTGTATAAAAATATCTTTAAAACAATCGGTTTCATATTGACGGGAACGGAGGGACATCGGTGACTCAAGAATAGTATCACCAATAACAGTTACAGTATCTCTTGGGCAAAATGTATAGTATTGATTTGTTTTCCAATAACCATTTGAAATAACATTTCTGGTTTGAATTGGAGAGGGTCTATGAACTTTTACACCAGCTGATTCTAACGTATTTTTTAAATTTTCTAAATCTTCATTTGTTTCAAAATAAACTTTACTATTCCAAAATCCGTCTTCGTCAATTGGAATACTATCTTGGTCTGCGTAATTTATACAATGTAAATCTTTCCCATGTGTGGGCATGTTTGCGTTAGTAACCGTACCAAGTATTACTTCTTTAAGAGGTTCCCATTCATTATTAACATTAACCATTTTTAATTATTTTTTGTAATTCTTCTACAATTATATCATGACCAAATCTCCCATTATGGGATAAGTCTCTTGCTAATTTATTTTTTTCATGTACTGTGTAATCATATATATTAATTACTTCATTATTTAAAAATGAGTTAATTTCTTTTGATTCAGAATCAGGTTCCAATGAAAAATATATAACTTTCGAACCCATCGATTCCCAAATAATACTTGCCATATTAGTTAAAAAAAGTATATTAATTTTTGGTTGAATTTGAGTTTCTATAAAAAAATATTTATAATATTCATCAATAAAACTTAAATTTTTATAATTCATCTCCAAGTTTTGGGAAACAATATCAATTTCGTCACCCCAAATATCAACAAACTGTGTTCTAGTGTAAAAAGGTATTTGATAAATAACAAATTTAGGAATTTTATTATTTTTTTTTAAATAATTTGAAATAAATATTGTTTGCCAAATAATGTTATCAACAGAAGAACTTGATTTTGCAAAATTCATAAAATCTAAATTTAAACTATTTGCAAGTTTTGTAACCCACAAATCTTCATAATGCAATCCGACTCCTTCTGTGTAAGAACATCCAAATGATAGTAGAAAATTATCATCCACTTCTTCTATTTCTTTAAATCTAAAACCTAATTTGTTAAATTTATAATCTATTGGATTATCAAAATAGTACCAAGATTCCCCCATTTTATTTTTATTTTGAAAATAGGTATCTTCTAAATCAGTTTGATAAAAATTTATATGTCTATCTTTATATCTTTTGTCTATAAATAATTTTGTATTTTTATCAAAACTTAACATTATTTTCTAAAATATTTTTGTATGAGTTATTTGAATGAGTGTCATTATTAACACTCGAAATTTTATCCATAAGTAAAATACCACGAGCGGCGTCTTCGGGAGTCATATACATATGATATCCCACCATATCAATATCATCTTCGTCTTGTGATTTGGTGAGGTCTCTACCATCATACCGTGCTTTCTTCAACCACTTATACGCATCTTCGTTGTCGGTAAGTATCATACCACCTCTACCAATTGGTAATCTTTTTTTAAACTGAAAGGACAAACACATAAACTCACCTTGAAACATACCTTCAATCCATCTACCAGCACCGTCCCATACATCAAGAGGGTTGAGTTGATACACTCCACTCCATTCTCTTTCTTCAAACTTTACATCGTAACCCGCTAATTTAATATAGTTTGGAACGGAAATGTAAGTGTGGGTGGGTATTGTAATTTCTTGTGGTTGGTTTAAGTACTTAAGAGTGAGAAAAATAGCATTGGTACAACAGTCAACCGCAACTCCGTACTTTGAACCTGCAAACTTTGCCACTTTTTTCTCAAAGTAATCTATAACTTCTTGCGGGTTAGACCATTCAAAATCTAATTGTGATAATTCAGGTCTTTGTAATTCTTTTGGTGGTCTACCAATTGGCCATTCTTGAAACATTAAAATAATTTTTTATTTTTGTTAAATTTAACATTTTTGTGTTTTAGAAAATCTGATACAATATCATCTACTTCCAACTTTATACTCGAATATGGTGTATTTTTATATTCATATGCAAATTCACTATAAGTTGATGGATAACTACACACTAAATAATTACAATTAGATAAACAAAATAAATCAGTTACATTTAAAATAGCATTTGCATAATTTTCTAATCTTTCAACATTTATTTTTGATTCTAATAAATAATTTTTTATTTCTGGTAATATATCATGACTTGAAAATATCATATTTCCAAAATTTTTATAATAAGGTTCCAAAAATTGTTTTGGTAAATCCATGCTTATAAAAATATCATGATCAGGAAGTATTTTTAAAATTTTATCAATTATTTTAAAATATTTTTCATCATCAACGAATTGGTATAATGGATTTTGAATATGAGATGTTTTTCTAATAGACAAAAATTCTTTTTTTAACTGTGGATTGTTTTTGTAAATTGAATCTTCATTAAAACTAACTCCATTATTTCTTCTAATATGAAATCCTATGGCGTTTTTTGTAAAATTTGTTATAACATCATCCATAAATTTATGTTTTAATTTTATAGACGAAAGGGGTCTGTATTTTAGTGAAACATCGGGTAAATGGTATAAAAATTGTGGATTTTTTAGTTCAACCAATTCACGTAAACTATAATAACTAAAATCAGAATAATAGTGATTATCTTTCAATTTTTTAGTTTCATCTAAATAAAGTTGTTGTATATAATCTCTATCAATTTGAGTTGCTTTATATACATCATCGCTTTCTATATCAAAGACGGTTTTAAAATTAAGACTTTCATATTCAACGATATAATTGCTACCAAATTCGTATTCTCCGTAAAAAACAGGTTTTGTATAAGGTAAGTTTATCAATTCTATTTCTGGCCAAAACCGATATGGTAAAAGAATTGTGTATTTGAAATCATGTCTTTTATTTAAATCGTATGCAATTTCCCAATGAAAAATTCTATTACATAACCCAGTATCGTTATTATCTAAAATTTTTTGGTATTTGCTTTTATAAAAGTCACTATGATTTCCCCAACCACCAAATGGTTCTTGCCATCTTAATGTATAATCTAACCCATACATGATTTAATTTGGATTATATTCACCGTCTTCAAAGTGAGTAATTTCACCACTTCTCAATTCAACATCAGGTATGGTTTTATCAACTTCAATTGATTCATACCAATCTTTTAATTCAGGAAAAGTTTCAACAAAACTCTTACCACGTCTTTCATCATATTGAGAATAAAATGATTTAAAGTCATGAAAATGTAATTCATTTTCTCTTTCTGTTGTTACGTGACCTGTTTCAACTACTTCAATATAGTCAATTAATCTTTCAATCTGTGCCTTTTCACCTACTGAAAACAATTCATCAAACCATTCATTTTTTCTTCTTTCGTCATACCAAGTTTTAAACTTACGGTGTAAGTCATTTTTTACAGAATTTGGTAATACGAGTGGAGACATGAATGCTGGCCATCTTAAAATGTTAAAATCGACATTTGGTCTGTTTGGACCATATTTTTCTTTTAGAGTAATCATATCGTCCAAAAATTCGGTAATACTGAAAAGACAAAGAGAATTTATCGTCATCATCACGGTTAGTGACCTAAATTCTGCTCTTTCAATAAACTTAACCATATTTGATCTCCACTCGGGATAAATTAAACCATCTCTAATATATTCGGCATGCTTACCAAAAGATTCGTTAGACGTATATAAATCAAATTCTTTAATTGGTAATTCGTGAGTAGCGTCAATTAGTCTTTGTATTCTATCAAAAGTACCACCTAAATTAGAATTAACAGCAAGTCTTAATTTGTTGGATGGATATCTCTTAACGACATCCAAGAAACTCCAAAAATTATGAGACATGGTTGGTTCTCCACCTGTGATTCTAATTTCTTCTAATTCTTTTACAAGATCTGGCCACCATCTAATAAATGCTTGAACATATGGATTATCATCATTTTGTTTTCCAAATTTATCAGCCCAACTTCCGTCAGCGTAATAAGCGCCCGCGGATACTGTTTTAAACTTTTGATAAGGTCCAAATTTTTTGATTTCTTTACCCCATGTCGTGGAATAACCTGAATTGCAATATGAGCAAGCAAAATTACAAGTTCTATCGAATGAAACCTCTACTGTTTTTAATAACACATCCACATCCCAAGGTAAATCTCTTAATTTAGAAATATCTTCTTCTTTGTAAATACGTGACTTATAAACACGATCTGCAATGTGATCTCTACCAATATCCTCCACTTTCCAACAATAAGAACATTCAGCTGGTCTTCTACCATCCAACATCATTTTACGTGCTTCTTTCTTTAACTTCGTATTATGAAGTGCTCCCGGATTAGTTTTAATTTCCTCTAAATCAACAGGATGGGGAAGTGGTAAGTGACAGGAGTTGGTAAATCCATGACCCAAATGTAAAGAAGCATTATACCATTTAGCTGCACAAAAGCTTGGTGATATAGAGTTAAGATTTTTGTTTCGCCAATCTCGTAATTCGTTTGTATCTGACATAATTAATTAGTTAAAAATTCAAGTGGAAGTTTTTCCATAAAGTTATTGTTTTTTGATTCATCTAAAATGATGTTAAAATTATTTTTATGTTTAAAATCAAATAAGAAAAGAATATCGTTATAATGAGATTTGTTCAACAGTTTTTCAACTGGTGTTGTAAATGTCTCAAGTGCAAAATTAATATCTGTTTTGTTTTTAATAAACGATAAGTGCTTAATATCAAATTGACCAAAATATCTGTGTTCTTCAACAAATGTACCAGGATTACCTGCCCCGATTATAATACCTTCTTCCTTATAATCGTCTATTAATTCACCTTCAAATTCCTGTTCGTTTATTAAATCATAATTTTTATAAAGTAATATTTTATTATTTTCTCTAACAACTGAAAGGACTAAATCCAAATTTTCTAAATCACTTTTAGTAATTCCATAAAATCCAACCCAATTAAATTGGTCATCTTTTTTTGGAACCTTCGTCCAAAATTCAAAAGCAAGAGATTCACTTTCAGTATTAAATGTGATTCCCATATTTTTGCCCGGCTTTCCTATGATACAAAATATTTTATCAGTAAATGAATTTGGTATTAATTTAAAAAATACATTCAATGTCCATTTTTTTTGATGAAAACAATTATTTAATTCCAAGTTTTGTTCTTTATTGAATGGAGTAACATATTGATTATCATCGTGATATGACAAATCCCATTTATATTTTATCCAATACGGTTGTTTATATAATATATTCATTTTATATTATTTATGAAATTAGTTAATTCAGGGAAATAATCTTGACATTTTAAGTGTCTTCTTACTTCATACTCTTCTATAAATTTTAAAAAATCTTTCTTTTGTAAATCAAAATTTGTATCATCTATTAAACTATCTTTAACAAAAATATCTCTAATTCTTGATACTTTTTCTATTTCTTTTAAAGTAAATCCAACATCTGAAATATGCTTAGGTTGAAACGAATTTAAAGACCTATAAGTAGAATGAAATTTCATGAATTTTATACATCTTTCAAAGTATTCTTCGTCTAAATAGTCTTTTAATAATCTAAAACTTAAAAATTCTGGATGTCTTAAATAAGAAGTATCTATAATTAAAGCAGAATTCCAATATCTCTCTGTATTAAAATGTTTTAGTTTAAATTCATATACCTTTTTTAACAATTTCTCATAAGAAAAAATACTAAAAATATTAAATGTTGACATAACAACAACTGTTACTTTTTGAAGTTCCGATAAAATTCTATCAATATTTTTAAAAAGTTTTTCAAAATCCAAACCATATCTAACATAGTCAGCTTGTTGTCCATATGCATCAACCGATGTGTAAATAATCATTTCTTTTACTCTACCTTCGGTTTCAATAATTTTAAGTTTTTCAATAAGTTTTTCAATCAACTTATCATCCACACCTAAATTTGAATTAATGGAAAACTTTAAGTTTTTATTTGGTTCATCAGTTTCAATAATATTATCTAATACTTTCCAAGTATCTTTTGACAATAATGGCTCACCACCTGTAATTCTAAAAGTATCCATATTTTTGTATAACTGAGGCCACCATTTCCAAAATGCCTCAATATATGGATTATGTTCTCGTTGTGGTATAGAAAGTGTATTTCTTTCTACAATTGGGTCTAATGAATTAAAATTTTGAGACGTTGGATATCCACCATGATTTCTAACTTCTTCTACCCAAGTTGATGAATATTCAGGTCCACAATACGCACACTTAAAATTACAAGTGTTTGCAAAACTTACCTCAACATATTTTGGTAAATAATCTTCTTTCCAATCAATATTTTTAATTTCTTCAAAGTGAGGTTTAGACCATTGTTCTTCTGATTTAAATACTCGGTCTGAATAAGCTTCTGAGCTATCTTCTACTCTCCAACAATAATTACATTCTTCTGGTCTACCACCCTCCAACATTTCTTTTCTAACTTTTTTCTTATGTTTAGAATTATGTAATGCTGTGTGATTTTTTTCAATTTCTTTAAGTCCAATTTTATGTGGTGCAGGATGGTGACATGAATGGGTAGTTCCATTATGAAGATGCATCGTAACTTGTGTCCATTTTGCAAGACAAAATCCACATCCTACTGAGTCTAATTGTTGTTTTGTTTTATGGAAATTATTTCCAATTACTTCACTCATAATTTTACATTTATTAATTTTACTCTATCATTAATTATAGTGGTATCCACTAATTCATATTTTAATTGAGCAATTCCATCGGATTTGTAATCCCACTCACCTTGTTGCATTTGATGAACGAACCTTCTTTCATTACGAGCGGTGGTTTCTCCTTTTGCCCATTTTTTAACACCGCCCTCTTCTACTAAACCTTCGTCTTTATGTGGAAGACATCTTAACCTACCAGGTCTTCGGTGAGGAAGAGTTGTATATGGAACTTGTATAGTTTCTCTGTGATGTTCACAGTCAAAAACTTCACCATCATTTTCGTTACCTGATAAATCATACGCCTCTCCATTTTGAAAATTGTAATGAAGAACTAACCCATCTGATGTTGGTGATAATGCTAAATCTTCTACTTCTGATTTGGTAAGTGCTCTGTCATATAATTTAACATCTGCTATATCACCTTTAAACCATTTTGAAACATCATTATCAGCAACGGAAGTTGTTGTTCCTAAATAGTAATCAACATTGCCATATCGTTTTAACATTCCTTCAAACTCTTGGGGTGAATGAGTTCCTGTTCCCCAACGAGCATCACTTTCTTTACCATTCATATAAAAATGAACTTTGTTATCATCAACAACAAGTGTTACCCAAGACCATTGGTTTTCATATCGTTTCATCCAAGAATAGATATGGTCTTTTTGATTATTCCACAATTGAGATGTATAGGTACGGGAATTATTATAACTCAAACCATAATCATATCCAGGTCTCCTTAAAATAGGATATTCACAAAATCTTCTTTCTGTATCACCAACTAACCAAATTGGTACTTTTTCCTCTTGTTGATGAGCACGAACGAGTACGGAAACTGTGTGAGACCTTGAAGTTAAATTACGAATAGAACGAGTACATGGTATTCTGACAAATGAACCCTTCCCGTCAAATGATAAATAATCTTTTGGTAAATCGGTAAAATTCATATATTTTTGATCAACATATCCCTCTAACACACACCTCCAAAAAAGGTCATCATCTTCCATACCCCAATCCCAATAGTCATTTGAATACCCGTTGGTTTTCTCAACTTGTTCTTTTGAGAATAAGACCGCACCACCAAAGTACTCTTCATACTTCAATTGGTAATTCATTTGTGAAATGTTAGTGGCAATATGAACGGGGTATTTTTCAGGAAAAGAATAATCACACCCTTCTTCGGGTATCATATCTATGTCGTGCCATACAATGTAATCACATCCTTCTTTAAACGCCCATTCTGCTGCAACATTTTTCATTGCACCACGATTAAACAACTTATCATCAACTTGATGGCCAAAATATATTTGGTAATCAATTCCTTGACTTTCTAAATACTTACCAACTGTTGGTACGAATTCCTTTAAGTGGGCTTCTCTATTTCTGTATGGAACACAAACTCCTAATTTCATAAATTTACTGTAACTTTGGTTGTTTTGTCTGTTATATTTTCTTGTTCTAATAAATCATAGTGTAAAGTATTAATACCATCGATATGAAAATCTATAAAATTTCTTCTGACTTCGTTATAATACTTAATTTGATTTTGTCTTGTTTCTTTATGTATCCACCTGTTTCCTTCTGATGAATTTGATTTATGTTTTAAAGATTTAAATCTACTATTTCGTCTATATGGCTTTGGTAAATAAGTTGAAAATGATTGATTTATTTTTTGTATATTTACATTTTCTAATTCTATTTTATTTAAACCCGAAACATCAACTCCAAACTCATTATTACACAAATTTGGTAAAATCTGCGAGTATAAAAATTCACTTGACCTAAAATCTTCAAAGTTCCTAATTTTAACTTTAAGTGGGTTATTATAAATAGACTTTATTTCACTTTTTATAAGTGCAATATCGTATATTTCAATACCCGATATTACTCCATTAAAAAATGATTTTTTAAATTCACTTTCACTTGAAGTACCAACATAGACCTTACGAGTATCAAGTTTCATTATTGGGCTATCCAATTCAACACTATTGACTAACTCAGCATTTAGATATAAAGATAAAGTTTGATTTTCATACACCATTGTCAATAAAGACCATCTTTCACCAAGAATATCAGTTGTTATAGAATAAGGTTTTTTATCTTGATCATATACCTGACAAAAAAATCTACGAAACGAATTGTAAAATAAACCTGTATTATATCCAGGAATAGATACAATTGGATATTCATCATAATCTGAATTAGGATTTATTTGTATATTAGTTGGCTTTACTAATGCTGAAATAGTAAAATCACCTTCCATTAAGGTTGAATTTTCATTTGATGTTACTCTAATAAATGAATTGTCTCCTGAAAAGTTAAATATCTCAATTTCATTTACATTTCCCATTTCTTGTATTTCAGAATCAAGTGGTAAATTTGTTTGATAACATCTGACTAAAAGGTCATCATCTTCAAAACCCCACCCCCAATACTCATTTGAGTACCCATTTATTGCTTCAAAATCTTCCCTATTAAAAAGAGTAACCCCACCAAAATAATCAAAATAAGTGGTTTCATAATCGTGTTCTTGCAAGTGAGTTGCAAGATGAAGTGGTTTATCAGAATAAGAATAATCTACATCTTCTGGTAACATATCCACATCATGGAATACGAAATAATCACACCCATTTTTGGATGCAATTTCATAACCCACGTTTAGTAGTTTTCCACGATTAAACGATTTATCATCACCTTGTTCGATGACAAAAATCTGATAATCATACTCTTTTAAATAATCTTCCATGTGACTGACAAACCTTTTTAATTGTTGGGGTCTGTCTCTATATGGAACAATTATACCGAGTTTATGATTACTCTTCGTTTGAGTCCGTTTGTTCCGATGTTCTCTCGGCATCTCGAGGTGGTCTGTTTGTTGAACCTACTGTTTTTGCTTTTGCTATTTGGTAAAACTCATTTAGATACCATTCCAATCTTTCTTGCCACATATCTGCATCTAAATCATATACCCAATCGTTTATATCTTGTAACGATTTTGCAATGGACTCAAGTGCCTTGACTCCACGTTCTTCCAAATTATCAGTTTTCTTCTCTGCCATAGTTGTAGTTTAGTTTTTTATTGTTAATAAGTTCTTCTTTTAATTTTTCAAATATATAACCTTCAATATTATTTTTATCTATTGGATATGATGCTTCAGAAATCCAATCTTTCAATTTTATTGGTTCCCATTTTTTTTCATCAATTTCTTTTTGAATTTTGTCAGGTTCCCATTTTAAAATTTCAATTCTTGATTGAAGTTCTTCTATTTCATATTCAATATCTTTTTTTCTGACTTCTTTCATTTTTAATTCTTCGGAAATATTATCTATTAATGGCTGTTTTTCATACCATCTATTAAAATATTTACCTATATGTGAATTTTTATGATTTAAATTTTGTAACAAAGTTTCCACAATTAAAATAATTTTTAAAAATATAGCATTATCCTTTTCAGATTTTTCTGTTAAATCTTTCAATTGATTGTCTATTATTTCAAGTGATTTTACCACTTTTTCATTATGTAACAATTCTAATAAGTTCATACTCATTTCTTTTAATTTTGTCTAACAATTTGTATTTTATATTCAATAACCCAATACTTTTTAAATCTAATTTATTTTGTAATACTTCATGAAAAAAAATATCGGCATTTTCACTTATATCAGGATTATAGGTATAATAATTATTAATAATATTTCTATCATTACCATGTGAAAGTGATTTATATTTTCCATGAATTCTAAATGGAAGATATACAATATCTGTAAGTTCTATATTTTTTTCATTAGTTTCGGTATTTCCTTGTATAGTAATATGATTTAAAAATAACCCATTATCTAAAAGAATATTTTTTGAATAGGTTTTAGTATAATTAAAATGTAAAACTGGACTTACCCCATGCTGAGTTTTTAATTTATTAAGACAAGAATTACCTTCAAAATAAAATTGTTTTTTAGCATCATCAGTCAAAATAGTATCAAAAACAAATATTTCAGATAATTCTATATCAGAATTTTTATCAGATATTTTTATATGTTTGTCTTTATAATCAAAAAGTTTGAAATTATCAGATAATTTTTCTTTTGCTGTTTTATTGTTTAGGGTTAAATTAATTTCATTATTTTCTTTATCATATTCAAACAAAACATAATTCCATACATTTCTTGAATAATTTAAAATAACTTGATTATGTTGGTTATTATTGTTCCAAATTTGTCCTATTATTTGATTACCATTATTTAAAAACAATCCAGTGTCATATCCTTCAAAACAAAATAAATTTTTATTAATACTTCTTTCAAATCTGTCATTAAACCAAAATGAAATTGTGAAAGATTCATCTACAAGTTTTTTTGTTAATGGGTTAAGTGTTCCATATAAAAAACTTTCTTTATTAAAAATATTTGTTTTAAATTTCTGTGATAATTTATTTCTTGATATTTCAACTTTTTCTATTCTATACGGTAAAATATCAAGTTCATCATAGTTTGAATAAGTTTTATTTTTATCATAAAATTTTTCAAGATAAGCACCACTTCTTTGTAATCTATAAAGTAAATCTATATCCTGGAATCCATATCCCCAATACTCATTTGAATATCCATTTGCTCTTTCAAAATCTTCACGATTAATTAAAACCACTCCACCAAAATATTGTGGATATGGAAGTTTGTTATCATGTGCTTCTACGTTTGTTGCCAAGTGAGTTGGAACATCAGGATAACCATAATCACATTCATCACTTATAGGTAACATATCAATATCGTGAAATGCAAAGTAAGTATATTCTTCACCCACTTCTTTTACTGCAGCATTACACAACTTACCATAATTAAATGGCCTATCGTCTGCTTGCTCAACGATAAAAATATCATAGTCAATTCCCTTGTCTTTTAGAAAATTGTGAATATGAGGTACAAACACATTTAAGTGTTTTTCTCTATCTCGATAAGGAACTATAATAGCTAACTTATCTTTCATATTTCAATTATTTTTTGAGTTATAATTTTCCAATATGGATACTCATCATATGTATTTTTAGACATAGGTACAATATAATAATTTTTATTATTAATGTCAATACGAAAATTATTTAATTGAATATTTCTATACATTTTTTTATATTCTTTCCAATATGAATAGTCAGTTTTGGTATTTGCGACATCTTGTAATCTTTTTAAAACCGAACTATCCCATTTAAAATGATGAACTTGAACAAATCCTTTTTTAGGTGGATATCGTTTTGGATGGTTCCATCCTCTTTCTCTCCAAGTATCGCTATCACCTACAGACACATAGTGCTGACCCCCTGTTACATCAACTGAACCCTTCATTACACATACTTTATTTGGACAAGCCCCACTCATTGGATTTCTAAAAAATCCGCAGTTTGTAAATTCTTCCCATATATTACTTTCATTAGTAATAACTGGAAAAGTTCCATCAGGTCCTATTCTATCTAAAAAACCACCTGTAATAAAATCCCACCCATTTTCCTCACATTCTTCTATCATTTCTCTGATTGGTTTTGGATAAACATGAAATTCATCGTCATCACTCACTATCCACCATTCATCAGGTTTGGTTTGTTTTACTTGATTATATAATTCTGTTACCTTTTCCCAATTAAATTTTGGTTCGGTAACTACTAAATAAGGATTTATTCCCAATTCTCTGACTTGTTCTTCAATTCCATCATTATTGTGTTGTTTATAAACAACAACATATATCTCATCAACCGTATCTTTATAATGGTTTATCATATGAGGTAACATAGTAATGTTATGACCCACAACTGTAACTAAATTTAGTTTTTGCATCTCTGTAATATTGTTAGTCCTGTTGTTGATGGTTTATCTCTTTTGATACCGTGATTGAAAAGATTAAACATCTCCCACTCGGGATTGTCTTTTAATTCTCTTATCAACTGTTGAGGGCCGTTAAATTCATGATGATAATCTTGTGATTTTATATCTTCGGTAACAATATATTCGTTTTCATATGAAGAATCTGTATCGTGTATGGAAACAATTCCGTGTGGTTGTAAGAGTTTTGTGTATAAATCAAAATCTCGTTTCACATCTTCGTAAGAGTGACCTGCATCTATATGTAAATAATCTATCTTTATATCCTCTTTGACAAAAAAGTTGTAGTACGCGTTTTCAGTAGTATCTACTATTAAACGAATTGGATAATATTCTCTAAAAAAAGAAGATTTATCAAGATAATCAGGATTACCACCAACTCCATTATTTGCATCAACAAGAATTGTAGTTCCAGTATCCCCCCATTCTATTAGACGTTCTCCTTCAAATATTTTACTATCGTATAAATCCAAACGAGCTTCGGTCATTATTCTTGGAATGAACCCACCGCCACTTCCAAGACAGACACAAGTTTTTGCCCGTAAATGATGAATAAGGGAATATACTAAAAGACCGTCACCCATATTATAATCCGTTGCACCATGAGTCCAACGATACTTTACAGGTTGGAATTCTTTATACTCTTTACCCTTTACATCCTTTTTAAAAGAATGATTATGAGTAATAAACTCGTATATTCTTTGTAAATTTAAAAGTGGCATCCAAGAGGTTTATATATAAATATACATAGTCAAAATTATGCTAATATTGCAGTTCTGACTTTATCAACCCACTCTTCCCTATTATCAAATCGTTTCATATATTGTTTTAATCTCAACCAATTTTCTTCTCTCTCTTGGTGGGAATCTTTTAGAATTTGTTTAATCATCCTTTGAAAATCATTCATAGTTGAAGCTCTATATTTGTATTCCACTTCGGGGCACCAATCATGATTTATTATTGGTAATTTACCATAATCTACTGCTTGAAATATGTTATATCCAAATGGTTCTTGGAAATGAGCTCCATGAAATATACCCCAATTTTTATTCATAAAATGTTGATGAATATCGGGGTGATACTGATAAACATCCAATTTAGGAAATGTATAAGTTGTGGTTGCTCTTAAATTTTCTAAATCCATTTGTTCTACCAAAGCCAATCCCTCAACACCGTGCATCCAGTGAAATGCCTTACGAGTTTCTATTCTTGCTGCGTATCCAACTTTTCCATTATTTACATGATTTGTTAGGGGTGCATTAAGTTGAAATTCATAAAAGTTTGGAACATTATAGCTATAATTTGGAAAATTATCAAACATTTGACTTGGATTACATCCAATCCAAATTCTTCTATTAAATGTAAGAAGAAAATCATCATACCACTCGGCATCTACTTTTGTATTAAATTGTAATAATTTTAATTCTGGTATTTTATCTATAACCGAAATCATATCTCTTGGATATGCATGAACAAAAATAGTTCCAAACTTATCTTCAAAATGCCAAATGTGTGGTCTTTTATGATAATGAGAATGTAAAAAATGTATAACAGAAGCTCTATTCAACCAATCTTTTGTTACTTCTGGATCATCACCATGAAAGTGGTATCGAAGTCCTTTTGGTAAATATCTTTCTTCAAATTGAGCAGGTCTTTTTGAGTCTATAAGTAAAAACCACTCTTTTTTATCAGGTAAAGTAGGCCACACCCATTTTAGAAAATGGTTAGTCCAAATATCGGCCCCACCTTTAATTGTGTTTCCAGCACCAGTTGTAACTAATATTTTTGGTGAATACTCTTTATTCATTTACTTGTGTCTCAATCCATCGGTATGTTTTTGTAATACCATCTTTAAGTGGTATTGTTGGTTTCCAACCTAAAAGGGAATAAACTAAATTATTATCTGAATTTCTACCCCTGACTCCTTCTGGACCTGGTATATTTTTTATACTTAAATTTTTTCCACTTATACCGATAATCATTTTGGTAAATTCGTTTATGGAAATCATTTCTTCACTACCAATATTAAAAGGTTGATTTTCATTTGAGTCCATTAAAATTCTTAATCCGTCTAAACACTCATCTATATAAAGAAAAGACCGGGTTTGTTTTCCATCACCCCAAATTTCTAATTCACCACCTTCGGGTGCTTGAATAACTTTTCTACAAATTGCCGCAGGTGCTTTTTCTCTACCACCATCCCACGTTCCATACGGACCGAATATATTGTGTAGTCTTGCAATCTTTACATCTAATCCATAATTTCGGTGAAAAGATAAATACAATCTTTCACTCAATAATTTTTCCCAACCATACTCGGAGTCGGGGTTTGCGGGATATGCAGATGACTCTTCACATTTCGGGTTATCAGGGTCTAACTGATTATGTTCGGGGTATATACAAGCTGATGAAGTGTATAAAATTTTCTTTACACTTTTTTTACTTGCTTCGTATGCAACATTAAAGTTAATTAGACCTGAATTATGCATTACATTTGCATCATTATCACCTGTAAAGATATAACCAGCTCCTCCCATGTCCGCAGCAAGTTGATAAACTTCATCAAATGAATTTTCTTTATCATTCTCTGCTCTTTGATTTGGTGAATACATAATTCGGGAAACTAAACTTGAATCTCTCAAATCACCTTCAATATATTCATGACAAAACTCATCTAATTCATAATATTCGTGCTTAGGTTTAATATCAACTACCCTTACCCAATATCCTTGTTCTTTTAATCGTTTTGCCAGATGACCTCCTATGAAACCACCTCCACCTAAAACTAATGCCAATTTTTTATTTTCTATTTTCATAATCTGTGATAAAATAATTTATGTATATACTTCCTTGTATTATATATAGTAACCTCATTTGGAATATCTTCAATTTCCAAATATTTCTTTGATGCTCCAATTTGATTAAACATTAAACTCCATCGTCTTTCCATACCACAACCTTCATTTTTATTTGTCGGATGTTTTAACCAATAAGAAGGTATCTTATCTAATGTTGTTTTTTTTACACCAAAAATAGGACCGAATATTGCATCTTCGGGTAATTCATTAAATAATATACCGTCTTCTACCCAATTTTTTTGTTCCTCATTTTCGTAATGATATTTGAAATTTATATGAGCAACAACATCGTATAAATCTAAATTTTGGTCTATTAACTTGATATAATTTTTATCCAATATTCGTAACGAATCTTGTAAAAATATATACCGTTCAGATTTTAGATTATTATATGCCCAAATATAAGCTCCACTATCCCAACAAGTATAATTTAAATTAATAAATTTAAAATAAGGATACTCATTTCTTAATATATGAAATTTTTCTTTAAATTCCAAATTATTTGAATTTGTATCAATAATACAAACTTCATGATTATTTAAATCTATTCTATATAAGTCTTCTACAATCCAACCTAATGTATCTAAATTATTATGACTTGCAACGACTATCATTCATGTAAAAAATTATTTATGTCTTTTTCCCAACTATATTCTTTTAAGTTTGGTAATGTTTCCAAATTATATAAAAAATGTAAATTGGTTAAAATAGATTGATCCCATCTATGAGCTGAAAATTCTTGGTGATTAATTTCATACTCATAATGACTTCTAACAACTTCATAATTTAAACACCACTCTTTCCATTTGGAAATAAATTCTAAAACCATGTGATTTTTTTCATAAAATCCCCAATTTGCAGCAAGTTGCTTAGAATGTCTTAATTCTTCAAAATCACAATTCATAAGTTCAAAACAATCATTTCGTGTGTATTCGTTATGTGAAAAAGGGCCTCTACCCAACCCTATACCCATATAAGTTTTTTTTACTAAATCAACAGTCTTTTTTATGTCTTTTTTTATTTCGTAATTGTATTCTGGTCTACCAACATCGTGATAAAGTATAACATCACCAAAAGGTATTTCTTCCATTACATGAGAAATAATCAAAGGTTTAAATGCATAAAATCCAAATGCAGATTCCTTATTATCTTCAAAAAAATACTTTTCATAATCACTTTTATAAGGTAAAGTTTCCTCAACAAAATGATGTATCTCATCTCCTCCGTTTTTTAAAAAAGAAGAAGATAATTTTTGAAATGATTCTTGATAATAATCAACTATACCATAACATGATTTTGTATTAAAACAAACTAAATGTATTTTCATTTTATAACAATATCATCAACTCCATATAACCAATGTGGATGGTTTCCTTCTACAAATTGAACTTCAATTTCTTCTTCTATACCATCTCTACCATAAATGAGTTGTTTATCCAATACAGGAGAAAAAACCTTTGCGGTAGGAGAAAGAAATGAAGCCCACCAACTAAACGATGAATTTGCTCTAAAAATAGTTCGTGCAAAATAAAGTTTTAAAAAGTCTTCCAACCAATCAAACACAAACCCATCTTTATAGACAGAACCCTCGGGGTATCTCCATCCAAAAAATTGAGTTGGTTTTCTATCTTTATGCCATTTATTGATATGATCATCTGAAATCCAAATTATATTTTGTGGGTCATATCCATATTTTTTAAATGCATTAAAATATGATTGTTGAGAAACTACGGAATATCCCTGAACGTTTTGTTGGTTATATTGGGGATTTGAAATATCGTCTCTTCTTAAATGAGCAATATCATATGTACCCTGTCTTTCAGACCAATATTTATAAGCATCAGTTTCTTTTACCAAATCTGAAAATTTAAAAACTCTCAATAAATAATCTTTTGACATTTTTTCAAAAATAGATTTGTTATATGCACAAACTGAATCAAACCAAACAGGATTATCAACTTTTTTGTAATTTGTTTCGGGGTTTTCGGGATTAATAAATTTTATATCGGGATAATTTTTCTTTAAAATCATCTCTTGCATATCAAGAGTATGAAATTGATTATCACTTTGATTTCGGTATAAACGAACTTCATCATTATCACAAACTCGGTGAAATTGATGTTTAAATAAAAACGTTCCTTCCCAATCAGATGTTAATATAAAATCAACATCATTTAATTTAGAATAAGTAGCACCATAAGCATATTGATGCATTCTATTTCCAAATCTTCCGTTCCAATGAGAGAGTAAAATAAAATTATTCATAACCTTTATTAATTTTAAATATATTAAGTTTTATTTTTTAATGTATTTATTTCATCTTTAAGGTTGTTAATTTCATTTGATAATTCTTGGACTGCTTTTACCAAATATACATTTAAAGTATGATAACTAATTGTTTTCATACCAACATCAGTATCGTCAATTTTATAACTTGTTGTTATCACTTCATTTGGAAAAACCTGTTCCATATTTTGTGCGGTAAATCCATATTGTTTTTCATTAATATCCAAAGAATGTGAATGAGCATAATCTTCTTTCCAAGTAAATTCAATTGGGTGAAGTTCATTAATTTTATCTAATGATCCTGTTATTTCAATTATATTTGATTTAATTCTTTCATCAGAAGGGTTAGACCACGTTGTTCCTGTATTTTTATATGCAGTGTTTCCTGAAATTCTAAAATTACCACCAGTATCTATTGCTGCTTGTGGGGATGAAGTAGAAGGCTTTGTCCCCGTACTAAAAAATAATAAATCTGAATTACCAAACAGCCAGTTAGATGAACCCGAATTATGCATAATCCATTGGTTTGCACCTGCTGTTTTTTCATAAAATTTAAGAAATATACCGTCTTCACCAATGTTACCCGTGACGTTTTCACCACCAATTCCTAAACCACCAATAACATCAACAGTCTGTCCTGTTGTGGGTTTAGATCGGACTCTAAACCAGTTGCTTACACCGGTTTTTGCTAAAAATCCTCCACCATTTATAATCGTTGATGTTGCTCCACCCGTGTAAGATGCAGCAGCATCAAGTGTTGAATCAACATTTCCGGTTGGTGTGTAAGGAATTTCATAATTTTCATAATTATTAATTTCTATCGTTCCAACTTTATCAAGATAAACGGTTGCGATATTACCTGAAGTCATAGGAACAGACAATGAAAATACCTTTGCAGTCAGAGCAGCTTGGTTTTCGACTGCTCTTCTCAAATTTGGATCACTTGGACTTTTTGTTGATGAACCCGCAACAAAGACACTATGATATGGCGTAGTGTATGTAGATGCACCAACTACTACTCTTAGTCTAAATTCGAGAGTTGATACAGTTTCACTACCTGCAGCTCTAACATAATGATTGGTGCCCACAGTACCACCAGGAAAACTATACGATACTATATAAGTTGATGTGACACCAGCGGTAAATATACCCATGTTTGATGTCGCTGTCGTACTTGTAACCCCATTAGTTGTTCTTTGTATACTAAGTGCATTTGATGAATTACCACTTGTTGTACCACTATCATTAAGATTTGGATTTGGTAGAGATGTCTCTGTATTTACGTCAAACTTTAATAAGTTATTATTATCATAAATTTGTATTTCATTTTTACCAATTTCAATTTTACCAGTTGTTGAAGTTAAAATATTATCTCCAATAGTATATCCACCAATAGTGCCGCCAGTAGCAGTAATTGATCCACTAAAAATACCATCTGTTGCATAAACTGTACCACTAAAAGTACCATCATTAAACTGAACGTTGGATGCTGTTATATCACCATCGGAATTTAATGAAAAATTACCAGCATTTATTTGTAAATTACTACCATCCCATAAAATATATTTATTAGTAGTCGTGTTTTTAATACTCATTTGGTAAAGAGCAGATGAAGTTTCACCTATCCATATACCCGAACCCGAATTATAAGAGGTAAGACCTATTCCAAGATACCCGTTATTTGATCCTGCATTTAATCTTACACCATCTTTTTCTAAATAACCATTATTAATACTCCACCCACCAATATTACCACTGGTTGTTGCAGTCAAGGTAGTTGCAGTTATATTTCCACTTATGGTTAAATTACTACTAGCATCAAATGTTAGTTTATTTCCTAATGAAAATAGACCATCAGCACCTAAATAAAAACCGGTATTACTATTACCATAAGTACCCGTACCAGAATATATTTTTGTAGTATCTTCACTATTTGTTCCAATTATAGTAATTTTATTGGTGTCTGTTCCAACTGTAAGTGTACCCGAGGTAGCACCAGATCCTATACTTACAGTATTGGTAAATGAACCACCTGATGCGTTTACAGTACCACTAAATGTACCACTACCATTAAATACAGCATCACCATTTGGTTTAATTGTAAAATTTTTAGAAGCAATTAAACCTTCATCTAAATTGAATTCAGTGCCTGTATTTGTAAATCCATTACCACTTCCTGTTACGTAATTCGTAGAAATAATCCTACCTGTAGAAATATTATCACCATTTATCAGGGTTGCACCCGAAACACCAAATGAAAGAGTATTTGTACCATCTGTTATATTTTCAGCAGCTGTAAATGAAACTAAACCACTAAATCCTATTGCCTGAGTAACTGTTCCAAATGTTGGAGTACCAACTCCACTTCCTGCACTTGACTCAACTACCGTATAAGTTGCATACCAATATTTGTTTGTATTACCACTTGCATAAGTAGGGGCACCTGTTCCCCAATTAGCGGTAAGTCCTGTAAATCCTCCTGTTGAAAAATTAAATGATGTTGCAGTTGGACTTGATGGAGCAGATGTTGATACTAACTGATAATGAACCATACCAGATGTGGTTCTTAAACCAGAGGGTCCTGTATCTCCTGGATCACCTTTATCACCTTCTATTGATTTTGCGAGAGTTTGATATTTTTTAAGAGTAACAAGGTTTTCTACATTTATTGTATATTCAATAATCGCCAAATCAGTAGTCATATTGGTGTGATCACCAAAAACCATAGGATTACCAGGTGACGATTTTGCACCAACAGTAATGGTTCCAGTTGTAACAGCAGTTGTTACAGTAAATTGACCTAATGTTGGAGTTCCACTTGTTATACCATTTAATTCAGTTGCTCCTTTCAGTACAACAACAGATGTACCTGACCCTGTATAAGTTACAACACCCGCGTTTGTTGTTGGTAAAGTATGAGCTTCGTTTGTAAGAAATGCCGTAATTGCATTGGTTCCTGCTTTTACACCAAAAATATCAGTATTATCAAAAGCAACAACAGACCCAACGTTTCCTTCTTTAACATTTACTTGCCATAAATCAGAAGTATTTGCAGCAGGTTCTTGTGCATCGGGTATTAAGTATGTAGCTGTTGTAGAATAAGCTTGTCTTTCAGTACCATCTTGTGTAAATTGATAATAAGGATTTGTAAAATTTTGAGGAGTTGCTGTCAGGGTAATTGCAACCGCAGTTTTTGTACCATCACCATCGTAAAGAACTGTATATTGTGGTGAAGCGGATAGAGCAACGGTTTTAGCATCGGTTCCATTAGACCCATTAACACCATCAGTACCTGCTATTGATTTTGTAATAGTTTGAGTAGTATCAATAGAAAATGATGTACCATTTTGTCTTTTACCACTTATTGAATAAGTAATTAAAACAGAACTAGTACCAATCGCCATATTTGAATGATTACCAATCGTGATGTTATTTCCATTATCAGTAATACTACCAACTGTTATTGTTGATGTTGGGTTTTGTGATATACTCACCGTCCATGTACCATTACTTGTACCAACACCATCATACGCCAATTCAGTATCACCTTCAAATACCTTAATAGTAGTTCCACTATTATCATAAGAGGAAACAGTACCATCAGATGCAGCAGGAAGTGTGTGAGCTTGATTTGTATTGATAACATTTATAGCATCCGAACCTTCCTCTAATCTAACAATTGTAGTAGAGTCACTAAATGTTCCAGCAGTTGCGGTTACTAAAACAGAAGTATTTGAACCAAAATCACCTTTTCTTAAATAAACGGTGTCACCCGTTGTTGTTGTACTTCCACCTGTTGGAGCAGTATATAATGTTACGGAAGGACTTGTTGTCCAGTTTGTTGTATCAGTTAAATTTTGTTTATTGACTGATAATTTAATTGAGTCAGGTGTAATACTTCCATTTTGTGCAACTCTAAACGCTTGTGCATCTGCTGATAAGGTTATCGTTTGTGAGTCCTCACCTGTATCTCCTTTTACTGAAACTCCAAATGTATAAATTTTATTGAAAGTAGTACTTGTTTCATTATCAATAATTTCATATGCCACCGAACCTTTTGTAGCAGAAACTGCGGTTGGTGTAAATTGTCTTTGGTTTAAAACAGTAGATGCAGACACCGTAATTCCACTTTGAGAAACAGTTCCAATTGTATATGTATTGTCCGCTGGAGTACCACCATCATCAAACGTATATTGAGTTGTTCCTCTAAATACTCTAATTTGTGTAGCTCCTGCAGCTAAGTCACCTGAATTTACAGAACCATCGTTATTACCTGGAAATGTATGTGAGTCATTTGTTAAAAATACGGTAAAGGCATCAGAACCTTCTTTTATACCAAAAACATCTATATTATCAAATGTAACGACTGTTCCAGTATCACTTCCCTCACGTGTTCTTACTTGATAGACATGGTTTTCACCAGGACCAGGTTCTGATGCGTCGGGTATTGTGTATGTGTTTGTTGTTGTATTTTGAACTTGAGTAAAAGTAGAACCACCGTCTGTACTTCTTCTAAATTCATAATAAACCGTACCAACGTGATTTTGTTGTGTAGCTGTTAAAACAATCGTTAATTCACCATCTTCATTACCATCTCCGTCATATGGGATTGTGTATCTGTTAGCACTTAAAGTTACTACTTTTGAGTCCGAACCTTCTCTAACTTTGGTAAGTGTTTGAAATTTTTCAAGGAAAATTTCATTTTCTATATTGATTGTATATTTTATAATTGCTAAATCAGTATTCATTAAACTGTGGGTTGCAAATATAATTTCATTACTTGAAGTTGTTGCATTACCAATTGTTATTTCACCTAATGTTACTTCAGCGGAAGCACTAAATTGGTTTGTTGTAGGAGTCTGAGTTAAAATACCTTCAAGTTGAGTTGCTCCCTTATACACAATAATTGATGTTCCCGAACCTGCATAATTTGTTTCACCAGTATTTGTTGTTGGTAAAACATGAGCTTCATTTGTTAAGAAAGCAGTAATTGCATTTTTACCAGCTTTGGATTTTGTTATGGTTTGATTAGAGTTAATACTAAAACTGTCACCATTAAGTTTTTGACCTGTAATTTCATAAATTACCAATACAACATCGGTGTCATTAGCCATATTTGAATGGTCACCAACTGTTATATTATCACCATTATCTGTAATTGAACCAACTGTAATTTTTCCTGCCGGAGAAACTGTGGTAGCAACAGTCCATTTACCCGCACTTGTACCAACTCCATCATAAGATAGTTCTGTTGTTCCTTCAAATACCTTTATAGTTGTTCCACTATTTGTTAGGTCTGTATTTGTTCCATCAAAATCAGAAGGAGCAGTATGAGATTGATTTGTACTTATAACATTTACCGCATCTGAACCTTCTACTAATCTTACAATAGTTATTTCGTCTTCAAATCCCTCGGATGATGCATTTATAGTCACAGATGTATTACTTCCGAAATTAGTAGAAGAAAGAGTTCTTACATCTCCTGAACCCCCAAGTGTTACTGATGGAGTTGGAGTAAATGTAGTTGCTGTTGAAATATTTTGTCTTGAAGCTGTAAATGTTATGGTTGAAGGTGTTATTGTACCGTCTTTTGCTTCAACGAAAGATTGATAATCGGATGAAAGTCTAATTGACCTTGCGTTTGTACCATCTTTAACACCAAATAAGTCTATGGTATCAAATGCTATAACAGTTCCACCCGAAGAACCTTCTCTTGTTTTTACAGTCCATAAATCAGAAGTTCCTGGTGCAGGTTCTTCTGCCTCATCAACTGCATATGTATTCGCCGTTGTATTCTGTTTTTGCGTAACACCCTGTAAAAATTCGTAATAAACCGTTCCTTCGTGATTTTGTTCGGTGGCGGTAAGTGTAATACTATTTGAACCACTTTCATTACCGTCACCATCGTAAGGAATTACATATCTGTTTGCAGTTAAACTTACAACTTTTGCATCATTACCATCACCACCATTTGAACCATCTAAACCAACTGAAACTTTTGTGGTTCTTATTGTAATACTTCCTGATGAAGAAGTTCCCTCACTATCCGTATAATTTACAGTTAATGTAACAGACCCCTCATCCGAATTCATTACAGCAGAAGTCATAACTAATGTATTAGAACTTACAGTTGGAGCTGTTGAAAATCCAGACGTACTTGTAATTGACATACTGTCAAACTGTGATGTTGAACCTTCTATTGCATCAACTGTAACGTTACTTAAGGTTCCAGTTTGAACTCCAAATTGGTCTGCTAATACTGATTGTGCCTGAGGAGTAGCAGTAATTAGAATAGTTGGAACCGCAGCTTTGGATTTTGAAACTGTATATTCTATCGTTCTGCTACCAATAGTACCCTCTTCGTCTTTATAACCAACGGTAACGGTTCCCGTCACCGTGTCACTTGTAACTTGTGCAGAAGAAATACTAATTGTATTATTTATTCTACTTCCTAACGTCTGACCCGTAACATTATATGTTGAATTAGAAGATAAAGTAACATCATATGTCAATTCTGTGTTACCTTGATAGGCCTTTATAACAACGTCCTGTGGAGTTGATATAACCTCACCTGTTGATTTACTATTAACACTTTGTGCCTGTGGAGTAGCAGTTACAGTTACACTTGGTTGTGCTCTTCTTACTCTTGAAACAGTAGCTATTGTTATTTTTTGACCAGATGTACCTTCACTATCGGTATAATTTACAGGAATAGAAACAGTTCCCGTATCAGAAGTCATATCTGATGCGGTGTTTGTAAAAGTAATTGTATTTGTTGATGCTGAACCTGCAAGGCCATTAGTAAAAGAAGGAGTTCCTAAACTAACAAACTTATCAACCCCACCTTCCGTTGCAGTAATAGTTAATGATTGTGGTACAGCAGATCCACTTCCCCTTGAATTAGCTTCTATTGTTTGTGATGAAGGTCTTACCGCTATTTCCACATTTGGTGGAGCATTTTTAGCTTTTGATAAACTTATATTATCAATAACTGTTCTCGATGAACCTTCCGTATCTGTTACTGTTGCAGTTACTAAAACAGTTGTACTATCTACCCCTGTTGCAAGAGTTTGACCAGATAATGTAATTTCTCCCGTTGATGGGTTCGTTGTAAGATTTGCTAATGTATCTTGTCTAACCGCGGTAAGTGAGGTAATAGTTTTAGAATTAGTATTACCTAAATAAGTTTCATTTACAGTAACAAACGCATTAGAAAACGTACCTGTTTGAACTCCCGTTGAATATGCCGATACCGTTTGATTTTTATTTGTTGTTTGTATTGAAATTACAGGAGCTGCTATTCTATTTTTGGTATAATTAACTTTTTTAACAAATGATTGTGTTGTAAAGTTGTCACCCGCTTTATAACTTATGTTTATATCAATAGAACCACTATCAACTGACATAGCAGAAATTCCATAAGAATTTGTGCTCGGTGTAAATGAATTTGGTGTTATATTTGCAGTAGGTGTTACAGATGTTATATCAAATGTGTTTCTTTGTGATAATCCATTATTATGTGATATAGACTCATTACCTATATTAACTGTGACAAACCCGTCTCCTTCATCAAATTCTGTTGAAGTTACTGTTCCAAGTGAATTTGCCCTAAATGATGTATTTTCATTTGATAAAACAACAGAAATACCATCAAAGTTAATTACCGGAGAAATAGTAATCTCATCACTAAATGGATTATTAAATTCATCACTCGCGGTAAATGAATAGGTTACATCTTGGTACGGGCCGTTCTGTCCGACAAATAAACTTTGTGAAAACTGTGTTGCTGAAATAGAAAATGTTTTAATGCCATTTACATCATCAACTACCGTCAATGGGGCATCAGAAGATGAATTTGCAGTAATTGGAGTTATTAATGATGCTAAGTTTTTTCTTTTTACCTGAATTCGTATTTCTTGTCCCGAAGGTTTTGGAGAAATCGTAGTTGGTTCATAAATAAATTGATTTGCATTTGAAGTTGCAAAAAGGTTTGGTGCGTTTTCACCATCTTCAAAACGATAAACAGTTTCAAACTCTTGGAAATCTTCACGAGATGCAGTATAAACAATAGAACCAACAATAACATCATTTCTTGAACCCGTAAAGTTTGCTATTGTAAGAGTAGCACCAGCTGTTGATGCGTTTGTAAGAAATCCAGGATATTGTCCTCCATCATAAGACTCACTTGTTAGTAAAGAACCAGTAAAGTCGAATGCCTGTGAAGTATAAGTGACTGAACCTGTTAATAAATTACTTGATACTTTAAAAGCAATTTGTTGAAATTCAGGATTACCAAGTGACCCCGTTGTAAAACGAAAAGCAGTTCTATCACTTTCAAAATTTAAAAACTTGGTAAGGGTAGAAGTGTCACTTGTATTACCACCCGTAAATTCTTTTGTAGCTGTTACTTCAACGGGTATGAAGTTGTTATTTATATCATAAAATTCAAAACGAAAATCAAAAGTTTCTTTTGGTAATTTTCTCGGTACTTCTTGTATTAAGGTAAACTCATCAGGTGAAAATGAAGTTTCCTGAGCATTCTTTAAACTTATATTTGCTACATACCAATCATCACCAACAAATTCAAACCCAAGTCTTGCACTTCCACTAAAATTTGAAATGATATTTTCACTTATATTCTTTCTTTGAAGATATGTGTTATCAACACTTCTGCTGATAAAGTTTTGTCGGTATTGTACCAAAACAGGATTTCCATTTACCGATGATGAATACGAACCCGTAAGGAAAGCACTTATGGTTTTGGTAGGAGAAACAGACCCACTTAATCTTGTTTTAAATGATAAATTATATTCTACATTATCACTTATATTAAAAGATTGTGAAGTAAGAAGGGTAAAGGTTCCACCCGTACCTGTATCATAATCTGATTTTAAGGAAGCAAATAAATAAGTATCATCAAACTCTGTTGGGTGGTTTGAACTTGTTATCCAATAATCTTGGAAAGTAGAGGGTTGTAAAACTCCATAATTAAGTTCGGTATCACTTGTAATTGTTATATCTCTTAATAACTCAACCGATTCTAAACGAGAGTCTTGAACCAATTGAAAATCACCCACCTCATTTCTACTTTTTCTATAAACTTTTACTCTTGCTACGTCACCAACGAAAGTTTTTAAATTTGAAATATTTACTTTTGCAAATGAACCTGTAAGAGCACTTTCCTCGGTTATTGCACCGGCTGGGTATTCGTAAGTTGAAGTGTAAGATTGATTTTGAAAATTGGTAACAATGCTATTAACTGTGTAGGGAGTATCTACTAAAACTTCTTTGTTATTAAGGACTTCTTTTACTGTTGCTGAATATCCTAAACTTGGAAAACTAATTACATTTTCGTCAATAGAAGAAGTAAAGTTTGAAGTATCCGTAATTGCAATACGATAAAGAGTACCTGCTCTGTAGCCCGTTAAACTCGTTCCCTCACCTGGATTTTCACCAACACCTGATGCAGTACCCGTTTGTGTAATTTGTGGTATATCCTTTGTAAAGATAGGTTTAACAATTTCATCAATTTGTATTACTGGTCTTTTAACAAATCGGACTATCGTTTCGTTTGAAAGATTTTTATTTACTTGAAAAACTCTTTCCCATTTTACATTATAAACACCCTTCCATTCACTTGGAACATCACGAATTATACCAGTATTATCAATATATTGTGAAAGTTCTCCTAAAATTGTAATTTTACCGAGTCCAATTGGTGTATCATCATAAACATGAACTGATATTAATTTTGATAAACCTTCATAATATTCAGGAATACCGTCCCCTGGTTCAAAATATATTGGATTACCGGCTACATCTAACAATTCAATTTTAATTTCTGTAGTCGGTTTTAAAAACGATGAACCTTCAATTAGAAAACCATTTTTACCACCCGTAAATGTCTCCTGAAATTCTGTAATTCTAAAATATGTAGAATTAGGATCATCATCAACTAAAAAAGTTTGATAATTTGTTAAATTTAATTTTGGTGCAAATGATTTGATTATGGGCATTATTCAATAAAATATTTTTCTATAAATATTAAAAAATTAAGGATATTCCTGTATTTATATTAGAAATCTATAGAAAAATAAAGTGAATAAAAAGAAATCGGATTTAATTGTTTTTGATGATGAACGGGGATACATAGCTAATGTCCTTCCATATGGGACAAATGTTGGAGCTCCCGCCATCAAAATGGATGATGTTGTTACTTGGAAACAACAAAGTGTTATTAAAGTCAATCACCAATTAAAAACAAAATTTAATGAATTAAAAGATGAATATTTAAAACTTGTTGAAGAGTTTAAGTGGAATGAATTAGTTTATAAATCTAAATTTAATTTTGAACCAGTCATCGGAGATACATACCACCTTTTTGTTGGTGACGATGGTGAAATGTTTTTATCTCTTATAGAACCTGAATATTGGAAAAAAAGAGAACATATTGGTTCATTTACCCTTAATAGTGAAAGAAAATGGATAAAGGTATGAAACGATATAAAATGATACAAATTTCAGAACAACATCATTTAAAATTAAAAGAATTTTGTACTGAAAATGATAAAAAAATGAGTAAGGTAATTGAAAGACTTATTGATCAATACGCAAGTGTCCGAAAACTTGAAGTAAATAAAACGTTTAATGTTTTAAAAACTAAATGAAATACAACAAACATCATTTACTTTCAAACATAATTTGGAGTTCTATTATTTTTTTTTGGTTTATAGTCTTCGTACTAATTTTTTACAAATGACCTTCCATTTATCTTTTTAATTTCAATTAACTCATCAACCACATCTCTCATGCTGTCTATGTGTGAGATAATCATTACAAAATCAAATTGAGTTTTAAGGTAAGTAAATAACATAAATAGTGATTGTAAGTTTTCACTATCCAATGTACCGAAACCTTCATCAATTACCAAGAAGTTTGGTCGTGGTAAATTACATACGTTTATAAGGGCTACTCGGATTGCAAGACCTGATATAAATCTTTCCATACCACTACACATTTCCAAAGACCACCGTTGGTCTCCGTATACGAGATATGCATTAATGTTCTTGCCGTCCATCTCCAACATCATACCAAATTCTACGATTTGTCCCAAGATATTATTGACCTCACCCTCAATCATAGGAAGTGCTTTCTCAATCAACTCATATGGTATTCCATCTTTACCAAGTGCATTTAAGTAATAATCGTATAGTCTATTTTGTTCTTCTAAATCCCTTACTTCTTGTATTCTTTCTTCAATCTGTTGTTTGTTTGACTTAAGAGTGCTAACTTCACCATTCAAAGACAATAATTTTGAATTTGTTTTTTTAGAATTAGATTTTACTGATTCAAGTTCATCCCTTACAACTTTTATTTCTTGACGGATTGAATTATTTTTTTCAATTTGTATTTCATTCTGATGGTAATCTTGTATTAATTCATCAGTTTTTTGAATTTCTGTTTTTAACTTATCTTGTTGTACTTCCAATTGAAATACTTTGTTTATTATAGACGATAATTCCTTGTCTAATCTAATTTCTTTTTCTTTTAGAATTTGTAAATCCTTAAATTGTTGCTCTACATCTTCAAATAAATTAACTTCTTGACTAACTACGTTTAACTTTTCATTTAACCCACTTAATTCTAATTCTAACGAGTTCAATTGTTCGATTAGGGTCTTTTTACCTTCAAGTATAGATTGAGAGTTTTCAACACAAATTTGACATTCTGGATTATACTTATGAGAATCAAGATGGTCTTTCTTTTCCAATAAACCTTCTTTTCTTATTTCTACTTTTTCAATTTGGTTTTGTAACTCTTTTTTACTTTCTTTGATTTGTATTAAAGACTTATATTTTGTCTCTAATTCATCTTCATCAAATGAATCAAGTGTTTCCTCTAATTCAAGTTGTGTTTCCTCTAAATGAGTTATTTTATTTTGCAATTTATCTATCTCATCTGTAAGATTTGAAAGTTTAATTTCTAACCTTTCTTTATCAGATTCCAATACATCAATTCCAAACGTATCAGATTTTAAAGGAACTATTTTAGAGTTTAATCTTACCAAAGATTTATTTAGTTCATCTTCTTTATCACCCAAACTATCCATTTGGATTTGAACTAATTTATACTCATTTTGTTTTTCTTGAAGGTCTTTTTGAATTTTTGCAAGTCGCGTCGTAAAATCGTCAGATTTGAATTTTTTGATAAGGGTTGCATTTTCTCTGTTTTCTTCTGCAGCCTCGGTATATAATTTATCAAAAATATCCACCCCAATAAATTGTGAAAGTATTTCTTTTCGTTCTGTTTGTGACTTGTCTATAAAAAGTGCGTTATTTCCCTGTAAGGAAAGTGAGGTTAGAACAAAGTCTTCAAAGTTCCCAATATAATTTTCTATGTTTTTATTTGTATCTCTTCTTTGTTCTCCATTTAATGATGTAATTATACCGCCATCTTCCTTCCAAAAATCAACATCTACTTTAACTGCTTGTCCTTTTCTTACGTATTTTGCTTTACGTTCAATAAAATAATCCACACCATCTACTTCAAACTGAAAACGACAACTAAACCAATCACTTTGATTATTTAAAATATTTTTAGCAACAAAGGTACGGGAAGTTTTATCAAACAAACAAAATGCAAGTGCGTCAAAAAGAGAAGACTTACCAGATGCATTGGGTGCAAAAATACCAACAATACCTTTTGATTTGGTAAAATCAACTTTGTTTCCCTCACCATAAGAAAACATATTTGAAAATTCTAACTTTTTCGGAATCCACAAGATATTTTCAGCCATATCTTGGGTGGATATTTTACCATTTAATTCCTTATTTATTTTTGTTATTTTGTCTATTTCTTCCGTATCAAGAAAAAACTGTCTTTCTAAATAATCTTTAATAAGTTGATTTTGGAAAGTCTCATCCTTTACATTACCAACAATATTTTTATTAACTTTATTATTTTGTTTAAGTTGCCCAATTGTATCCGTCCTTGTTACTGTAATTTCATCAACATTAAAAAGTTTTTTTAATTCAGTAATACACAGTTTCATTCTACTTGCTTCTGTGTTTGTAAAACGAAGTCTGAGTCTTGGATATTTTGGAAGTTTAGTATTGATTTCATCATATACCCATTGCGGAATTTTTCCATCTACAACGTCAATAGTTAAAAACCCATAGTCATTGTGGATATGATGTTCGGTATATGTACGACTTAAAACATCCCATAGAAGGTAACCATGATTTTCTAATAACTCACCGTGATTTTGTTGGATAAGAGAACCTGCATAAACAATATGCTCATACCCCTGTCCCAAGTTTTGTCTTCGGTGAATATCTCCCATCAACACCATATCAAATCCATCAAACATATCTACTGTAAATGAATTTGATGATACTGTATATCCGATGTCAGTTTCGGCTTTATTTACCGGTCCATGAAATAAACAGATTTTGTTTTCTCCGGCAATGGTGTCTGCTTTAGGCCAATTATCCTTATGATCCAATATGGAATATACAACAAAAGTAAGATTGTGGAAAGGATAAACACCAGTATCCCTAAAATAATGTAGTTTAGGATGATTGAGGTTTTTGATAATCGGTGTGAGTACATCTAATCTATGTGAATTATTTAAGTTACAATCGTGATTTCCTGTTATAACTATGGTTTCTCTTAAATCAGCACATTGTGATAAAAATGTACTAATTTCTTGTACCAATTCGGGTGACATTTCTGTTTTAGCATGAGCAATATCACCTGCAATATAAATAACAGAATTTTCTAAATTATCTTGTTTAACTTGGTCTAAAAACTTTTGGAATACTAACCTGTATTCTTTGTGTCGTTGTAAGTTTCGTATGTGTATATCTGCTAAGTGATATATTTTATCTATTATCATAGAGATTTTTAAATAAGAGATTTATTTGTTTTTTTTTCGTAAATATCCGAATTATACGAGTCTATGAAATGTATTTGTACACTTCTTCTAATTGGTGAATAAACTGATTGTATTGTTGTACTATGGGATATACCTCCCTTTTGAAATAATGCTAAATTTTTACGTGGAATTATTGTTTTTATTTCATTATCATCATAGTATTGATATAACCCACCAAATTCAAAATTCCAATTATCATTTAAATAAATTGTCAATGCAGAATACCAACCCTCATCGGTATGCCATGGTATGTAAGAACCAGGAGGACAATAAAAAAATCTCATTTGGGGAGAATAATTGAAAATATTATAGTAAATAAGTGTCTTATTTATAACAGAGTATATAGTATTCTCTTCTTTTAAGTCATAAACTTCTATTTCTTTTGAAAATTGTTTTACATTGTAATTCCATGTGTTTTTTGAAGTATTTTTATTATTATAAATTTCTAAACTTTTTTCATTTAAAAAATTAAAATCTTCATCACTAAAAAAATTTTCTATAATTTTCATTTTATAAAGTATCTAACTTTTGAAATACCAAATCTTCGAATGTGGTTTCTTTGGTTGTTTTGATTAAATGATTTACGGTTTCAAACCCCATTTCGTTTGCGTCTTTAAGTTGTGGGAGAATGTTGGTAGTTTGAATACCTTGTTTTTGGAAATAGTTGGTATAGTAAATTGCTTGTTCCTGAGCGTCATCATCAAGGAGAATGTTAATTTTTTTCACTCCTTCTTTAAATATCTTGTTCATTAGTTTTTTAGGAACAAACTTACCGAGTAGAGGAATAGAGTTTCTTCGTATTGTCATTGCGTCAAATATGCCTTCTACCAAAGTTATTGGTTCTTTCCAATTGATTTGGTTTTCAAATATAATCACATTTTTGGATACGGGTGGGTTCTTATACTTCATTTTTTCACCATCATAAAAAGAACGAGCGATGAAGTAATTGAGTTTGTAGTTTTCGTCATACGAAGGAATTATCACTCTACCACCATAAAGACCATCTTCACAATATCCAACTTGATATCTCATTAGGAGGTCTTGTGTAAACCCCCGTTGTCTCATGTATGAAAGTGCGTTTCTATAATGAGGATTCACCCCCCTTGGAGTTTCCCATAAAGGTCTGTATTGTTGTGGAAGAAATAACTGAACTACTTCTTCAGTTTCTACATAAGGAGTGGAGTATTCGTCATCATATATTTCCTTTATTCTCTTGAGTTTCTTTACATCTACATTTAATTTACGCAGTAAAGAAGATATACGACTTCCCTTGGCATCACATACCCAACAGTGCCACTTTTGAGTTTCTAAATTGACTTGAAGTTTCTTTTTGTGGTGGTGACAGAAAGGACATAGGTGTGCCTGTTCGTTTCCTTTAAGAGAACTACCGACCCCGAGAACTTCGTCAAGTGTAGATATGACTGTAAATTTATCTCGTTGAGAGAGCATACATTTTATTTTGTATATAATATACTAATAAAATAGTTTAAAGTCAATTAATTATTCCAAATCTTTTTTATAAAACTTACCTAAAAGATTATCATTTTTTGCAAGTGGGTCTGATAAAACATCATGTGCGAACTGTTCTTGTAATTCATAATAAGTGAGTGATTTTTTAGATTTACAAAAGCGAAGTATTTCTAATTTTATATCATCATCGACCCATTCTTTAACTACATCGTTGGAAGAACGATATGACTGCCAATTACTTTCTTTAATTACTTTTCTTTTTCTTTTAAATCCCTTTAAAGGAGGTAGAGTTTTTTGAGATAAAATTTGTTTTTTTCCAATATAATACTCACCTGTTTTTTGATTAGTAATTTTGTAGATAAACCCAATAGTTTTTTCAGGCATTTGTTCTATTGAGTTAATTTGAATATTATTGTATAACCATGTCATATTTAAAATATTGAAAATCTTCTATATACTTTTCTTTTATATATTCTCTTATGTAATTATCCCTCAAATAAATCTCATAATATTTTTGTTGATTTAAATTTGGATGTTTTTCATAAATTGAATTTTTATTTAAATGAGGTATTTGAGAAACTTTTTTATTACCTGTTTTTTCTAATACAAAATTTATATCATTGAAAAGATTTTCATATCTTCCAATAAAATTTACCTTTTTATTTTCGGTTTCACCAGTTTTTATAAAATAAATTTGGGGATTAAATACTATGTTTTTGTTCGTGTGTTTGGTAAATTCATACATATTACCATTAAATCTTCCTAATTTAGTTTCATGAAAAAACATAGAAAGATATCTAGTAAAAGGATTTCTTACAAAAGTAAAAATAAAATAATTTGAGGGAAACTTATTAATTGCGGAATGACTATGCTCAAGTCCTTCTACATTTCCTGTGTAACTTAAAATATTTGATATTGTGGTTCCGGCTGTTTTGGGGATATGAATATATCCCCATTTTTGATCATGATTTACACAAGAACTCACTTATTTTTCAACTGAGTCAGAATATTTTTTTTCATTCAACTTACCACCACGTGCTTTTTCAAGAGCTGATTCGTTTTTTGCAAGGTCTGAACCACCATCAGGCTCAATTGGTGTTTTATCAAATGATTTATTTGGTAATTTTGAAAAATCTGATTTTCCGTATAATTCTAAAATTTTAGACATAGTATCTCCTTTGTATAATATAAATATATGTTAACTATCAAAACGAACTAAAAAGTTGACAGGTAAATCAGGATATGATTTAATTGGTTGAGGTAATTTCGCTACAACAACCAAATCACCATCATCATCATATAAACCAATTGTTGTTATGTATGGTGTTAAATAAGAACCTGTTGGGTCAGACCATCTATTTAAAGAATAATCATCCCAAGAACCTGTAATATTTGGATTATATGAACCAGAAAATGATTGTTTTAATTTTATTTGATTTATATGTTTTATAGTTACATTTTGAGCAGGACTTACATTCGTTATTGGTGTTGTTTCAAATTGATATGAACCGCTTAATTCTACGATTACAGCAGATGGATTTTGTGAATAATTAAATTCACCTTCATCTACATTAATCAATACTTCCGTTTCATAAATTGTATGAGTGGAATTGAAAATTAAATTGTAATTTTCAAATTGAACTTCATTGGTTAAAACAACTAAACCATCATCATAAAAAACATTTCCGTATCTAACGTTTTCTAAAAATAAATCACCGACAGCAGGTATTTGTTCTGAAAATCTAACAATACCTTCTCCAAAATCAAACTCAACAGGAAATGTTTCAATTGTTTGTCCACTATAAAGTAATGTTGCTTCATTGTTAAGCATATCAATTGTAATAACATCTAATGTAAATGTATTAAATCCATCATAAACAGTTACAGTTCCCTGACCTAAATCTAAATTTAATAAATAATAATCATATGTTTCTTTTATAAGAGAGCCATAACCATCATCATTATATGTTGTATTATTATCTAAATCTTCTAAAATTAAAGAATTTTGTTTTATCTGTTCACCAAATTTATCTCTATCGATTGAAATGACATAAAAAGTATTTGGTAATCTTCTTTCTATTTGAAAATTTGCAGGATTTTCCATAACCCCAAACTGAGTTATGACATTTCCATTACTTTGATAATATTTTGCTTTGAGGGAATTATAATAAGGTCTGTTATAAATAGTTGTTCCATTTACATCAAAACTTAATTCAGTAGATGAATCAAAATTGGAACTCGAATCAAAACTTGCAGAGATTACGGGATAAGATGAATTACCAACATTCCATCTTTTAAATGTTTTAAAATTTCGTTTTGATACTGATGATTTGGGAATCGACTTAAACATTTTTAATCTCTCATATACTAATAATAAGTATATTAAAAAAAGAAACCCGACTTATCCAATCGGGTTTCCTATCTCTCTATGATTTGTCTCCCTTAAAAAATTTAGAAGTCTAATTTAACTTTTATTAGAACTTCTTTATCGAATGATTTTGGAATCGGTTGTGATGTTTTTGCAACTGCCAACAACTCGTTCGCATCATTGTATAGACCCACGGTTGTTATAAATGTTCTTGGGTCTCTTTCGAAAGATGATTCTGCAAATGTTCCATCAGAACCAGTAACAAAGGTTGGGTTATTTGAATAATTAAACTCTCTGTTAGTTGCTCTTACGAAATAATGGGTAGTTGAAACATTTTCAGTTCTACGTGCTTCAAAATCACTACCACCAGATATCATGTTATATAAAAGGAATTGATTTTTAGCTTCGTAAGCTGATCCTCTATATGGTTCTGAAAGTGATACTTGTGCCGAACCTGATACAGAAAATGATGAACCAACTGTGTCATGGATAGCAACTGGATTTAATACAAAAATACCTTGGTCAGGATAGAAAAGACCATACCCCTCACCATTAGAAGCGGTTAATGTATTAACTGTTGCTGCGTTTTCAGTTCCTAAATTTAATGAACCCGAACCAACGTAAAATATTCTACCAGCCTTACCAACTCTATCATCGAATTTCTTACCACTATCATCAATAAAAGTAAATGTTCCATTAGAACCCGAAAGAGTTAATGACCAGTTTCCTGCGTCTAATTTTTCTTTATATCTACTACGAGATACATTTACTACATAAATTTCATCAGATGCATATACACCAGAACCTGTTGGAGAATAATATTCAAATTGTGTTTGGTCTTGGTCTAATAAGATTGAACGATATTGTGCATATGTTGCTTTTGTCGGTAAAGTTGCACTATCGTTTGAACTTAATGAAACAGAACCACTTGCGAGTCTGTGACCATAAGCAACTGCAAATTGAACAGTTGATGCTGATGAACTTGGGTTTTCATTATAAACATTTGTGTAATAATTTGAAATCGATGCGTTTGCAAGTTCAGTTGATGAAGTAAAGAATAAATTTAAACTACCTGTATCACCACTCCACAACCCTGTTGTTACTACTTCAACTTTTCCTGCAACAACATCTGTTTCTAAAAATCTTCTATAAATTCCGGTTGATACTTGGGAACCTTGTGCTCCAAGTTTATCACCACCAACGAGATATTGGTTTATAATACCAGCAAGTTCTTGTGAATTAATATTACCATTTGATCTATTTAGGTAATTAGCTAATTCAGTTGTTAAATTGGTTCCGGCTTGTCCTATAATTTCTGCCATTTGTTTTATATCTCCCTATTATGTTGGTCTTACGTAATTTACTGTTACTGGTATTGTTTGAGAACCACCAGTTTCATTACCATAAACGGTAATCGTTGTTCTGATTGTTTGTGTAATACTTGGATTTGGTAAGAAAGTAAATGATAATCCTCTTTCTACCGCTGCTGTTGAAGTTACTTCGTTTGTTAAAGGAATTGTTCCAGTTCCAGATACTGTACCCGAACCAACAAGAGTTCCTGCGTTTTTGTTTGCGAGAACAACTGTATATCCTGATTGTGAGTTTCCACTTGGTGAGGTTGTCGGTGTAAGTGCAACTTGACCTGAATTTTGTGTTACAGTAATGTTTGGAATACCGAACTCAACAACAGGAATTTTTGTTGTTCCTTTTGGAAGAGTTACGAGTTTCCATCTTAATACTTGTGTTTCATCAGGTGATGCTTCTGTAATAGGTATTGCACGAATAGCTGAATCATAATATGCACTTCCACGTGGGTGGGCTGGTTCATAAAGAGTATAGTCAATCTCATCATCACCAAGAGCAAACTTTGTAATGTTAAGACCTTCTCCTGTTGCTAATTTTTCTCTACCCTTTTTGGTAAGAATTGCATCTACTACAATTTCTGAATTATCTAAATATGCCATGTTTTTAAAATTCCTTATTTTACTCTAATAAATATAACTATTTTTTTATTTTAAAAAAATTATGAAAATTTACATCTTATTTTAATCATTCAACCTCAAGAATTGGCTCGCCACTTCCTCTACCTGTATCTGTAACTCGTAAAGTATTTGGATTTGTAGTAAAGATTTGAACGGGTGATGAACCATCTAATGTTGTCAAAGATGTTTGTTTTGCACCCTTATGATAACTATTAATCAATCCAGAAGTTAAGTCTCCAACATAACGATAATGTGAAGGTAAATATCCATTCAAAGGAGATACTTCTGTTATATTACCAGAAACTTGTGGGTCATTTATCTCCAATCCATTACTACCTGTAAATGGTAGTATTGATATTTTATTTCTAAAATATGTTCTTGAAATTTTTTCACTACCCAAACTCGAATCGGATGTATTAATATTTTCAGGAGTTTTTACTGTATATGACTCTTTTATTTTAAATACTTTAACTCTTTCTTGTTTTAAGTTTCCATAGTCATCATAATAACTTCTTATTGAATTTCCATCTTCTGCATATAATCCAAAACCGGCTACAAAAGGGGAGTTTTTATCTAAACCAATTTCTTTAAAAACATCAGATTCGTATTCACCTTGAATTGTACCCACAATTTGTGCATTTACAGAAATTGAAATACCACCCATATCTGATCCGGAATTTACTAATATTTCACTATCTATCGGAAAATCTTCTTTTAGATTTAAATTAGTTTGGTAATCAATTTTAGATGTTTCCAATAAAATATTTTCATTTAATTCAATTAATGAAATAAAGTTATCTTTTGTTGCTTCAATAACAATATCATCATTAATATCTAAATCTGATTCATAAGTAATATTGTCAGATGACAAATTTGTAATTTGTGTTGCATCTAAATCAGATTCGAATGATATATTTTCTGAGGCTAGGTTTTCATTTATTGTATCTATAGGATTAGAATCATAAACAAAATTTTCACCATTTATAGAAACTTCATTTTCTAAATTTAAAGTTACTTCATTGTTAATATAAGATGATGTAACAGGAACTACAATTGGTAAATTTGTTTCCTCACCTTCAACTAACCCTGTCGGTCTTTCCCATTTAGTTTTACTTCTTTCTAAAAAGTGTGGTTCTATTAATAATCCCTTTGAAACCTTTGCTCTTGCAGGTGCAAGTGATTCAAGTGTGGTATAAATAGTTTTATCAATATATCTTACTAATTGAATGTATTCATTAAAGTTAAGATTATATCTTTGGAAATAATATTCTCTTAATTGTTCCAAATCACTATATTTGTCCTCATATAAATCAGCTGGATTTCCAATATAATCATCTATATTGAAATTACCAAGTGATTTAAGAATATCCATGTTTATTTCTTGAACGGGAGAGAAAAATAAACCTAATCTATCCGTGTCAATGGGAGCCTGGTCAAATGATTTTTTAGTTGCTCTTGCTTTATGACTTAAATCTGTTATTTTTTCTTGTTCTTCAAAACGGAACTTTTCACCGAATGTCAATCCGATTGAAGGAACATTTGCAACTACTGTTCTATCATATGGTGTATAGTTGAAAGGATATGATGATGCTGACGGGAAGTTAGAAGCTGTTGCATAACTTTCACCATACCCCTGATTTATAGAAACGTTTTTAATTGAACCCGATGGTATTCCACTTGAAGATGATACTGCTAAGTTTCTTGGATATTCGAAGTCCAATCTAAATAAAAGGTCTTCGGTAGATGATGAATAAGAATTACCATCAATAGCATCAGGTATAAGTGCGTGATTTTCAATAGAAGTTTCAAGTAAATCAACTCTCCATAAACGAAACTCATCAATAGAACCTGTAAAATCAGAACCAACAATTATTTGAGAACCACTTTCCCAACTCGTAGAACCAGTTGGCCAACTAAAACTTGCCGATTCTTCGTTTCTTATTCTACCTTGGAAACCTTCTTTTGCCCAAACTTGAAATTCTTCACTACTTCCTGTTATGTTTCTATTTAAAACAATTTGAGTATATTCATCGTTATAAAAAGGAAATGTAGATGATGAAAGTATTCTATGGACACCACTTGAAGTAATTTCAAATTGTAATCTTGCAAGTGAACCAGTATCACTTGTTATTTTTAAAGACCAATTTCCTTCATTTTCAAAAATAGTTTGTGTTTGTCTTTGAGTAGTTAGAATACGAGCTTCTACCGAATTTGGATAATCTGAATAAGAACCACTTACATATTCCTTCCATGGAATAATGATAGATGAATTATTATCAATATTAATTGCAGCAGTGCGGTCATCAAAAGTAACCTTTGTGGTTGAACCTCTTGTCGGTTCATTAGGTCCACCGAATTCCATGATACTTAACATAGAAGTCGGTATTCCATAACACGCCATAGCAGCGTACATTGCTCTTCTTGTTCCCTTATGTTTTAAAAGATAAGGTAAGTTATTTAATAATCGTCTCCATATTTCATACTGTCTTTGTTTTCCTGGTAGCGAGCTCGCTGATGTTCCATCTGTATTTTTACCAAGAGCATACTCCCAAAGAAGTTGAGATGCAACTCCCATGTCCGCGTCCCAACCAAGAGATTCCAACATATGATAAATTAAATCATTTGAAATACCAACATTTAATTTATGTTCTAATCTTCTTGATTTTGCAATACCCTTTGAATATGCCCAAAGAATATCGAAATGTTGACCAATCATATTAAAAAAGAGGATAAATTCCTCACCCCGTTCATCATCTCTAATATGTCTTGGTATATTATTTACAAGTAAATCAACATTATAAGTGTCATATTCCCTTGCAGAAGCACGAGCAACATATAACCAATCAAGGGCATCTTGGGTAGAAGAGGAAACCGGTGATATTCCAACCTTTGGATATGAAAGTGAACCAGTTGTATCATAAAGATATTTTTCAAAAGAATCAAACCCACCCTTTAATTGTTTTATTTTTTGTTCTGTTCTTTGTCTTTCTTTTACCACTTCAACAGAACCTGTCCATGCTGATCCTGATGATAAAATATTTATATCATTTTGATAAGATTCTAATAATCTTACTTTATAAAAGAAATTCTCTACTCTTTCTTCTGCTGATGAATACTTGACAAAATCTTTCCAATAATAATCAATATTACTACCCGAACCTGTTATAAATTGTAAATCTAATTCTTCAAGAGTAAATTCACTTGAACTTACATATTGTGCTATTAAATCAACTGATGTTATAGAACCACTTGAAACTAAACTATCAATAATTTCATATCCAATAGGGTCACTTACATCAACATTAAAATTAGGTTGTAGTGGGGTACATTTTGAAACTTCTCTATCTACTAAACGAATTTCATCAACAATAGGTATAGATTGTATTTTTGAAATCCAAACCTGTTGTTCTGTTTCTACATCATTTGGAAGAGGTTCATATAATTTAAGAACTAAACTATCATCGTCAAGAGTTTGTCTATCTATTGCCCAAGTAGCAATTAATTTGTTATTACCATCACCCAAATGTAATTGGTGCGTTAATATTTTTGACGTATCTTTTTTAATAATCGATGCATTAAATTCTCTTTGGAATGCATCTCTTAAATCTGAAACTAAATCTTCTCTTCTAATTCTTAAACCTTGGTCAAAAAATATTGATATTTTTTCTTGTCTTCCAAGTGCTAATTCATCCGCTTGATTGTTATAAGGAACTAAAATTAAATCAAATGAAATTTGATCAGTTCCTCTATTATAAGATAATCTTGATTTTGAAAGTATTTCACCAACATTAAAAGTTATCTTACCATTCGGTTTTGCATTACCTAAAAGTAAAAATGATTCATCAACTTTTGAAACATAAATCTTAATATAATTTGTATTGATTGAAGAATAATCAATATCAAAATTAACATTAAATCCAACAAAATCTTCACCTTGTATTCTTGATGGATAATTAATTGTTTGAATGTCAGGACCAGGTATAAAAGTTGATTGTATTACATTTATGACTAAACTTTTATTTTTACCCGAACCTCCAAATCTTGAATATGGTTGTGCTGTTAATTTATATTGTCCAACACCATTATTAAAAACTGAATTTTCTAATACAATAGGAGAAACCGGTGATATTTCTCTTTGAATATTGCCAATAGAATATCTTATTGATTCTGCATTTAATGAATAAAACGGAATTTCTAATTTTGAACTACCAAACAAATTATACGTTATAATTTCATCAGGTAACGATAACGTTGGTTCATCTGCTCTTGGTTGTTGTGTAATTTTATTTAGAACTATAAAAATTCCAATATCAGAATTATTTATTTCTTCTTTAAAATCAAATGTATTAATTTCTCTTAATTTATTTCCATTTTGTATGGAATAACTAATAGAGTATTCTGAATAATTAACGTTGGAAACAGGAAAAAACTCTAAATAATTAGCACCATTAATATTTGGTTTGTATAAAAGAGTTTTACTTCCATTTCTAATATTCTCAACCACCCCATTTGATAATCTTACCGCCAATGCGTCATCCAAAACTACATCAGACGTAATTGTAATTTTAATTGGCTTTTCTTCAACAGGGGTTGGAGTTGGAGTTGGGGTTGGAGTTGGTAATACAATAACCGTTTCGGGTTTTTTAACAATTTCAATATTCGCAAATACTTTTGATACTTCAATTTCTTCGAGAATATTTAATTCATTTTCATAAAACTTTTGTTTATTACCATTTGTAATTTGAAGTGTGTAATTATATCCACTTAAATCTTTGATATTAGATATACTAAAATAGTTTGGCCCACCATCTTTTAAAATGTAATCAAAATTATTTTGACCATTACTCAATACATTTGTCTGTCCATTAGAAAAACTAATTTCTAACGGTTGATTTAAAGACGAATCTACATTAATTAATACACTTGTCACCACCTTTGTCGGTGTAGGGGGTGGAGGTGGTGGATCTTTTTTAACTAAAACAGTTCTTACGATTACATCAGAGTCATTTAAGTCTAAACGAAAATCAGGTCTTGTTTCTGTAACATTATCATAATAACTTTCAATTTGATAATTTACAGAAGTCAATTCAGGTAAAGAACCACCAGTCTTTGTTGAAAAGACAATATTGTTGTCTGTTGATTTTAAAGTATATTCTAATTCTGTTCTACCATTTATCAATGGAGTTCTAACAGAATCTGACAATTTAAAATATAACAAATCATCAATTGCCAAATCATTTTCAAAAATAATTTTGATTTTTTTCGGAGGTGGTGGATAAACACAATCTCCCTCTTGACCATAGTTTGATGCGTTTATATCATTACAAATTTTTGGTAAAGGTGGTAATTTTGTTGGTATAGGTGGTGGTGGTGGATTTTTTGTAAATAATGTCTTTACCCTTATATCCGTATCACCAAAATTATAACTAAAATAAGGAGTACTAAATTCCTTTATGTTTCCATTAGCTTCTTGAATTTCATATCTAACTGCAACATCATTAGGAAGAGTACCCGGACCGTCTAATGAACCAAATGTTATAAAATTATCTTTATCTTTTAAAGTATAAGTTACAGTTGAAGAACCATTGGGTAACTGTCTTATACCATCAGTTGATAATTTGTATGTTAATTGTTCATCATCAAATAAATCATTTTGAAAAACAATATTAATTTTTTTAGGAGCAGGGGGAATTTGTTTTGCTTCAATTCTAAATGTTATATCCAACTCGGGTGTAAGAGTTGAAAGTGCAGATGGGCCTGGAAAATTTAAAGTAAATCCATTTGAAAATTCAAGTCTATATAATGGAAATTCGTAATTAGTTAATATATCTGTTGGATATATTTCAATTTGTGGTTGCAATAATCCTTCACCAAAATCAACATCTCTAAAAGTATATTTAATTGTTTTAGAAGAAACTTTTCCTGTTGTTCCATCAGGCAATCTGTATGACAGAGGAAAGTTGGATGTTGGAAAATTAGTAATAAAATTAATATTTACCGTCTTTTGCGGTGGAGGTGGAGCTTGTGTAAGTTTAAAATCTAATCGTAAATATTCATCCCTATTTTCGTTTATTAACTCACCATCTCTGTACGGGGAAATAACTCTAACCTGTTTGAAAGACCCCTCAATAAATTTCTCTACAATTATGTCAAAATAGAAAAAAACTGTTGTATTTAAATCAAAATTCTTTTTAAAATCAGTTCTTTTTTTAACTGTATAAATTTTAAATATATCAGTTGATTCTGAATTTTCTTTCCTAACAGAAAAGAATTTTGGTGTTAATAATTCTTTTGTTGTATATTTTACTTCAACAGGCGTAAAACTAACACCAAGTGATTGGTTATCTTGTAATACTTCTGCACCTAATATATTTGTAAAAAAACCAATTATTACATTTTTATCACCTGCATCGACAGTAGCCTCTGTTGGTGTTGGGGTAGGGGTAGGACTTGGTACACCACCTCCACCTGAATCCCCTTCGAATACAATAGTGTCATTACCACTACCATCACCAGGTTGTGGTACTTTTCCTTCGGGATCCGTATTTGTTAAGTCCCCTGGATTATTTGGTTCTTCTATTAGTGACATTATCTATAAATATTTTTTTTTATTTTTCTTATCTTATGTTTTCAACAGGTATTCCATCAAAAACATTATCAAACTCACTACTGTCTCCTCCACCTCCACTTGAAACTTGTGTTGGGGTTGGTGTTGGGGTTGGTGTTGATGGTATAACCGTACATTCTGAAAACTTTGATATATTAAAATCATTCGTACCAGAAACTCTTACAACGCTATTTTGTCTTGCACAAACTGTCACAGTTCTTTGTGGTGACACACTCAATTCTTGTCTTCTACCACTAAAATCAGTAAATGAAAATACTAATTCATCTCTATCTTTTACATCTGAAAAATTCTTAATTCTGTATTCGTAAAATACAGGTGTTGGTGTTGGCAACGGAGTAGGTGTTGGTGTTGGAAACGGAGTAGGTGTTGGTGTCGGTGTTCTCGTTGGAAGTGGTGTAGGCGTAGGTGTAGGTGTAGGTTCTTCTCTTGGAGGCTGACTTACAAATGTAGGTGTAGGGGTAGGTAACCTAAATCCATTTACTGGATTTATTGGTGTCGGTGTTGGAGTTGCACTTGGTCTTTCTTTTGGAACTTCTCTAACATCACCATCTTTACTTACTATTTCCGTATATGTTACTAAGAAACTTTCATATTCCAATCCACTTTCTCTTCGTCTTCTTCCATTAGCATCATTATATTCAACGGCACCCTCATCAGACCATACATAGAATACTTTAGTAATCGGCGTTGGCGTAGGTGTTGGGGTTCTTGTTGGTGTAGGTGTTGGTGTAGAAGTCGGTATTGGTGAAAAAATTGGAGTTGGTGACGGCAACGGCGTAGGTGTTGGTGTTGGAGTCGGCAATGGCGTTGGGGTTGGTAAAGGCGTCGGTGTAGGAATTGGAGTCACATATACATTATCATATGCATATCTACAACTACCATCGTCTTCGTTTGCCTCTACATTAAAGTTAAGAGCATTTGGATCAGTACATCCCCTTACTATTGCAGTAGTATATTTTATTTCAGAAGAAACTACTTCTTTATTTTTATCAATTAATGTTAATAATAGCTGTTGTACTTCATCAAAAGTTTTCTGTTCATCAGGTGTAAGAATATTTTCCGAAGTAAGTTTTCTTTTCGGTAAAAATTTTTCTATTATTAAAATTAACGATGTTTTACTTACTTCAATTAAATTTTTTTCTGATAGCTCAACGTCTATTGGAGTATTTAAAGGTTGTCCGAAATTCGTTCTATTTATTCTCCACTCTCTATTTTCAACATAGTATCTAACGGTTGATTTCCATGCATCTTTTATTTTTCTAACAAAATCTTCAAAATCATATATTTTAAATTCTTCTCTAATTAAATTTATATAATTTTGACCTGTTTCAACTTTTCCATTTTTGGTAATAAAATTTCTTAATATATTTTCTAATTTTACATTTTCAATATATTCATCAATATAGTAAATAGTATCGTCTCTAAATTGAGATTCTCTTGTAAAAATTGAAAATCTTTTTTCCAAATCAGGAAGGACTGTTCCTTTTGGTTTTAATGGTAAAAGTCTTATTTCCGTCCTTGATGGTGAAATTTGCTGTATCCACAACTTATTTGTAAATGAATCTTTTGATTCTTGCTGTACAGGGCTTTCATTTCCAACTCTTCTATTTACTATTGTAACAGAAGTTTTAAAAATACCATTTGAATATCCAGCTTCTTTTACTAATTTTTCAATATCAACTATAAATTCAAATGAATCATTTGCTTTTTTAGTAAAATTTGTTTTTGTTGTAATAAAATATTTTCGTATATTCTCATCTGTTAATGGAATATAACGTACTAAAAAACCTTCATCTGTTTGTGGTAATTGATTGTTTGCACTATCATACAAAATAAATTCAAGATGGTCATCTAAATTTAGACCATAGTTGGTTTTTATAATTTCCGATTCAAATATCTGTCTATCTTCATCGGAAACATAAAATCCTTTTCTATCCTTTATTGTTTTATAGTTAGTTAGTGCCATTTATATAAATATTTTGTTATCTTATTCTTCCCGTGTTACCATCATTTATAGATGGAAGTCCATCCTGTGTATCAGTTCCACCTCCTTGTTCCCCTGTTTGACCACCAGTTCCAAAATTCGAAGTTGGAGTTGGTGTGGGTGTAGATGTTGGTGTAGGTGTTGGAGTTGGAGTTGAAAAATTATTAAATTTTTCACTTACTATTCCATATCCACTTACAAACTCAATACTATTTCTTTTTGCCTTTAATGTAATAATAGAAGTTACACTTTGTCTTCTTTGTTGATTACCACAATCTACATATTCAATTTCTACTGCACCACCAATTGCTTGTAAAGGAGTTACATTATATTCAATACAATCTACGGAAACATATGTTGCCGTTGGAGTTGGTGTTGCAACTGGAGTTTGAGTTGGTGTTCTTGTTGGAGTTGGAGTTGCTGTTCTCGTTGGGGTTGGGGTTGGGGTTCTCGTTGGAGTTGGGGTTGGAGTCTGTACAGGACTACCGCCACCTGTTCTTCTTGTCGGGGTTGGAGTTGGGGTTGGTCTAATTGCACCACCACCACCTCTTGTAGGCGTCGGGGTAGAAGACGGAGAACCTTGTGAAGATTCTAATTGTCTAATTCTTTCTAATAATTGTGTTATTTCCCTTCTTAATGATTCAATTTCACTTTTTAATTGGGAATTTTCCACATTTAACTGATTTATACCACTATTTAATTGCTCGTTTTGTGATTTTGATTCTGATAAAGAACCAGCTAAATTAATATTTTGTTGAGTAGCTGCTTGAAGTTGATTATTTAATTCTCGTATTTCTGCTCTTAAATCACTAATTGTTGATTCATTAGAAGAAATAGTTATCTGATTATTTTGAATATTTCCTTTTAATGCTTCTATTTGAGCATTCAATTCCGCAATTTTTATATTGAGGTTATTTATTTCTGATTGTAAATTATTTTTATCATTAATAGATTGTTGTAACTGTACTGTTAATGATTCAATTACAGCCTGTAAAGATGTTATTGTTTCTTGTTGTGAAAGAATTTGTGATTGTAAAGCTGTATTTTCACTTTGAAGTAAATTTACCTGTGATTCTAAATTTCTAACCTGAGTTTGCAAATTAGCAATTTGTTCTAACAAAAGATTATAATCATTACTTAATTGATCGTATAAACTTTTTAAAACAAATTGTTGCCTTGGCGGTGGCGGTGGTGGTGGTACTAATTCATCTATAACTGTATCAACAACCTTTGTAAGCTCACGTTCGTTATATTTTGGTTTTTCAATATAACCCGATGTTTCACCATCACGGTCACCTCTTGGAGAAGGTACAAAAAACGTGTGTCTCTTATCTTCATCAAGAGAAGTAATTGCAGTAGAACCACTTTTAAGTAATTCCTCGATTCTAAATTCTTTATCTAAACCCATTATTTTTCAACCAAGAAAGTTAAGTCTTTATCCGAGAAGTATTCTATAACTCCATCTCTTTCTACTTTAATTTCAATATAATATTCTCTATTTGTTTCCCAATTTGTAAGATTTAATTTAAAATAATTTCCATTAGAGTCACACGAAACTTTTGAGTAATCAGAAAATGGTATAAGAACTTCATCTGTTATTACATCTTTAATTTGGTAATAAGTTGTAGATGGTAAGTACTTTATATCGTTGTACGCAAATTGATTTTGGTATGTTTTAAGAGGATACAATTCTCTACCAAAAACATTTATAACAGGTTTTGAGTTAACTTTGTATTTTGTTTTAAGTCGTTTGAAAGTAACTTGAATATCATCTGCAGTTAATTCAGTAAGTGAGCCTGTACTAAATGATGAATCATCCCAACCAATTCTAATTTTTGGTTGGTATATTGTATTTGTTTCTTTTGAGAAAAACTTTAATTGACCGTAGTCATTTGTATCATTTTCAAAAGCAGATGAATGTCTTAAGATGAAACCCTCATTTGGAAGAGAACCACTTAACCATTCTTTCATCGGATTAAGAACATCCATAAAAATATCTACTGACTCATAAGAAAATGATTGTGTAGATTCTGAACCCGTATACCAAGTTCCACCTTTACCATCAAATGAACCAGTTACACCCGTATCATAACTACCAATCAACCAACTAACATTGGTTGAACGATTAGACCAGGTAACACCCTGTGATGATATTTCATCAAAACGAGTACCAATACCCATTTCCCAACTACCAGAAATTGGATTTGCGTAAATAGTATAATCAAGTGGAATTTCATCACTTTCTGCTTCTCTTAAAATAAGAGTTGCTTCAGACATCGTTACTTCGCCATTCGAAATAAGTGTAGAAAGAGTGTCGGTATCAAACTTAATTAGTGAATGAGCAACATCTTTTAAATTTCCATAATAAGTTTTAGAAATTTCAAGTATTTCATCTCTACCTGTATTCTGTGATGGTTGCTGTAAATAAATGGTTGCATCTTTTGATGAAGTAACAAAATAATACATTATACGACTCTCCCTACTATGTCTTTGTCGGGGTATTTAACTTCAAATACCGATGGATCTAATGATGGATATACAAGTTTGTTTCTTGTTGCTGCTAAAATATTATACGAATGTTCTGAATAAACTCCACTACATTTATTAACTATTTCACATTTTGGAACAGATTGAACTCCCTCAACACCTGCAATTAATAATTCAATTTCTGAAATATTAATTGTCATGTTAAACGTCCAATTATCAATATTAAAATATTCCTTTAGTTCATTAATACATCTTATAAGAACTTCTCTTTTATTATAACCACCATAAACTCTAATTTCGAAATCAACTCCAATATTAATAATAAAACCATCTAAAAGATTTACACCATCGGTAAGCATTCTAAATTCGTTGAGGTAGGTCTTTACATTTTCTTTAACAGCTCTGTTTAAAGTTGTAAGTTTTTTTTCACTATCATATCCGAGTAAATAAAGATTTATTGCAAAAGGATTATTTTTTTCATCTATGTTTTGTTTTTTACCAATTAAAAATTTTCTAATTTGGTCTTTAATTTCTTGCTCAGACGGTTCCTGATTATCAGGTTTATCTACAAATGATTTTACTAAATCAGTAAATTCTTGTAAGTGATCTGGATTTGTTAAAATAGAAGATGGGGAATTATTATCCAATTCACCATCAGGAGCACAATATGCTTTTGCAACGCCACCATATTTTGGAGGTAAGGAAAGAGCACGTACTTGATAATCTTTTCGTGTTACTGCTCTGTTCTGTGACCCAAATGTAGCAAGTGCATTTTCTCTAATTTCTTCGATTGTTTCTGCTCCCTTACCACCTGTGGCAGGTGTCTCATTTTCAATTGCAATTGAACTCTTATATCGTCTATATAAAGATAACTCGGTTTCAGAAAAAATTGAGGTATCTTCATCATATTCTATTGAAATTATTCTTGTTAATTCACCCTTAGAAACATTACTTTGAACACCACCACCAACTAAATAAGTTACTGTAAATTCTTTGTTTATAGGAGGAGCTTGACCGTAGGTTTTTTGTTTAAGAAAATTTGCAGGGTCAAAAGAAGAATTTAATCTATCTATTGAGTTTGGTAAGCCTAAACCAACATTTTTAAAATTTGGTATTAAAGTCTCATCAGAAGTAACTTCACTACCTCCACCAAATACTACTGAAGTTGTATTGTCTGAATTAATTTGTTTTACAAATCTTTTTTGTGTTTTAATTAATTTTAAAATACTCGGAACTGAGTCTTTAAATTGATAAAGTTCTTTATCATTTTGTTCAGAATTTGGATAATCTACATACACCATTTCCTGAGCCAAGTATGGAACTTCATACCACTTGTTACCATCGGAATCTCTAACATCGGTTATATCAATAACATTTTTTTCAGGTAAATCAATTCTTGCAAAACTTTCTATATCAGAGAAAATTTTTCTAATTGTTTTCTGTGTTGCTGAAATTGCATTTACATATTTTTTAATAAGGTATGTTTGGGGTTCATTTCCGTCTTTTTGAAAAATAGTAATTTCTCGTTCATCGGGGTCATTAAAATCAACAGGTTCAGTTGTTCTAAATCTTACACCCGTATCTGAACCTTCTAATACCATCCCTTCCTTAATTCTAAAATAATATTTCGAATCGGGTCTGTTATCTTTTCCTAAACCAATACTTGGAACTAATTGATAAACTGCAACTTTACAAATTGCAGGTGATGTAATTTTTGGTTTATATCCTAAATACTGAGAAAGGGCTATAACATTATCTCTATCCTCCGCATATAACATTAAAGACTCTTTAAGAGTATCATCTATGTAATATGAAAGAACGTCACCAACATATGCTGCCATTTCAATAAAAAGCATGCCGGGTGATGATTCATTAAAATCAGAATATGTTTTAGGAAAATAAATTTTTGAATACTCAATTAAATTTTGCCTAAATGATGCAAAATCTTTTGCAAGATAATTTATATCTCTATTTTTATTACTTTTTTTCGTTATTGAATTTAATTCTGCCATTTATTTATCCACTTACCGTAAATGTTATTTCTTGTAAATCTATTTCGTTTCCAACTGTAAATTGAATTTTTAAATTTGCTTTATTTTCATCTTTCATTTGATCCGTTAATTCAACTTCAATTGATTCGATTGTTATATAAGGTAACCAAAAATTTACACTATCTGTTATAACCTGTTGGAGTCTTGTTTCAAATATACCATCTTCCATTTGTTCAAAAAGAAGATTTTGTAAACCAGAACCATACAAAGGTTGCATGACTCTTTCACCTTGTTGAGTTTGAAGTAAATTTAAAAGATTTGATTTGGCCTGATCAAATGAGGTAAAATTCTGCTCAAAATACCCATTCTGACCTCTTTGTAAAGGAAGTTTCAATCCATATGCAAAAGAATCAAAATCTTCTGTATCTTTAACAACTTTTTTACCAATTACATAAGCCATTATTTTTTAAACCTTTTTACTAACTCCGAATTATCTCTATTTAAAATTCTATCTAAACCAGCCAAGCCTGTTGTTACACCAAGACCATTTTTTCTTGAACTACCACCACTCAATCCCATTTGTTGTTCCATTTGTGCTCTCATATTTACACGAACTTGATTTGGGTCTTCTTGAAATTGTGGTTGAAAAGCGGTATTCATAGTTGGCCATTCTTCGTAACCAGTTTCTTCATTTAACATATTAGATTGTGAAAACTGATCTAACACAGAAGAATTACCCGCCAATCCATTACTTCTTTGTTGGTGAGTAAAGGGTTGGGTTTGAGCAAGAACCTCGTTTAAAACGGGATTTTTGGTAAGTTGTCTTCCTTTTAAGAATGATGGTGAAGTTGTTTTTTGTTCTACTCTATCTTCTTCTAAAACCATATTAGCCATTTCAAATGGATCATATACTTCTTCTTCTACCAAGTTTTTCTTTAATTTACTCGGTTTAATTTCTTTTAGAAGTTTGACCTGTTTAGAAACTTCTTCTTTAATTAAGTTCGGTAATTGTCTTTTTACTTCTTTTTCAACAATTAGTTTAATTACTTCTACTAATTTCTTATTATCCATAATAAATCATTTAATTTACTATAAATATATAAGATTTGTTTTATTAAATTAAGGAACGGTGTAACCCACCCAAGGTAAAACACCTGGAGCCGGTGGAGCCCCAGGAGGAGCGGGATAAATAGAAAGTGTATTGTATAATCCACTTATTGTTGTTAAATGAGTTTGAATAGTAGAAATTAAAACAGAAACAAATGGATTTACACTATCGGATGGAGCCTGAGGTGACGGAACTACCCATGTACCAGGATTTAAAACAGGATTTGAAACACTACTAACATTTGAAACAGCACCAATTGCGGGAATTATTGGTGGAGGTCCTGCTAAAAGTTGAGCTCCGGTCCAATAAGTAATAAATCCAGGACCCAAATTCTGAATTATTGGCGTTGGTGAAACTGTTACATTAAGTGTTGCTTTTAATACAGATTTTATATTACTTTCCATACCACTAACATTAGAAGTCATTATTGGTATAGAGTTAATTGTTTGAAATCCTGACTTAATTAGTGTATCGTATTCTCGTGTTAAAAAAGTTGCAAAATCATCCGAATCTTTTACATTTTCAGGTTTATTCAAATAATTTGTTAAATTTGCTTTAAATGCTGATATAGACATATCTACTCCGTGAAGTTTGTAGTAGACAACATAGTTTGTAAATCTTTTTTAATTTGATTAAGTTTTTGAACGTGAGGTGGAAGGGGACCAGGTGAAGTCGGCCCAGCGGGTGTGGCCCAAACCATTTTTAAAATTTCATCTATCAACTGTGTTAGTAATTTTTTTAAAGTTTCACCTCTTACTAATGGCTCATCTTCTGCCTCAATATTTAAAAATATTTTACCCGAAGTTCCCTGACCCAACAAATAAGTTGGATTATCATTCATCGTCATACGAAACTCACCGTTAAAATCTAACTCCGCTCCAGCTTTTCCATTATCTATTGAAAACTTACCGTCAGAAATAAAACCATAATTTCCCTTTGAAAAGAAAATCATTTCATCTGTTTTGGAAGAAAGAATTAATCTACCCGTGTTAATTAAAATTTGGTCTAAACCTTTAAATTCACTTGGAAATGATTCAAAAACTTTTGGAGTTGTTTCCATTTTTTGAGAACCATTATCATCTAATGTTCCAGGAGAAAGTTTAATTTCATAGTCACCTGATGTAATTGCTATAATTGAACCATCTTTATTTACGTCTTCTTCAATTAATTTTGATTTAGAACTTCCTTGTTCTATTTCTGAATTTTGTCTGTTTCTAATTAGTATTGTTGGAGAAAAGGAATTATCTGCATTATTATATCCACTAAATCTTATAGATTGACCAAATCGTGATTGTAATAATTTATCACCCTCATATAATTTAAGAGGATTAACTTGTTGCTCACTAAAATATTCACCGGGAATTTTTGGTTCATTCGCCGATGAACCACCCTGTGGTGACTTTGTTGAAGAACTTTGGCTATAAGTTGAACTTGAAGTGGTATCTTCTTTTTTATTAAAAAAATTTGTTGAATTAGTGTTACCTAAATTTAAATTGGAATTTGTTTTTCTTTTATAATATTTTCTATTTCCAATTTCTACTAAATCAACAGTTTCACCTCTCAAGGGAATACCCTCATCGGGGAATAGAGGGGGGTAACTAATTAAACTTGTGTCAGCGGTAAATGAATCATCTGCCTTTCTTACTATAACATAACCAACTATTGCCGTATTTTTAGACTCAGTTTCACTTCCTTCTAAATCATCGACATTTTCATTATTTTCATCTAAGATAACATCCCAAACTTTTGCAGAAAAATTATTTTCTTTTTTTGTTTTAAAGCTAGCACTTCTATCAGATTGTTGTAATCTTATTGACATTTTATTTTCCCAACTTTTGTTTTATTTCCTCAACCTCGTTTGTTAATTCATCAACTCTTTCTTCGTTTTCCTCTTTTACTTCAGACATGGTAATTTGGAGTTCATTCAATAATTGTTCTTTTTCTTTTTCAGACAAAAACCCCTCATCTCCTTCTGATTTGGCTTGTGACGAAATTAATCTTTGAGCAATTGCAGCCATTTTAATCAACGACTCATCATTTTTAACTGATGTATCTACCAAATCTTTTATAATTGGCCCGATGACTGCCATATCTCCTGCATGACGGATAACCTTTTTCATCTCCGCAATAAGTTCAGATATTCTTTGTTTTTTATTTTGTTGATTGTCGTAAATATCCTTAAAAAGACCACTTAAATCTTTTCCTGGAAATAATTCAAAATTTACACTCATAAAATTATTGTTTTTATTATATAAATATCCAAAACAAAAAAACCTCCGATTGGAGGTTTTTAAAATCAAACTACGTTCTTTTTTATTATGTAATTATGAACTACAAGTATATCCATTTCACAATTTAAAAAAGTTTTAATTGCCGTTTCTGGATCTAAAACCATCGTTTGGTCTTTTAAATTAAATGAAGTGTTTAAAACTATTGGATATCCATTATCAACATTTAATTGTTTAAGAAGTGCATACATTCTTCTATGTTGTTTCATATTTACAGTTTGTATTCGTGCACTACCATCTACGTGAGTTATTGCAGGTAAATAACTTCTATGTTCTTCTTTAACCTTTACAACTTGATTCATGTAAGGAACTGGAAACTTATAATCAAAATATTTTGTTAATTCTTCTTCTTTAACAATAGGTGCAAATGGACGGAATCCTTCACGTTTTTTTACAACTCTATTCAATCGTTGTTTCATTTGCGGGTCACGTGGATTTGCTAAAATTGAACGATTACCAAGAGCACGAGAACCAAATTCCATTCTACCTTCGAACCAACCAACAACATTTCCATCTGTTATTTCTTTACTTATAATTGGAATTATTTCACTATTATTTTTAAACTCATAATAGATGTAATCTTTATACTTTTCTAATATAGGTAATACCGTTTCATTAGACCAATACGGTCCTAAAAAAGGATTGACGTTTTCAGGTCTATCTTTAATACCCGACTCTGTGTAATAATAAAAAAGAGCAGCTCCAATTGCCGAACCAGCGTCAGATGGTGCAGGTGGAATCCATATATTTTTATAATTTGTTTTTTCTAAAATTTTACCATTTGCAGTTCCATTATAAACACATCCCCCGCTAAGGCAAAGATTATGTGTTGGATTATTAACATATAATTTATTTAGTAGTCTAAAAAAGTAGTGCTCATATTCATGTTGAAGAGTTGCAGCTAAATCTTTGTGATCTTGTGTAATCGGGTCTTCTGGTAATCTATTTGAAATTCCTAAAACATCAATTAATTTTTGATTAAACATATTCTCATCAGACCAATCATACGTAAAATACTTCATATTAATTTTAAAACCACCGTCATCTGTTGGTGTAATTAACTTTGAAAATTTAGAAAGATATTTTTTATAATCACCATAAGGTGCAAGTCCCATAACTTTATATTCACCTTCATTTGGTTTAAAACCCAAAAATGCGGTAATTGTTGAATATAACATACCCAACGAATGGGGAAATTTAATTGATTCAATTTTACTTATTACATTCGATTCTGCATAAAATAAAGCAGTGGTATCCCATTCACCCACACCATCTACTGAAAGAATTGCTGACTTTTCAAAAGGTGATGTGTAATATGCATATGCAGCGTGAGAGTGATGATGACTTCCATAAACAATTTTAACATCATCGCGTGTTATATCAGTCATCAATTTTTGATGTTCTGATATTTGATTTTTATTTCTTGAATATATTGAATTTCTTTTAAATAAATTTTTAAACCCACCCCTTTGTAATGACTTTTCGATTCTATCAAGTTTTTCAAATGGATTTTCATAGAAACAAATGGCATAGATATCAGAACCAGTTATTGAATTATTATTTAATAACCAATTAATTGAATTAGAAGGAAATGAAGAGTCATGTTTTATTCCTGTAAATCGTTCTTCTTCTACTGCTCCTAAAACTATTCCATTTTTAATTAATGCTGCTGCTGAATCATGATAACCAGCAGAAATTCCAAGTATATATTTATCAATCATAACCTAAATAATCTTCACTGTCAAAATAATCATCATCAAAAGAATTACTTCCACTCCAAAAAATGTTTTTACCATTTTTTATATCACCATACTCTAAATATTGATTTAATAGTATTTTTTGATGTTCTTTCATTACATTTACAACTTTGGTAATATAATGAGTTTTACAATCAGTCATTTCTCTGATTAAAAGATATAAATGTTTTTTATTAAAGTTTTCAATATAATCAGACCTTCTGAATAACTCTAATACTGCGTCCGCTATTTGAATATCCCTTTTTTTTGAAAAAACATGGGTCAAATTTCTATCCCAATATTCTAACATTAAATCTTTGAATTCCTTAAACTCTGTTGCCTCCTCTTCTTCATAAAAATCATTTTCAGGATTCCAAGTTGAGGGCATTTCAGAGATAAGAGCGTTTTTCTTCCACCTTTTATAATTTCCATTGTTTTTAAGAATCAAGTGATTTTTTGCAACAATAGTAAAATATGAAAAAGCTCGACCTTTTCCTTCTTTATACATATGGAGTTTTTCAACCATTGTTGAAACAACTTCAACTTGTATATCTTCCTTTGAAACATCAAAATATTGAAACTTAAACGTATTAATTACGTTTTCTGCAAGTTTTTCAAAAGGATATTTAATCCTTTCTTGATATATTTTTGAACGTTTGTATGGGTCTTTTGTTTTATTATACTCTATAATCGCTTGTTGTGCTTCACTTCCAAAATAAACTTTTGATTTTTTCTTTCTTTGTTTTATCATATAATATTTTTAAGATTTTCTATAATATCTTTAATTTCTTTAAAAGATGATCCAACTTCATCATCGGATTCAAAAGAACCACGTAAGTCTGCATTCTGCATATCTTCGTAGGCCTTTTCAATTTTAATTTGAATGTCTTCAAGTGTTTCTATAAGAGTATCCTCTAATTGTTCGTTCTGCAAAAGTAAATTTCGAACAATAAATAAAAGAGTAAGGGTAGAGAGAGTTAGTATTACTGTAATTATTTCAAGTATCATTATGGTGCTATTTCTAAGTGATTATTTACTTTATTCCAATATTTATCAGTTGATTTTTTTTGAAGTCCATTAGGACCACCATTCCATGTTCTTGCAATTGCTTCATAGTCATCAAACCCACCATGATAGTAATCAACAAATATTAAAAACATTTCAACCGATTTTTCTTCATCATATCTGTCTGAATACGTATATCGTTTTGGTTTACCTTGAAGTCTCAAAATTCTATTTACATCGTCAACCATTACTGGTCTAATCTGTAAAATCCCAATAGATGGCCCTCCTTTTAAATGAGTATCACCAACTGCTCTTGGATTTCCATTTGATTCAACTTCAATTAATGCGTTTAACAAGTCTTTATAATATTCATCAGTTTGTGATTCATCTAAAATTTCAAAATTTTCTAAATCTTCATCAATTTTTATATCATAACTTAAAATTAATCTTGAGGTGGTAAATACTGCAATAAATAAAAAAATAATACTATATATAAGTTTTTTATTATTCATAGAATTTCTCCGTTTGAATAAATTAAAAAAATAAAAAATATAGAATCAGGCCTCGCCTGGCTTTCCAAAATACGGAATAAATGGTATTTTTTCCGCGGTTTCTACATTTTTTATCATAACATCAACTTTTTCACGCATAAAATTTACATTAACTTTAACTCTTTCTTGAAGGTCTTCTTTTGAAATAATACCATAATCAACTATAACTTCACATAAAGTTTGATTGATTATTTCTTGTTCAAGAATCCTATTTAAGAGTTTTTCTATTATTTGGGTTGATATTGAGTTCATTTAGTAATTGTCTAATTGTCTCCGGCTCATCATCTCCATAAATTAAATCACCAAAGGCTTTTTTGATTGAATTGTTTGTATACCCCAAAGATGATGCCAATCTCACACACATAACTTTATATTCCTGAATATTCATATCATCAGGAACTGTGAATTCTATTTTTGAAGCTTCACGATTGTGTTCTTCATTTAAAATAAATATAAGTTTTGCCATATTTAATACTTTTTAAAGGATTTCAACAAATGGTGAGTTAAATTCACCCTTGCTATTACGAACAAATTTATATTTAACGAACTCGGTTGACCCGTCTTCTAATCTAACCATAACTCGTTCATTTCTTTTGGGAGTGGTTGATTTGTATGTTCTGTTATATCTTCTTTCAATATCTGTAATTAGAATACCATTTAAGTGGTCTAATTCGTGTTGAGCAACCACACACTCTAACATTCCCTCATCATTCCAAAAATCTTCAGGTGTTTCCCAATTTTCTTTATCAGGTGAAAATAATACAGTTCCCAAATTGTCACATTCTACTGTAAATGTTTTATATCTGATAGTATTAACAGGACTTCTCATTGTTCTTGGGATAGAAAGACAAGATTCTCTATATACAACACTTTCCTGACTCGTTTCAACTATCCTTGGATTGATTAAAACCAGAGGTTCTTTAACATTTATAATACAAGCACGGTATGGCAATCCAAGTTGATTTGCAGACATTCCAATTCCACCAAATCGCCTCAAACTCTTTTCTAATGTATTTGAAATGTTGTCAATTTGTTCTTGTGTAAATTGAGATTGATTTACTTCTCTTCGGAGAGATTCTTTGTTTTTGTTTAATTTCATAAAATAATTTTTGATATTTTAGTTAAGTATATTATAATATAAACATTTATTTTTTAAATGTCAAGTTGCTGAATTGGAATATTTTTCCAACAACCAAGATGATGATTGAATCTTATCACCAAGTCCCCAAACAAGATCAATACCCAATGACCTACAAGTTTCAGTTTCAACATTATCAGTTGGTAATCTGTCTCCTCCGTTTCCAAAGGCCAGATCACCGATTTTATATTCACCATATAATCTTTTATATCTGTTTATTGAATGGTCTATAAAATCAATTGCCGTAGTGTCATCAGGTATTCTTGGATTCATTACATAAACATGGTCAACACATTTTAAATTTTCTATGATAAATTTCCGTTCTTCACTATCCATAAAAAATTTACCTTTTTTGTTTTTTAGCCAGAAATCTGAGTTTAACCCGACCCATAATTCATCTGCCAATTCTTTTCCACGATTAAGGGCTTCAATATGTCCTTTATGAACAGGATCAAATCCCCCACTTATCAACATAACTTTATATTTTTTTTTCATTTTCCTTTTCCTTATATTCTAACCATTCCATATAACCCATGTCGGGTAAATCCATAATTTTTTTCTCACTTTTTTTTTGTAAGAAATCTATTTCTTGTTGCAATTTTTGTATTTTTTCTTTATCTTCTTGTGTTTGATGTTCCTTCATTTTAATGTATAATATTTCTTTATATAAATTTTCCATTAAATACCTCTTTTAATATATTGATTTGTATATTTTGTCGGTGAAAACAAATCAATTAAATTTCTTGTAATATTTTGACCTATTTTAAAATCACCACAAGTAAAAACATCAAGTGCGGCATACTCACTTTCTGGCCAAGTGTGGATGCTAACATGAGATTCTGCAATTAAAATAATACCCGAAACTCCTTGTGGTGAAAATTTATGAAAGTTATCATTAATATAAGTTGCCCCACTTTCTCTAACACAACTTACCATTCCTTCTTGAATATATTCTAAATTATCCAAAATTTTAGAATTTACTCCATTTAACTCTAACAAAAAATGATGTGAAATTGTTTCCAATTCATAGCCTTTCTCCTATAATAAGTTTTAATTTGATAATGGTATCTTTATTGACGGGTGAGATTGATAGTTTTGAATTTGGTAATCAAACTCACCATTTAAAATATCTACATTAGATACTTTTACGGTAGGTAACTCAAAAGGTACTCTACCTAACTGATCCATAACTCCTTCAACTTGATTAACGTAAATATGAACATCACCTAAATTACAAATCAATTCATCAGGAATCATGTTCACTTCTTTACCTAAAAGTTCCAAAAGCATACCATAGGATGCAAGATTGAATGGAAGTCCAAGAGGAACATCATTACTTCTCATATTGAACATTAGAGATATTGCTCTTTGAGGTATATTTTGTTTATCACACATTTCATCATTTACTACTTCACCCAACTCAAAATTACCTAATCTCATTCTTTCTTGTATAGAAAGTTCTCTCGTGTATACTTGAAAGCCGTAATGGCAAGGTGGTAAAGTCATATAGGGAAGGTCATTTACATTCCATGCACTGACCACCAATCTTCTACTATCTGGATTTGTTTTTAATTGTTCTATTAGATTTTTGATTTGGTCTATTCCATTCCAATCTCTCCATTGCTTACCATAGATAGGGCCTAAATATCCCCACTCATCATTAAAAGCATCGTCTGTTTTAATTCTTTCAATAAACTCTTTCATAGTATTGGGGAGTTTATATTCATCTTGATAAGACGTTCTTAAAGTAGAAGTTGCATCCAAATAATACTTAAAGGCATCACCATTCCAGATATTACAACCATTTTCGTTGAGATAACGAACATCTGTTCTTCCTTTCAGAAACCATTTTAGTTCAGCCATCACAGAACCGATGGCCATTTTCTTTGTAGTAAGAAGTGGGAATCCTTCAGCCATCTGATGTCTTATTTGGTAACCAAAAATAGAAAGTGTTTTTCCATTTCTAGTTTCTTTTTCTACTCCATTATCTAAAATATCTTGTAGTAGATTTTGATATTGTAAATCTAAATTATTCATAATTTTATTTCTTCTAATCTTAGTATTTCTTCTTTTATCTTTATATTATAAGGATTCCAAGTGATATTGTCAAGCAACCATTTACGGTAATATGGTGGAATTGAACGGACTGGTTTTCCTTTATACTTACCGAAAGTCATATATACTTTTTCCTCATCACCGTCTTCATTAACTTTCTTGGTAATATCAATACCACCCTCTAAATGAAAACCGATTTCGTGAATTGGAATACCTGTAATTTGTTTTTTATTCTCACCATAAAGTTCCCAATTTTCGTCATCGTCTTCTTTGTAATAAAGGTCTTCTACTTTACCGAACCTGTCTAATGAACCAACAAAATCAACTACTAAACAGTTTTCTTTGTCGGGGTGGATACGAGTTCCTCTACCGACAAACTGATACCACCATGAGATACTCGCGGTGGGGCGGCCTGTAATTAAACAATCCAATTCAGGGTAGTCAAACCCGACTGTTAAGACATTTACCTGAACTACTACTCTTAACTGTCGGTTCTTAAACTCAGTAATTATTCGGTCTCGTTCTGGTTTTGGTGTGTCTCCCGTTACTACTGCGGCATTGGGTATTCTTTGAGCTAATTTAGTTGCTTGTTCTATTGTTGGAACAGCAATTAATATAGATTTTCTGTCTTGTAATTCAGCACACTTCTTAACAATCTTGTTTTCAATATTTTGATTTTCGTATGCCTTTTCAATAGATTTGTTTGTATATTCAGCCCCACTTGAATTAAAAACCAACTCACCTGTGTTAAAATTATATGATTGGTAAACAAGTGGAGTCCAAAATCCATTCTCAACCATCTCGTTAATTT